TGCTGCTGCTGTGTCTGCTGTGATAGCTGCTGTCGTTGTCGCGATGACTGACAATCGGGGCGTCGCAGGAGACGATAGGAGCCTCGTCACTCCACACCAGAGGCATAGAGACAGAGGCTTGGTGCTGATGCAGGTCGTCAGCAAGAGTCTTCCGGTGCTCACGCTCGAAGCGGCTCTTACCTGGGCAGCGGGCTACCGAAGCGACACGCACTTCGGTAGCCTTCGGACGGAGGCGAGAGGTCAGCTTGCGAAGACGAGCCAGCAGACTAGCCATTGAGCTTGTCCTTCACTTGCTTGCCGGCCTTGAAGGTCAGGTCGACACGAGCCGGGATGTTGATGGCCTCGCCGGTCTGCGGGTTGCGGCCTACGCGGGCGGCACGAGTGGCGGGGGCGAACTTGCCGAAGCCATGAATGGTTACCTCTTCGCCCTTTTTAGCGGCGGACTGGATGTTTTCCAGCAGGGAGGTCAGTACACGCTCAACGGCGGCGCGGGTCAGTTCGGTGTCTTCCGCTACTGCGGCAATCAGTTCTTGCTTGTTCATCGTTATCTCCAGTGTGTTGTGATGGTGCTAATCGCACTGAATGAGGCTCCTAGCAGAAACCTCATGCGGCGTGATCAGTAGCGCTTGGGCTTGTAGCTGCTGACGACTGGACGGGCAGGTTTGTAGGCGACGGGCTTCTTGTAAGTGACGGGCCGCTTGTAAGGCTTGGGCTTCTGATAGACCGTCTTCTTGATCACTGTCTTGCGGACAATCTGCTGCGGAGCCGAATAGCTGGCGTGCGAGGGGGTATTCAGAGCATTCGCAACCAGGCCGCCTACTGCGGCACCAAGCAGAACGTCGGTAATGCCGCTGTCACCACCGCCAGAGTTGACGACCACTGGAGCCGCTGCAGGAGCTACGGCCGGGGCCGCCTGTTGCGCCATCTGCTGACTCGCCAGCTCCTTCTCCTTGAGCTCAAGCTCCTTCGCTTTCAGCGCCAACTCCTGCTGGGCAATATCCAGCTTCGCCTGGGCAATCTGCTGCGCTTTCTCTTCCGGGTTGTCACCGCATCCAGCCAGCAACATCATCACCGGCAGCAACAGCAAAATGGTCTTTCGCATTTCTCTCTCCATTGGTTATCAACTGAAAGACGGTCTCTTTGGGCCAACTTCACTACCGAGCGGGTTAACAAGGGAGCGAGACCGTCTTTCAGTTGTGGCCCCGAAGGGCCACTCATTACGCTTTGGGTTTCTTGGAGGCCGACACATGCAGGAGGCACGCTGCGGCAGCAATCAGGAGTCCATCAGACAGGGTGGAGAAGAAGCGGCTGGTGAAGTCCACCATCACGCTCAGCCCCATGAAGGCGTATGCGCCGTATCTGAGAAACCAGGCCTTCACTGCAGGAAGTCTTCCAAGTTCTGACCCAGCTTGCCGGCGATGGTCTTGAGCTCCTTCTCTTCGGCCTCACTGATGTTGCCGTCAGCCAGAGCGACCTCGATCAGGTTGCCCATGACATCCTGGGCGTCGCTGGTGCTGTTCTTGATCTCTTCGATCTCACGCAGGATGCGCAGACGGGCAGTGATGTAGCCGGCTTTCAACGCATTGTTGGTCTGGTTGAAGTAGTCGGTCATTTCGTTGCCGAAGGAGGTCAGATTCGGGTTGGTGCGCAGCAGGCCTTCGATCTTGGTGCGCTCGTCATCGCTCAGAGTGCGGTCTTCGGAGTAGGCGATCAGCAGTTGGCCGCCAACAATCGCTTCCATCAGGTTGCGGTTCTCGACCTTCTTGGAGGCCACTTTCAGTTCTTTCGCTTTACCGCCCAGCAGTTTTCCCAATCCAAACATCACTTTATTCCTTAGTTAATGACAGTCATTCAGTAAACGCTTACATATTAGAGCGACTACAGAGGTGCGTCTACACGCACCCCTGCAATTCCTCGCTTTTCGTTATTCGACCTCGGCGTTCGCCTTCTCGAACTCGACCAGCATTTCGAGCAGGTCATCGTAGGCGTCAGCCTTGCGAAGTGCCTCTACGAGCGGCCCGCGATGAACCTTCTTGCCCTTGAACTCGATGTAGGCACCAGCCTTCTTGATGATCCCCCGCTCGATGAGGTAGTCCACCATGCCGCCGATGCGGTCGAGGAAGCCAGAGCCGTCTTCATCGAACATGAAGTCCCACTGCGCGGTCCGGAATGGGCGGCCGACCTTGTTCTTCACGACCTTGGCGGTGATAGCCTGGCCGAGCTCGACGCCGTCCTTCTTGATCACCTTGCGGCTCAGGGCGATACGCACGGTGGAGTAGAAGCCCGGGGCCTTGCCGCCGGAGGTCTTGGTGTTGTCGCCGAACATGACACCCGGGTCCTGGCGAATCTGGTCGAGGAACAGCATGAGACAGTCGGTCTCCTCTGCGAGCACAGCCATGGCCGGGAACACCGAGCTACAGCAGGCGGCGAGGGCCAGCTTGTCGTTCATCTTGAGCTCGTCCAACTCCTTCTCCATCTTGCTCTGCGGCACCATCGAGTTCAGGGAGTCGAAGACGACAACCAGCGGGGCTGATGCCGACACCAGCTCGTTATCTCGGATGTATCGAGCCCACTTGATAGCCTTGGTGATGCTCTCTTCAAAGGTGCGCGGGTACTGCAGCGAGAAGTGCCCTTTGGTCATGTCCAGGCCTCGGGCTTCTGCCAGGGCCTTCATGAAGGTTCGCTCGTGGTCCATGAACAGAGCCAGACCGCCGGCCTTCTGCGCGGCGATCATCAGGTCGACGGAGATGACCGTCTTACCGGCAGAGCTGTCGCCGAACATCTGCACGATGCGGCCAGAGGGGAGCCCCTCTGTTGGTCGACCGGTCAGGGCCATGTTGAGGGGGGCGTAGCCGGTGTCGAGCCAGTGGCGAACACCAACGGTCTCAGGCTCGCCTCCGAAGATGTCTTCAATGGCAGATGCGATGCTTGCTGTTTTACTCATTCCGAATACCTCTTAATTTCTATGATGCAACCAAGGAAGCTTTGAAGCTTGGATTCTTCTTAACTACCTTCCTTGGAACGTAACTTGGGTCAACCTCTGTTCTCGATGCGATGCCGATAGCCGGCCCCGTGTAGCGGTTCCCGTAATCCCAAATGAACCAGGCGTACTCCGAAGAGTCGGTCCCGCCATCGGTGAAGCTCGGGCGGGGCGTCAGGGTCAGCAGATGGGTAACGGGGTAGCGCCCCCAGAACTCTTTGCGCATGTGAGAGCCGAGCGCGTTCAGACGCAGCAGGAGACAGAGCGTCCCCCGACGCGAGAGATCGCGGTTCATGGCCGTCTCGACAAAGCGCTCGAACAGGAGGAATGGAGGGTTTGTAGCGATAACGTCAGCAGTGAGGTCGAGGTCGTTCTCCAGGTAGTCAACACCCTCCGAGAGCTCGGCCCATTTTTTGGATTCCAGCGCAACCAGATCATAGAGGGCGAAGTCGCCGGCTGACGGGTCCAGAAATGTGTCTTTCGGGTCCAGCTTGAGCCGATTAAGCAACAACTTCAAAGTCCATACTGGACTAGGGTAATAGTCGTTTTCTCTACGTTTAGATCTGCCTGCAGAACTCATAATTACTCCGCGAAAAACGCATTGACCCAGGGGGTCGGTTTGCCGGTGATGGACAGGAAGGCCAGCTCAGCGCAGGTGTCGAAGAACTCAATCTGATTCGCCTTGCCCTTCACGAACTGGATGTTGGGGATCTCTGGCGCTCGGGCCAGGTTGATCAGCTTCTGGTTCCGGATGTAGGTCTGCATCGCGCCGCCCTCGTTGGAGCAGAAGGCGTTGATCTTCTTGATGTGTCGGCTGAACTCAGCGCCCAGCAGCTCCTTCGTGAAGCCCCCTGTCGCCTTGTGCTCGCGAACCATGTCCTGGATTGTGTCCCAGCGGGAGAAGATCAACTGACAGGCCTTCTCGCCCAAGCCAGTCACCCCAGTGATGTTGTCCGAGGTGTCGCCCTCGATGCACTTGGCCGCAACGAAGTGGTCGATGGTCTTGTGCCCGGTGAAGTCGTCGAAGAAGTTGAGGTTGCAAGAGCGGTCCATGCGCGGGTCGTACCACGTCACCTGGTCGCTCAGGAGCATCTGCAGCCAGTCTTTGTCCGAACTGACCAGCTTCACTCTGTAACCCTTGTCCACGAAGCGCTTGGTCATCTGGTAGGCGACGTCATCAGCCTCGAAGCCCGGGATGCGTACCTGGTCGATACCCAGAAGGCCGACCAGCTTCTCGATGAAGGGCTGTTGAGAGTGGTACTCCTCCTTCGCCTTCACCTTCTCCGGTGTGTCGTTTCGCTTGCCCTTGTAGGACGGCAGGATGTCGAAGCGGAACTGCGCCTTGCTATCCCAGAGGTAGAAGATTCGAGAGGTGGGATCGATCATTCGCTGGTGCTTGAGCGCCATGAGCGAGTTGTAGATCGCCTGGGTGGGCTGGTCGCCCGTCTTGAGGTCAGCAGCGTGCTGACCGGCGTAACCAACGCTGTTCGCGTCGATCAAAATGATGGATGGCATAGAGGTTCCCCAATAGAAAAGGGCGAGCAGTCGCTCGCCCCTTGTTCAGCACTAATTACAGAGCGTCCAGCTCACCCAGCAGAGCGTCCAGGTCATCGACGCTTGCGGAGGCGGTGGCGGCAGGCTTCGCTGCGGCAGCGCCGTCAGTACCGGTGGCAAGCAGCTCTTCGTCGACAGCCATCAGCTCGTCCAACTCGCTATCAATGATGGCGGCGGTAGAGGGGGCAGTCTTCGAGGCAGCAGGGGCCGCGGTCTCCATGTCGATCGCCGGCAGAGCCTTCGCAGCAGGGCGAGAGGCGATTGCGGCCTTCGGAGCAAAGTCAGCAGCCTCGATGATGCCGACGATGGCATTCACCTGGTTGATGGCCTTGCGAGCACCCTCCTCGGACTCCTGCAGGATGAACTCTTGCAGGTTGGTCATGTTGGACAGCACAGAGGCGTCAACAGGGTTCGAGGTGCGAGCCGGCTGAACAGAGTATTCGGTGTTCAGGCCGGAACCCTCGCGGGTGATGATCAGGTCAGTACCCTTCTGCAGGTCGGTGATGTCGTCGTACTCCTCAACCAGGTCGAGGACCTTGGCGAAGGTGGACGGGGTCATCTGCAAGATCTGCGGAACAGTCGGCTTGTCACCGTTGAGGTGCAGCACGTTCAGCATGATCTCAGCCCGCTTGCACTGGCTATCAGCAACGGCCTTCACTTCGCGGTCGTCGGTGACACTGCGACCGGCAGCTTCGAGCGCATGGCAGACGCCGCACGGGCGGCCAAAGGTCTTGTCGACGCAGACGTAGACAGCCTTGGTTTTGTCTTCCAGATCCTTGATGTAGTGCTGGCCGAAGTCAGCCCAGAAGTCGCCGCCGGGCCCCAGGTCGGGGTGAGCGGGCAGGATGCGGAACTTGTGCTTGCCCATCGGGATCTTCATCACATCAGCGCGAAGACCGGACTTAGCCTTGATGTCCTTCTTCTTGGCCAGGATGCGCTCACGCAGGGAGGTGGAGATGCCGGTAGATACTGCTGTGCTCATAGTTTTTTCCTTTGTTTAGGTGCTTAGGTGCCAGCTTCTTTCTGAGCCTTAGCGATGAAAGAAGAGGCGTGGTGACTGCGACTCTCGCCGCTCGTCAAATTCATATTACAAAACGATTATAGTAAGTGTTTACTGAACCAGCAATCGACAAAAATACATTGCCTATCACTCGCCGTCGGGCTGAGTAGCGCGGCCCAGTTTGCTTCTCGCGAGCGCCTTCTTGTCCTCTAGAGACCCCGGAGCCTTCAAGAACAGCTCGCCGCGCAGCTCTTCGAGCCGTGACTTCCCTTTCTGCACCAGCATATCCCGACGCTGCTTCAATGCTTCAAGCCCCTGGCGCAGCATTTCAGCCTGCATTCGGTACTTGGCGGCCATCTCGGATGCGTCCTGGTAGTCCGGGTGCAGGATGACCTCTGCCTCAAGCAGGGCCTCGGAGAACTTGGCACCCTTGCTGATCAAGCGGGAGCGAACGTCCTTGTAAGCGCGAGCCTTGGCGATTTCGACTCTGTTCTTGGCCATGTCGGCTTCGTACTGCGCCTTTGCGTACAGGGCAGAGTAGTAGCCATAGAGGCCGGCCTGCTCGGTCATGGATGTGTCGAGGTCGGCATCGTTGATGGCCAGATCTCTACGCAGCGTCTCCGCTGAAAAGCGCTCCCTGGCGGACTTTTCAGCTAGTGCCTCTTTTAGCGGGGCGCTTCTGTCATCTTCAAGCGGTATCGCGCTCATCTGTAGCTCCTTAGTGCAGACTGGACGGGGAGGGAGCAGTCGCGTCGCCGTGCTTGGCCGTCTCAACCATTCGCAGGAAGTCGATCCCCAGCTCGTCACAGGTCATCTTGAGATCCCGCAGCAGCGTGGCCATGGCCCGCTCGCAAGAGATCCTTCCGATCGCCCCGTTCTGCAGAGCGGAGGGGTCGACGTAGGTGATGTGAGCGCACAGGGCGCTGACTACCGGCATCATGAATGAAGGAGAAGAGCTCTCTTGGGCCAACTCCGCAATCTGATCCATATTTTTAGGCATTATACCCTCTCAAACGTAAATGCTTACTGATGATTTTGGGCCAAGGAGTTCATCTTGGCGATGCACAGGTACTTCACTCGCTCGCATGTGGCCACGTCGAACATGCCGATGTGACAGCCCTCTTTGGAAATGCCGAGCTGTTCGGCCAGCCATCCGTAGGCGTGCCCTCGTTTCATCTTCTTGCTCTTCCACAGAGGGTCGAAAGCGGCGTGCGCCTCCTTCTTCCAGTAGCGGAGCTCTTTATCCGCGAGCCGACCCAGCGGCTTGATGGTGTCCTTGTGGCAGCCGACATAGGCGTAGCCTGGCACGCACTTGCACAGGTAGATGGGGCCGAAGTTCCGGCCGCCGTACACTTCCCTGCTGGAGGTGAGAACAGACGTCTTGCCGCAGTAGGGGCAATCAGGGTTTCGAGTGGTCATGTCGTTATCTCTCTCTGTTCAGTTGCGAGCATTATCTATCAGCGAGATAGGGGGCTCTACAGAACCCCCTACGCTTATCGGAGCATTTCGGCTACGTCACACATGATGTTGTCCAGTACCGTCTGGACGTCGGGCTTGGCGTAGACCATCTGGGGGTTGGGCGAGAAGATGATGGTGCAGTCCCGCTTGACGTCGTAGACGCTGGTTCCCGCGATCGCCTCCCAGCCGCCCTTTACGTCCGGACAGAGGTGTCTGGCAATGGCCCCGCCGGCCGCGATGATCACGGGAGGCTTCAACAGCTCGATCTCGGCGTCGATGAAGGATGACCAGGTGTTGATCTCCTCCGTGGAAAGCTGCTTGTCAGCCTTCTTCGTCTTCACCAGAGCCGTGTAGTAGCCGTCTGACTTCTTGAGCTCAGCTTCCTTGAGAGAGCTCAGGGTGTAGTTGAAGCTCTTGCCGTCGGCGAACTTCCGCGAGACGCACTCGGAGTAAGAGGGGGCGTCCGTGATGAACATGAACTTCGGCCTCTTCCCGTAGCTGGGGATCACCGGCTGCGGGCCGACTGTCAGCCCCTCGTCATCCAGCCCCATCTTCCGCATGTCATCGAACAGCACCTCAAGCTGGCTCTCGACATGCTCGTCGATCAGGATGGGGCGACTCGCCTTCACCGTTCGCAGCATGAGGTTCGGCAACAGGACCTTCTGGTCGCGGAGACGGTCGGGGTGTCTCGGGTCCAGGCTCCCGGGTTCAATCGCACAGAAGGCCCCCACGAGCTCCAGGTTCTCCTGCACCCGCTTGTTCACCAGGCGGCGCTCTACCGACTCGATGAAGTGCTCCTTCGACTTGAACCGGCCGCCCTGGGCTTCCCGGGCGTTCAGTATCGACCGCACGCCGTTGTCCGACACCTGTTTGACCGACTGCAGCGGGGCGTAGAGGATGTGCTGTTCGCGCATCGCGTCATAGCCGATCTCGAAGGAGTCAGTGGACTTGTTCACGCAGGGCGGGACGACGTAGATCTTGGACTTCTCGGCATCCTTCACGATAGACGGGAGCTCGTCCTCCTTGGCGATGGAGAGCGAGGCGGCGAAGAACTCCGCTGGGTAGTGGACCTTGACCCACATGCACAGGTAGGAGATCAACGTATAAGCCACACTATGACTCTTGTTGAAGCCGTAGCCGGCGAACTGCGCGATCTGGTCGAACAGCTCCGACGCTCGCTCGGGATCCAGGCCGGAAGTGTCGATAGCGCCCTGCACGAACTTCTCGCGCTGCTTCTCCATCTCCTCCGGCAGCTTCTTACCCATCACCTTACGCAGAAGGTCGGACTCGCCCATCGTGTAGCCGCAGAGGTCTCGGGCTATCTGCATGACCTGTTCCTGGTAAACGATGACCCCGCGGGTTTCACGGAGGGCGTCTTCCATTTTCGGGTGGGCGTAAGCCGGCCGGACGATGCCTTGCTTGATGCGAACATACTCCTCAGTCATTCCTGACTGCAGAGGGCCTGGACGGAAGAGAGCGGTGGCAGCGTAAATGTCCTCGAACGACAGAGAGCGACCGCCCTCCGCCAGGTCCTTGAGCAACTGCTTCATCCCGTGAGACACGAACTGGAAGACGCCTGCCGTTTCACCAGCGGCGAAAGCCTGCAGCACCTCTTTGTCATCGAGGGGAATAGAGGTGAAGTCCAGATCGACCTTGTGTCGCTCTCGGATCTTGGCTCTGGCCAGGTTCAAGGTGTCGAGCGTGGACAGGCCCAGAATATCCAGCTTGATCAGGCCGAAGTCCTCAACGACCTGCTTGTCCCAGTTGACCGTCTGCTCGCCGTTGCGCACCTCTACAGCGCTTCGCCTGGTCAGGGGCTCCCCTGCTACCACGATACCGGCTGCGTGCCGGCTAAGGCTTCGCATTGCCCCCTCCAGCGCCTCAGAGATGGCGAACTCTTTGGGGTGCAGAGCGACGTACTTGGAGATCTCCGGCAGCTCCTTGGCGTCCTCCAGGCTCATACCCTGGTCGATGACCTTGGTGCAACTGTAGTCCATCTGAGGCAGGCTGTGGATACGCGCCACGTCTCGAATGGCTGACGCAGCCCCCAGGGTCGAGTAGTTGCTGATCCCGGCCACATGGTCGGCACCGAAGCGCTCGGTGATGTAGTTGATCACCTCATGCCGACGGCTACTCATGAAGTCGGTATCGACGTCGGGGTAGTCAAGACGGTCGGGGTTTAGGAATCGCTCGAAGATGAGGCCGAAGCGAATCGGATCCACATCAGTGACGCCAATGAGGAACGCGACGAGCGAGCCGCCGGCAGAACCCCGGGCAGGCCCCACCATGATCTCGTTCTTCTTCGACCAGTCGATGATGTCCCGAATCAGCAGGAAGTAGCGGTCGAACCGCATAGCCCGCAGGACCCCAAGCTCGTACTTGAGGCGGTCGCGGTATTCAACCAGCTTGTCGGCCGGCGGCTGGTATCCGAATACCGGCTTGGTCAGTCGAGCCCGGAAGCCCTCCATGCACAGCCTGGTCAGCTCGCCGAACTCGTCCTCTGCCATCTGCGGGAGGCACATGTCCTGCTTCTCCCAGCGGTAGAGGCAGTCGTCCACGATGGACTGAGTGTCGTCGCGCAGCTCGATGCCGGAGTGCTTGCGCCATTCGAGAAGGGCGATCTCCAGGTCTGCAGGGGTCATCATGTGCAGGTCGCGATGATAGGGGATGTTGCGCAACGGATGCGTGGCGCTGCCCTGACCGATGATGTAGCTCATGACATCCCGGGCCTCGTCGTGCCCCTCGTCGGCGTAGAGAATCGGCCTGGAGTACATGACGCGGGAATCGCTCTCTAACGCTTTCTGAGACGCTATCGAATTGACGCGATCAAAGTATGCGCTCTTGAGCGGGACGAGCTCTATGACGCGCTGATGCGCTGGGACGTGCTTCTCCAGAGCAGCGTATATCTTGTCTGCTTTGCAGTGGGCAAACAGCGAGAAGAAGTCGCCAGTGGTGACGATGAGGCCGTCGCTGCGAAGCGCCTTTACCAGGTCGAGGACCCCGATGCGCGGCTCGTAGTAGAAGTTCTCCTCGGAACGGGCCTTGGTCAGCAGCGTGAAGAGCGCCCTCAAACCATCTTCGTTGCGCACCAACAGCTTCGCCTCCCAGAAGTAGTTGGGCTTCGCGGCGATGCCGCTCTTCTTGGGAGGCGGGCGGTAGGTGGGGTCGTCGAACACCTTGATTGAGGTGCCGATGACAGCCCGAACGCCGCTCTCTTCCGGCAGCGACTTGAACAGGTCGGTCATGCCGGAGATGGTGGCGTCGTCGGCCAGGATGACGCTCTTGTAGCCGAGCTCCTTGGCCTTGCTGGTTAGTTGGTCGACCGATGATACAGCTCTCCCCATGGAGAAGTGCGATCGGACGTTAGTTAGGTGCATATAAGCCGCCTCCGACTTGAGTGATAACCCCCAACGCCTCCAGAGCGGAGATGACGAAGGAGGAACAGTTGTTGATGCTGGACGGAGAGAGCTCGACGACGCGACCGATGGCCAACTTGACCTCTCGACTGGTGAAGGGCTTCCGACTGTTCAGCAGTTCTTGAATTTCGCCCATGTATTCGGGCCTGAATCGCGTGGATTTGAAGCTGTTGGCCCCCTGCCTTGCGTCTGCGGCCATGTCGATCCCGGCTCGCTCTACGGCGGTCGCAATGCGCCTGGCGTGGTGAGACAGACCGGAGAAGTCACGGGTGGACTCGAACTTGCAGTCAGCAGAACCGATCAGGCTCTTGCCGGCCTTTACGAGCTCAACCTTGATCGAACTCCTGGGGACGCCGTGACGGTCAAGGAAGGTCTGAACGCCGTGCAGCAGCTTGGTAACGTCGATTCGCTCTTGGAGAGACAAGAGGCGCTGACGCACCTCTATCGCGCACTCTTTGGCAAGGGGGCACTCTTTGCACCCCTTTGACGTCGCGGAGAAACTGACGATTTGGCCCTGGCAGTGATACCAGGGCGTGGCCGGCAGGGTCATGCTTCAACAACTCGCGCTGCCAGTTGAGAACAGGTCTCCTTGTCGACCGGTGTCAGTCGGTTGAGGAACGACAACTGCAGGCCGGTCATGAAGGACGCTCTCGCTACGCCGATGCGGGCGGCGTTGATAAGGACCCGCGGGCCGAGCGTGGCTCCAATCTTCTTGGCATCGAAGGCCTCTCGCACGAGGTTGGCGAAGCGGACCAGGCGTTCTGCGTCGGCCATTGCTATATCGCCCTGGGCAGACACCACAGCCGCTTCCTGCTTGGCCGGCATGTACTTCATTTGCAGCACGATCCCGAAGCGCTCGAAGTTCGCGGCGTTCTGAATGTTGGTGCCCAGGTACAGGCCGCTGTCATCACCGGAGCCGTTCGTGTTACCGGTGGCCATGAAGTGGAAGTTGGGGTGCGGGTGAACGACGCGCCATTCGGAGTCGGCCGGGGCGTCCTTGATGATCAGAGGCTTGCCCTCGAGGACCGCCTGGTACACGGCGAGCACCTGGGGGAACGAGAAGTCGTATTCGTCGGCGAGGTAGCCCCAGCCGTACTTCATGGCCAGCGGCAGCGGGCCGGGCGAGAAGAAGGTGCCGCGCTCCGGGTCGGCAGCCATCTGACCCAGGATGTGAGCCTCTTCTGTGGAGCCAGTGTGCTGGATCCGGATGATCGGGCGGTGCAGGCGAGCATACATCTGCTCGAAGATGGTGGATTTACCGGTGCCGGCATGACCCCAGAGGTAGGTCGGGATCTTCATCAGCATCCCCATCAGCATCGTCTTCAAGACGTCCACGTCGAAGACATAGCGGTCGTCGATGTCGGGGATCTGCATATCCCACTCGGTTGAGCCGGCGACTTCAACCATGATCGCTGACCCGTCAGCTCGCATCGCGCCGCGGCACTTCTTACCCAGGTCAAAGACCTCGTAGAGCGGGGCGCTCTTCGTGTCGACCATGCGCATTTCAGCGGCGCTGATCTCGGCAGACGCGGCCAGCTCGGAAGCGGTCTTGGTGCGAGCATGAATGCGAGCGATAGCCGCAGGGCTCAGAACGGGGGCGTCCGGATAGTCGGCCTTGTACTGCTCCATCGTGACGTCGGGGTGATGGTCGCGCAGGTGAAGCTGGATGGCGTGAACCTGGGCGCCGCAGATACGGCAGGAAATCTTCTCTTCGGAAACCGGAGTGGTGGCAACTTCGCTCATAATGTCCTCTGTTCAGTGAGTTTTAACTTAACTTTCGCAGTCATTGTAAACGTGATTTATAGGGGGATAAACAGTCAATATTTACTGACCGAGCGGAATGCAAATCCCCCTGGTGAAGCGGCAATTAACGGAGTAGAACCTTCTGTATCTGCTCGACCAGCTCGGTCGGCAGCTTGGTGACATCGTTCAGGACGATGTAGTCGGAGTAGTAGCGAGAGACCGAGTCTGTGTCGATACCGACACCGATGACCTTGATCCCAGCCCGCTCGGCAGACTTGATGGACTTCGACAGATGCCGGTTCAGCGCCGTGCGGTCGTAGGTGTGACAGGCGGGAGCTCCGTCAGACAGGACGATAAGCATCTTGCCCTCAGAGCGTTGGCCAATGAGGCGCTGGGCCGCTATCTGAACACTCTCCCCGTCCACGTTCTCACGCAGGAAGTCCTCCACATGGAAGGCAGCGCCGATGCGCTCCATCTGCTTCGGCCCCCAGCGCTCTTCGAACGACTTGAAGATCGGCATGTAGAGCCAGTCTATTCGGCCGAACGTGATGCCGTGCGTGCCCATTTCCTTCCGGCACGTCTCGCCCCACTCGCCAGTGTGCGGCTTGGTGGTGAAGCCTAAGATCTCGAAGTTCACGCCGATTCTGTGCAGCGTGTCGCCCATCGCATAGGCGGCCACCATCGCCGTCTGGAATCGAGACAGAGAGCCGGTTCCGTGGTGCATGGAGCCCGAGCAGTCGATAAGCAGGGTGACGTCGAAGCTCTTGCTCCGGTGCTCCACCTTCCGGCGGAATACCCGGGTGTCGCCGACGTACAGACGAGCCAGGGAAGAGGGGTTGATTCGGCCGCTCTCCTGTGACGAGCGCCAGTAGGACTTGTTCTTGGAGACGAGCGCCCGCTGCAGGCTGTTCTGCATCACGCCGACCTGTGACTTGGTCAGAGCTTCGATCTTGGGCAAGGCGATAGCTGCGGCGTTCTCCATGCCCTTCCGGCGGTACGGCTCGATCACGTCATGGTCGGTCGAGTAGATCACGTAAGACGACTTCTTGGCGGCAGAAGAGGCCATCTCCGCGATGGAGTCGGTCAGAGCGCTCTCGATGTCGCCGACGGAATATCTCGTCAGCGAGTCGCCCTCGCCCGGGGTCCAGGCCGGCTCTCCAGGCTCCTCGCCTTCACCCTCGCCCTTCTCTTCACTCTCGCCTTCACCCTCGCCCTTCTCTTCACTCTCGTCGGACTTGGCCTTCTTGGGGCCGCCCTTACCGGTGAGAGAGCTCTCATCCACATCGTCCGAGACAGGACCGCTATCACCCACCTTAGCGCCGGTCTCTGCGTCGCCCAGGTCCTCGTCGAACTCCTCATCGGCTTCGTCGTCGAACTCTTCCGCGCCTTCCAAGTCCTCGTCTTCATCCTCTTCCTCGCCGCCGGAGGTGCCCTTAGACTCGTCATCTTCGGGATCCGAGCTGGGGCCGGAGCCTTCGGCGTCATCATCGTCGCCGCGCTCAGCCTCGTCAGAGGGTTCAGGGGTGGGCTCAGATTCAGGAGTAGACTCAGGCTCAGAGACGGGCTCGTGGTCATCCTCGACCTCTTCCTCGTGCTCTTCCTCGTCCTTCTCCTCTTCCTCGTCGTAGTCGCCCTCTTCATCGACCAGACCCGGGCTGCTAGGCTTAGCCCTGGACGACGGACCGCTTCTCTTGGAAGGCTCGCTTGAAGAGGGGGAGGATGTCTCGCTCGTTTCGCCAGCGTCGGACGCCGTATCGTCGAACTCGTCCTCGTCGGGCACTCGCATGATCGCGTCGATGAGGTAGCGGGCCAGCGCAACGTTGTCCCGTGTGTTCTTCACTGCCTGCACTCGGGAAGCGATGTCCTTCGGCAGCTTCTTCATGATCGGCTCGACATGCCCCCACTTGTCAGACATGTACTCCTCGAAGACGGGGAACTCGTGCCAGGCGCGGGAGATACAGGGCAGCAGGACGCCGAAGAACTCAAGCGGGTTGACGGAGCCTGCGTCCATCAGCTTCTTGTAATTGACCTGGACGATCTTCTCCAGGAAGAAGTGATGCAGCCGAGAGATGGTGCCCTTGGAGCCCGGGAACGAGCGCTGCATTTCCCGCTCGACGTATGGATCCTCGAGGACGTTCTCCATGTGCAGCCAGTCGGCGTCATGAGCGATCTCAAGGATGGCGGCGTTCTCGGTGAACAGCAGATGGCCAACCTCGTGATCGAGGAAGCCTTGAACGGCCAGGATCAGGTCGTCACTTGCGTCATCCGGGAGGTAGGGCAGGGTAACGGACTCCGGTTCACCGGTGCGCTCGTTGTAGGATACATACGCAGAAAGGCCTCGCTGGTGAACCGTGATGTTCCGGCCAGCCAGGATCTGCGTGATTGCGGAGATTGAATTTCGAATGACTGCGACAGGCGTCAGCAGTCCGGTGTATGCCGTCATGTGTGTTTAACCCCTCTATGTGCTCAGCTCTTACTGAATGATAGCGAACACGTAGAGGGGGTAAAAGTGAAATACCGCGTTTCAATCGACGAAAAGCTGCGTCCTCACGAACTCCTTTAGACGAGCTTCCTTCTCTGGGGTCATCTTTACTCTATGGCCTAGTTCCTCTTCCACTTCACGAATGGAGGATAGAATCTGCTCCTCTTTTGCATCGTGGGTGGCGTTTAGAACATCGCGAATTAGATCCCAAGCCTCCGGCTCATTCTCGGTTCGCTCTTTTAGAACAGAGGCTAAAAGGATGACCGGGTTTAGCTTTAGAACCGAGGCCGCTCTGGCGACACGTCCCAGTTTCAGTCTGGACGAGCCATTTTTTATCATGGACAACATCGAGGCCTGATTCTTGGCAAAACCAATCTCGCGGGCGAGCTCTGACTGGCTTCTACCTGGATTGTTCTGGTCAACACCTGTGCCGATTAACTCACTGACACTTGGAACACTCTCGGGGATTCGACCCCTGATCAATTCATCTTTCAACATTTAAGACTCCAGCGAAAACCATTAGTTTAATGAAAAATAAGTCAACGAGTTCAAGAATACAGTAAAGATTGACTGAATCAAGATCGAGGCGGTCACAGATTCATTTGAATTTATAGGTAATTTGGGTTCCGCTGGAGGCAAATGACTAACCAGCGTTCAACTGCTCGATCATTTTCTTCTTGGCGCGTTTTGTGAAGCGGCCAATCTCCTTCGCAATGAGATCCTTAATGTTGGTGTCCGTGTAGGCGGAAATCAGCCGAAGGTCACGCATGATGGACTCCGGGATCTGCGCGTTGAGAGACACCAGTTTCTCGCTGCTGGCATTGGCCTGGTGGAGCTCCACCTCCTGCTCCTCGCTGTTCAGCAGTTCATCTAGGGTGCGGCCGGCGTTGTTCATTTCAGTCTCTCCATCAATTCATTGGCAATCAAATTCACATTGTTGGCAATATCCAAAACCTGGTCTCTGTCGAATGAGGCCCGCTCGCTCGAGTGGCGACGCTTATTGACGACCTGATTTATCAAAGAGGTATTTTCGGCTGCATCCAAAATAGTGAAGCCGAGGCCTGATATTGCCGAAACCACATCTGCCGACCGAATGTGGTGCGACATAATGTGACACTCCATTTCCCCAACAAGGCGCGATATGTGCTTTGTCGAGTTGGCGGAGGGGTTCACCTTGCTCATGACATATGACAGTCCGAGCTGTTCATCCGGGTCGCGCTGGGTGTTCTCATGCAGCACCGCATCCCGTACAAGCTTGGTCGGCTCCAAGTCGAACTCGGAGGCCTGGATGGGGGAGATCACGTAGTCCGACATCCGGAGCAGGTCGTGCTGGAACTGCTCGAACTCCCCCTTGGTGTCGATGATGATCACATCGAAGAACTCGGCGATGCGGCTCAACTGTTTGCGGTACGGAGCGCCAGAGGAAATCATGGCCACCTCTGGGAACGACATGTCGAACCCCTCCAGCTCGGCCTCGTTCATGGTGATGCGGCGCTGGCTGTAGAAGCTGAACGCGGTAGCCTGAGCGTCCGAGTCGACGATGGCCACCTTGACCCCTCTCTTGTTGAGGGCGTGCCCGACGTTCAGGACGATAGTGCTCTTCCCAGTGCCGCCCTTCTGGGTGGCAAATAGGACGACCTTCCCTTTACTCATAAATTATCAACTCCAAAGTGCTGTCGAACCTCTTGAGCCGCCAATTCCGGATCGACAAACACCATGCTCGCGAACTTGGTCCGGAGCTTGTCGTAATCACATCCAAAGGCCATTTCGACCTTGAAGCGAATGTCGGCCAACTTTGCGACGCCGTTGCCGGTGTCACGCCAAAAAACAAGGTCAGATCTCAGGTGGCGAGGGAGGCTTTCGAGCACGTCCCAGGCGGCGTCACTGATGATGCTGGTAATGGTCTTCACCTCGGGCCAGGTCAGGTCCGAGACGCGCTCAAGGCTCCAGCCCATGATGAGGGAGAAAAAGGTGCAGCGGCGCTCTACCAGGTCCAGCTTCTCAAGGCCCGTGCGCAGGTCGCCCAGCAGCATGGGGGATGAGGCGACGCGGTAGCCGTCGAGTCGGTCGTTGTGAACGAAACCCTGGATATTGGCGTTGGCGATGTCGAGGGCGATGGCCTCCGCGGCAGCCTTGGCGACCTCCCGGGAAACGACGAATTTGGCTCTGTAGAAAAAGCCACTGAGATGAACGGGGGCAACGCGATCAGCGTCCATATCCCATATGGCGAACTGATGCAGCTCCTCCGGGAAATTGACTTTCCCGCACAAGTTTTCGAGCGTGATCATTATTAGGACTTCCAGCGATTGACCTTTACAGGATGACTGAAAGTTTCAAAAAAAGAAAGGCGTCAGTGGTGACGCCCTTATTGATGCTTGCAACCTTGGAAGGTTCGAAACTTGGAACCTTGGCAGAAATTAAACTATCTCGCCTTTATTCAAGATGTCGCGGAAGCGATGGAATCGCGGGTGACGCATAGAGCCATACTCGGTGATCTCGTGATATTTCACCTCGACCAGGCGACCTATAATCTTGTGCTGAGACGGCTTGACGGTCTTGAGAACGGTCGTCATTTCGTCCTGCTCTTCATCCCAGGCAGTGATGCTGTAAGTCACCGAGACGCCCTTGAAATCGGCCCAGATTTCGGCACGCTGCTGGTCGGTAAACCCGCCGCCGATTCGAACCGGCACCCCGTTGAAGTCCACAACGACCCCTCCGGCCATGCCCTCGTATTTCCCCTCGCCCTCGTAGACGTCGATGATCTTGAGGTCGACCTCGCCGGCAGTCTCAACCTCGTCCTTGAGTTTCAAGTAGCCGGCGTTCCGGCTGCGCTCGTAGAGGGTGTGGGTCTGCTTGACGATGATGCCCTCGAAGCCCTGCTCGAACTTCTCCTTGAACTTGGCGCGGACCTCTTTGTCGTTGTGGGCGATCTCCTGCTCGATCAGTTTGACCGCCAGACTGTCCATGCCTTCCTCGCCCAGAACCGCAGCGGCTCTCCGGTAGAGGGATTCCAGGCGGCCGCGTCGACGCTCTTCCGGCAGCGCACAGCCGGCGATGAACTCACGCTCGGTCATGAACTCGAAGATGTGGTACTCGGCATCCTTCGCGTCGAACCCCTTGCGGCGCACTTCGCTGACGGTTTTCAAGAAGTCACCGGTGATGACCTCGCCGTCCAGCACGACTACCCCGCTGGTGATCCCCAGGCCTGCGGTCAGGAAAGAGATAACGTCGCTCGACAAGGTGCGGAAGGCGTGGAACTCCTTGCCGGTTCGAGACAGGAAGGTGGCCGTCTTCGCGCCCAGATCAGCAATGCAGACAGTGCGCACGCCGTCGTGCTTCAACTCCACCTTGACCGGCCACTTCTTGACTCGCTTCACGGTGTAGGGGTGCGCCAGGTTCACCTCGAAGATGACGATCTCGTCGCGGCCAAGGGCCTTGTTGACCGACTTGCCTGACATGCCGGCTCGTGGGTCCTTGGTGATGATCCGGGTGAGCACATGCCAGGACTCTTCGGAGTAGGTGGTGAAGAAGCTGGCCAGCTCGCTCTTGGCCGCGCTACCGGTCAGGCTGCGGTCCTGCAGTCGCTCCAGCAGCAGCTCAGCTTCTTGGACAGAGGCGTGCTTGGTGCCATGACCAGACAGCTTCTTGATGGTGTCCTTGAGCGTCTTCTTCCCTACGCCGTAGGTGCGCATCGGGTCGAGGGCCCGCTTCATAGCCCAGAGGGTGTCCTCGTTCATCAGCTCCTCTACCAGGAGGTCATGCTTGGCGTTACCGCTGACCGCGGCGATGCGTTCGAAGGATTCGTAGATGTGCTTCATTTTTTCTCCAGATTGGGGATAGCTGCTTTGTCTAAGGGGTGCGAACTGCTCGCGAGTTTCTTGGCGGCTGTGACCAGTCGCGTTTGGGTGTCCTTGTCGAGACGGAACTTCTCGATGACGATGGCCATCTGAGTTCGCCAGTTGTCGCGGTCCTTCTCGCGAATGAGCTTCGCCACGAACTGAACGAGGGGAGTGGGCTCCTTGGCTCCGAGTACCGCCTCGTGCGCTGCATTGGATACCGCGTCAGCAAGGGAGCTCTCTTTCACGCCGAACAAGCGCTCAGAGGCGGTCTTGGGTGTCGGCTTAGGGGGTGGAGCGAGCGAAGGCTTGGCCGTGGACCTGGAGCCGCCCAGAAGGCGACCAGCCGCGTTCCACCCCCGCATGTAGCTTTCCGATTCCGGCTTGGTTGGACCGGTGATGACGCTGGCCGGAGACTCCGTCTCGACCACGACAGGAACGATGCGCTCCTTGAAGAACAAGGCGCGGCCGGCAGCAACCTCCTGGGCTCTCAGCGCGAGGGCGGAACACAGCCCCTTGTCGATGTGCTGGTGACATTCGGAGTCAGTGCGCAGCTTCCCCTTGTCGAACTGTTCCAGGGTGAAAAGACAGACGGCGTAGGAGGCTCTGCGCTCAAGCTGCCCGCAGTGGTGATACACCGTGTTCTTCCCCGAGCGACTTGCGTCGGGCGGCAGGATGTCAGTTGTTACTGGTTCCATAGGATCCTCAGTTATTGTTTACTGATCAGCGTGGGCGTTAAAACATGCCCCAGTTCTTGTTGGTGGTAGACGTGGCCTTCCCGAAAGTGGTCGCGGCCTCCTTGGCCAGCAGCTCGTCGTCGGACACCATCGAGGAAGAGGAACTCTCTTCACCCGGGCTGGAGAGGCCGACATGGCTCTTCTCCTCTTCCTCATCCTCCTCTCGTCGCGTTCTGATGTCGGTGATCAGCTTGGCGCGAGCCTTCATGCCGCCGGCGAGCGACTTGGCGGCGGAAATGAGAACCTTCATCTCCGCGCCGGACAGCTCGTCTACAAACTTCCCGTGATCCTCGAGGTCGAACTCCTCATCGATCTCCCGGTAGACGACGCGATTGCGAGCCAGCTTCGAGGTGTGCTTTTCCTCGTAGCCCTTCTCGATCTTCCTCTTGTCGTCGGAATTGACGACCTTGAAGAGATGGCGAACGCTGTTGCCGTTGGCGGCGTAGTTGATCAGGTGGTAGTAGTAGATCTCCTCACCATCGGCCTTGAGCGTGAGCATGAGGTTCACGTAGTTCCTCTTGCGCTCGTTCTCTGCGTCCCGAAGGATGCACCCCTTAACATGCACGGTGTTTTTCACGATTTTCTCTCCTGTCACTGGAACAAGCCCCAGGCTGGCATGGCAGCTCGGCGACATTCCTCTTCCACGATCTCGTTCAGTTCAGCCTCTTCGTTGGCGATGCGCTGGGCCTCTTTCTCAGCAGCAAGCCTGTCTTCCTTGCCCCACTCGCTGTCCAAGTCATCCAGCAGTTGCTCGGCGCGTTTAGTGAACTCCGGGGCAGCCTTCTTGGTTGTCATCTTGAGCATCGACTTGCCATGCGGAATGGCGCGTGCGGTAGCCGCTGGGCCGCTCTTGGTCAAATCCTCAAACTCGACGGTCGTCTCTGTCAGCTCTGTCAGCGGAACGTCTCCAGCGCAGGCTGACACGCAGAAAACGGCAATCTTCTTGGTGAGCAGATCGTGCGAGGACAGACGAATGGTGCCCTCAAGCAGGCTCTTCACCTCTTTCGTTGAGGTGAAGACGAGCTCATGCCGGGTGACGTACTCAGCAGCGACCGCGCTGACTCTGTCCTTCCACTCCTCGAGCCAGGCGATGGCGTGCATATAGCTGTCGACGACTTGAGTGGCCACAACTGCGGGAGCGCGGCTAAGGCAAACAGGGTCGATCTTTCCCAGGTTGATGGACACGCACAGCCATCGCTCCATGCCGTCGCAGTCAGCCCCGACGATCGTGGCGATCTCGTCAGTGGTGCCGTCGTAGTTCGGCAGGTAGTAGGCGTTCAATAAGCGATTCACAGCGTCTCCATTCAGCTCAGTTTTCTTTATGAGAGCATCATAAATGCTCTGATCAGGGGTGTTACTCTTTCAGCCTTGCTCGCTCGACAAGAGCGCGGATCAGTCGAACGTCGGACGAAAGCATGGCCTTCTCATAGGCCTGGATGACCACCTCTGGCGGCACTTCGTTAGGGTCTTTCCCTTCCGGCAGGAGGGCTACCCTCGCGGTAATCCCCACCGAGCGAACCAGCTTGGCGCACTCGATGGCGGCCTTGATTGCGTCGACCTCTCCGTCCCACATGAAGACGACCGACTTCAAGCCGTGCTCTTTGAGACGGATGAGGGCCCCTAGCTGGTCTTTGCCGTTATGGTCCCCGTGACTGAGGTGCTTACCGAAGGTTCCGACCTGGCCGACAGAGCGAAGGTCGACTCGTCTGTCCATGGCGATCTTGGTGGCCATGACGTCGAACGCGCCTTCCCCGATTACGATCTCCTCACAGCCAATGACGTTGTGGCCATTGAACAGGAAGCGGCCAGAGCCAGGCAGCCCGGGCGGGAACAGGTACTTGCGCGGGGCCTCTGGGTTGATGTGCCGGCCCTGGAACGTGACGAGCACGCCGTCCAGGTCGTAGATAGGGATCAGGACGCGCTTGTCGTAGTTCTGCCAGGTGCGCTTCCCTTCGCCGTCGATGTAGATGTACTGCCCCTTCTGGCAGAAGCGCAGGCGAAAGAAGCGGGCCAGCTCCTTGTTGATGCCGCGCTCCTCGAGGTAGCGGAGGTTTCGGCCGCCGTGCGGCAGCTCGATACTGTCCGGCATGTCGAAGTCGGTGACCTCCTCGACCTCTGCAGAGGTGGTGCGCTTCGCAACCCAGCCTTGCTCCCGGGCGTAGCTCTTCAACTTGCGCACGGTCTCATTGGCATCGGTCCCCCAGAGGTGCCTGGAGAACGAGAAGAGGTTGAACCCTGACGCGCCGGCGCAGTCGCCATGGAAGCAGTTCCCAAGGCCAGTGCTGGCGTTCAGATAGACCTTCCACCCGTTCCCGCCGCACCTGGGGCAGGTCTTGACGTTGAGCTGCTGCCCTGACGACCCGAAGGTTCGCTTAAACCGGACGCCTTCGTAATCCAGGAAGAGCTCTGGGTCTATGTGCTCAAGGATCTCTGACAGGTCTGTATCTGGTTTGTGTCTCATAGCGCGTTCTGTTCAGCAAATCGGGGCCGAAGCCCCGTGTGTTACTCAGCTATCCAAGCTGCAATCTCTGCCAGCTTCCAAAGCCCTAGCAGTGCGAGAGCTGACAGCACGATAAAGACTCGACTCAGGAGGTTCAGCATTCGCTCCAGGTCAACCACGGTCGACGCTCTCCGGCATCACTGGCGTCGGCTGGGAGATGGCGCGAGTCATGGCCATCAAGCCGGTTTGCAGGTCGGTCTTGGCGATTGCGAGCCAGCGACGGGGCTCGGTCTGCTTGTGACGCTCAACAATGTCAGGAGAGGGCTCAGGGCACGTATAGAACGCGCCGCCCTGGGCGTTGAGTGTCGCAACTCTGACGCGATCGTCGGCGAAGTCTTGCGTGTTCAGGTGAGCTGCGATTTTGTCGTGCAGGGACAGCAGCATCAGTTCCGCCGCCTTGACCTCGTTCATCAGGTCGATTTCGGCCTGGTTGAGCTCTCGGAAGCCGTTGATCTTGCGGTGCTGGTTATCCATAGGTTTTCTCCTCTTCGAACATGTTCTCGGCGTCGGACAGAATCAGGCCGGTGTCAAAACCCTGCTGTTCTGCGTAGTGAAGCAGATCGCAGATCAGATCCCCGATCGCGTCCTCACGGTCGCCAGGCAGCAGGTCACTCAGCTCCTTATCATCGTGCCGAGACTCGCTCACGAAAGTCTCCAGAGCAGCCTCAGCCCAGGCGGCGCGCACTTTATTTGTCGACATACCCGTCTCCTTACTCGAACCCGATGACTTCTTTGATTGCATGGCCACGCGACAGGTCGCGCTTGATGCGAATAGCGAACTCGCCCTTCTGGTTACGGGAGGCCGCGATGAACATCCGAGCCTCGCCTTTGGCCATCTCCTCTTCGGTGGCGTTGATGGAGATAACCAGGTCAGCGGTTCGGATCTTGTTGAAGTCCTCGGCGGCGTGCTCTGCTTTCGCAGTCACCGACTTGTGGCCTTCACGGTTGGTCTGGGTGGCCGAGATCATGGCCACGTTCTCCATCTGCGCGATGCCTCGGCAGTCGACCCAGACGGTTCGGCTGTTCTCCGTCTCGTTCTGCACCCAGCGGTTCGGCGCCATGATGTCCAGGTAGTCGATGACGATGGCGTCGAATTTGATCCCGTCGGCCTTGTAGCGGTCGATCAGGTCCTGCAGATCCATTGGGCGGAACGAGCCTGACGGGTACTCATGCAGGATCAGTTCGCCCGGGAGCTTCTTGTCACGGACAGAGCGAATCGACTCCAGAACCGCGAAGATAGAGCCCTCGATCTCGTCGATGGGGGTGTCAGAGACGGATGCGTCAAGACGGGTGGACAGAACTTCGGTGCTTACTTCAAGGGTGACGCCAAGGACGTTGTACCCCTGCATGGAGATCAGCTTGGCGAAATCCCAGATAGTGAACGACTTACCCTTCTTGGCACCGGCCATGAAGACAGTAAGCTCTCGGTAGCCGAAGCCCTTGTGGAAGAGCAGGCGGTCTATCGCGGGGATGCCGGTGCTGATCCCGTTCGGCTTGATCTCGCCCATCTTCATGGCGCGACGAACCTCGGTCCGGGTCTCGGCTTCCTTCCAATAGCTGTAGGGGGTGGAGTTCGGGCGCGGCCCCACCTTGAACGCCTTCTCCAGGGCCTCTTGAACCTTGACCGTGTTGTGCTTCTCCAGGTGGTCGAAAGCGACAAGCATGGCCGCGGTGATGGCCTGGTGCCGGGCGAACTCACCTACCTGGTCGACAGCGAAGTCGAGGCAGGACACGATGTCCATCGACGGGTCGAAGACGACTTTGATCTTGTCCTTGATCTCTTCGATCATGTCGGTCCGAACGACACCGCGCCTGATCGCGTCCTTGAGCATGGCGACCACGTTGGTCGCTTCCTTCGGTGGGCGCTTGTAGCGCTCGTAATAGCTGATCGCCAAACTGACGAGAGCCGCATCAGCGCGGCTCTCAAAGTATTCAGGCTTCACGAGCCCCTCAGTTCTTCGGCAGAAGGTCTCGTCCCTTACCTGCAGCGCGACCAGCCTTTCCTGAAACGCCTCGTCGAAATCAACGAACTTGATCTCGGGGGCTTCTACTTCTGTCTCAGCAACGACTGACATGTTTCACCTCAGACGCGAGGAGCCGCGGAGCGGAAGGTAGCGACTGCGTGCTTGAACATGCAGATCTCTGCACCGGAGCCGTCCTTGATGGTGAAGGAGTAGCGGTCGAAGTCGGTCACGATACCGCTGACGTTCGCGCCGTTCATCAGGGAGACGGTCATGATCGCGCCGCTGCGCTTGCTGGCCAGCAGCATGTGTTCGTGAGCATCAAGCTGGCGACGAGCCTGCTTCTTCTGAGCGGCCTGGTCCGGGCGGTGAGGGCGCTGCGGACGGTGAAGAGTGTTGTGGCCTTTGTCGTGGATGTTGACGCGGCGGTTGTTTTGCTCGTGCATTTAATACTCCTAGTTGTTCAGCACTTCGTTAATGTAAGCATCTTACTTGCAAACTTATTGGGTTGCTACAGTAAATGATTACTGAATAGCGGCGAGAGACGAACCCCCGCCGCCACAGCTATCAGGCCTCAGCCAGAACCTTGAACTCCGGATCCAGAGCCGGCAGGACCTCTTCGACCAGGTGGCTGATACAGAACTGCTCTACGTGCTCCACGTCCATCACGCCCTGCACGTTGCCGGCGAACATGGTCGAGCCGTCAGCGTTGGCCAGGATCATCGGCTGCTTGCCACCGGTCCGCGCGTCCTCGGAGTGCCAATACTTGAACTGGTAGGCGATGGTCACAGAGCTATCTTCGGTCCGGGCGGTGCCGATGGTCTCGACACGGTTCACGGTCTTCTGGGCGTAGTTGAGCTCGAACACGGCGGCCTCATGCTTGATGCCGAAGGCGTCGGTCAGTGCGATTTTGATCTGCTTCATGGTGTCCTCTCAGGGGGTTGACGAAACCCGACAATCATACATGCAAGACTATTCTTGGCCTACAGTAAACGCTTACTTAACGCCCGGGCCGAAGAAATCACTTCCTGGGAGAAATGAACCCGCATGTCCTGGGGGTGGATCATCGGGCGCTTGAAGCCGTACTCCATGAGCGCGAACTCGGGCCGGCTCCTGGTCACTATCTGTCGGCACAGCCAGACAGAGTGGTCCTGCTGGGACGGGTGGTCCTTCCACTGTCTCAGCGTGTAGAAGTCCGATGTCGCCGCATAGATACGCTCGCTCAGAAGCACTTCCCAGCGATCGATGATCTGCTCCAGTATGTTGATGCTGTAGAGCTGCCCTGGCGTTGGTATACGCTGCCAGATGCGCCCTATCGCCGCCTTCATGCCTGACATGCAGAACACATCGTAAGGGATGCCCAGCAGATCAGCCTTCTGGCGAGCCTTCCAGATACAGGTCGTGTTGCGGAAGGGTGACGACTTGCCGGACTTGGCCTCTTTGGCGAGCAGAGCGCTAGGCTTGCCCAGTGGGTCTTTGCGGGGGAGGTAGGAGCGAGGGGCCGGGCCTTCAACCTGCTCATAGTCGACATGCAGTCGAATCATGTGCCGAAAGGCTTCTTCGTAGTAGTGCGCAAATAGATAAGTGCGCTTCGTGGGGTGCAGAGCACGATAATCGAACCAGGCGGTCTTGTAGAGCTCTCTCTCTTCTTTGAGAAGCGAAAGACTCACCCGCTCCAGCGCGATAAATTCGCACTCGATTTCGGACAGTTCGGATCCGACGTAGGTGTTCAGCATCATCACTTTGGCGCTCGCGTTCAATAAGTAATTACTTGTTTATGAGTTTACTTATATTAGAAGAAGCGAGCAAAAGTGATTATAGGTAAACCACGGGACGAGCTGTTTTCGCTCGGGAAGAGTAGAACGCTGCGGAATGAAATGGCCCTGACCCAACTTCTCACACCAGACCAGGGCCGGAACCTTACTCCGGAACGACGGAGCTCGGCATGGCGACAGACTTGCCGTCCCTGGCCAGCCGGTCGTTGAGCACCGTCAGGACAGTGTTGAGGCGAGCGATGGACTCGTTCAACTTTCGGAAGTTCTCTCTGTTTTCGTCGTCCGTAACCTTCCTTGAAACAGCCTGGGTCTCAAGAACGGCAATGCGTGTGTTGGCGTCAAAGACAAAGCTGGCCAGAGCCAAGATCGAGGCGGTCAGAATACCCGTCACCACTTTGTTGAGATCGCTGATCCAGTGAGCCATTGTTCACTTCCCTTTTTAAGGTGTAATTTTTTGATTATATCTCCGCTCTCGATCAGTATCCACTGAACATGGAGGGGCCGAAGCCCCTCCCATTACCACGAGTTTCGAAGAGGCTTCTTGCGCTCGTCATACTCGATGCTGTCCCGGCAGTGGGTCGGGCTCCGCATGATGAAATTGATGACCTTCTCCGCCTTCAAGGCCCAGGGCTTACCCTGCTTGGCGTTGTATCCGACATTGCCGGAAATGGTCTCGTCCGGCCGACCTCCAAGCAGAGTGTTGCCAAGCTGGTCGATAGAGATGGCCACGCGAAACAGGTATCGGGTTACTCGGTTACTCATGTTTTTCCCTTGTTGTTACATGTAGGTAGAGCCTTCACAGGTCACGTTTGCGGTTCTCACGACTGCTCCGTTCACAATGAAGTCGATGGCTAAAGTGATGGTGGTGTAGCCCGGAGAGCCAGGGGCGCGGCACCCAGCCCCTCTCCTGGTCCCATCAGGGGTGAAGGTGACGTTGTTGCTGGCCCCCGAGAAGAGGACGGTCCCGCCCCCTCCCGTGTGCCTGATCCTGATCTGACACATCCCCTTCGTGAGCTGGGCGTCCGGGATCCCCGCGCCGCCGTGCCAGACGTTGCCTCCGGAGCTCCAGAAGTAGAGCATCCCGTCCCCAGGATCAGCGACCGGTTCTCTCGGGTTCATCAAGATGGTGAACGCGCTCATGCCGGCAAGGTCCCCCACATAGCGGGGGACAGACAGACCTGCCTTGGAGAGGATGTTGGAGGCCCATCCATTGCCTCCAAACTCCGTGTTCGCCTGAGACAGCCAGAACGGCTTAGCTGGTACTGGCATCGCCGACCTCCATCCGTTTCATGCACTCCTTGAGCAGGCTCTCAAGGTTCTCGACGCGATCCTGCAGGCTTTGGATCACCTTGCCGGCGATGGCCAGCACGCTCATTGGCTTGAGGTTCAGGTAGTCGTCGGTCATCGTCTTGGCGATAGCCGGCTTGTGGTCCTTCTCGAAGTCCTGAGCGATGAAGCCGTACTCGCGCACGCCTTGCTTGGTGTACTCGCTGATCTGCAGGGTCTTCCAGAGGTCCCAGGCGTCCTTGATCTCCTTGAAGTCGGACTTGAGACGTCGGTCAGAGCGAACCTGGTAGTCGTTCGCCGAGACGTTGGCTCCGCAGTACCAGGTGCCGTCAGCGCTGAGGTACGCCCCAGCGTCAGTTCCGTTCACAGTTCGGCTCTTGTTGATCATGAAGACCCCAAAGCAGGAGTTGCCAAGCCCGCCGAGAATGAAGTGACGGTCGGCATGTTCCTGGCGAACGATGGCGGACGCTGATGCGGTGGCAACAGCAGAGCGACTCTGGAAGGCAGCGGAGGCTCGCATGTCGATCCAGGAGGTGCTGCCGGTGTTCACGGAAAGGTTGCCGGCAACATCAACCGCATGACCGAAGTTCACGCTGCCGTTCGCAAGGTTTGCGGACATCGGGCGAAGGCTGTTGTAACTGCCGTACTGATCGCCCGCGTTGGTGAACATCAGGTACATGTTCGCGCCATCCTGCCGCCAGAACGTACCGTAGTTGCCGTAAACCATACGCATCGAGTTTGCCGAGGTGGTACGGATCTCGTTGTTCACTGTCAGAACGCCGGACATAGCGCCGCCAGCTACAGGGACAGCCCCGACCACGTCTGCACTGATGGACTGCCAAGACAGGGATCCTGCAGTAGCTCCAGCCATCAGATACTTCCCGTTATTGCTCGTACCGGTGGCCGGGACATGCAGGTCCCCATCTCCTGCAGGGTGCGCATAGTTGTTGGCATTCGACGCGATAGAGTCGAGCTTCGCCTTATCGGTGCTGCTCATAAAGCCGTGTGCGGCTGTGGTGGCCGTAGCGTGAGCTCCGCCCCCAGAGCTCACATGCGAGCTGGGCGCTGCGTCGGTGATGCCGTAGCCAGACAACGTGGTCGGGTTGCTCCCGCCTGTTACGTGACCTTGGCTGTTGACCGTGACAGAACGATAAGTCCCAGCGGTCACGCCGGAGGCGTGGTGATAGGAGCTCACATTGCCGCTATCAATCACCACGCGCCAGTTCATGGCTGTCGTCCCGACCACGCTGGTTTTCTTCCAGTCGTTTGTCAGCAACATAGAGCCGTTGGATGTGCCCTGGTCGACAGTGACAACCGCCCCGGCCAGCTTCGCTGTGGTATCAGCGTCAGTCGCCCGAGTAAGAACCCAAGCAACAGTCGAAGAGCCTGCGTTTGTTACTGTGTAAACCCCGTTCTGTGCGGCAGCGGTCTGGTTCTTCACCAGGACTCGCATACCGACAGAGCAGGTGACGCCATCCAGAGACAGCGCCTCTAGGACGTTGCCGGTCAGCGTCGCTCCGACACCAGAGGAGCCGTTGGCGTAAGTCGCGTCGAGGTTCGCAGTCGTGGCGACGTCTGCAGCGCTCTTGAAGGGCTCCTCGATAGAGAGCACCCCAAGGGTTGCGCGAGCTGCTGCGGCGTCGTTGTCGTCGAGCAGGGAGCGTGCAAACGCAGTCAGGGGCGTGACGCTCGCTGCTGATGCGCTAGTGAAGTAGGGAATGCGATCAGCGGCCGGGGTGAACCCTGCCAAAGCGGTCAGGTTGGCGTGCTTCGCCTGAGCGTCCGTGATTCCGTAGCCAGCCAAAGTAGTCGGCTTTCCGCTGGAGATCTTGGACCAATCCAGGCTGGGGATGTCGGCAGCGACCATAGCCAGACCCGCAGTGACGCGGCCTTTCGCGTCGACAGTCACCTTGCCGTAGGTGCCAGCAGTGACGCCGGAATTGGCCAGGGTCAGAGCGATCGCCGCATTCGCCGAGCCGTCAAAGCTGGCCGAGCCAGTTGCGTCGCCAGTGGCGGAAATGGTTCGAGCGGTGGCCAGCTTGGTAGCTGAAACCGCATTGGCATCGACAGGAAGAGCGCCAACATCTGCAGGAGTTGGCTTGAACCCCTGGTGATATACCTTCTTGTCCGTTTTTGCGTAGAGCTCGCCAATTGTCCACACATCACCGGTTCTGGCGTTGATCCAGAGAGAGTTAAGCCCTGCGGCCAGAGAAGACCCCGCCGTTGGACAGATGCCTATGCCGTACCACGACTTGATCTGAATGTTAGTCTTGTCCTGGGCCGCACCGTCACCCGTTCCATTGAAAATGCCTGTCGAATTGTCGGATGTTGGGTGAATGGAAATGCCACCGGACGCCCCGGTGAATCGGATGACACCTGTAACAACCCCGCCCGCTTTCGGCAGCGCCTCGGCGGCCAGGTCATAGGCCTTTTTCACCGCTCCCGCAGTGGCGTAGGTGGTATCGCTGGCGAGATTGACAGCGGAGCTGGCTTCCCAGTTGTTGAGGCTACCCAGGCCCAAATCGGCCGGCGTGGGCTTGTCGTTGCTGGTATAGATCCTGTTAATCGCGATCCGAGAGAAGCCAGTCCAGTCTTTCGCAGAGGTCATCTGATCGCCCCAGAAGATCGCGCCATGACTGGAACAGATCAGCACGGAGCTATCGTTGTTGTAATCAGAAAACTCACCCCAGACTTCGAACACAGAGCCTGTATCAACAGTAAACAGCTTGAGAGGATCGGCGGAGTCTTTCGCGTTGAGCGAATAGGCGTCGACGGTGATGAGGCTTCCGCGGGTAGCGACGGATACCTGATACCAGCCACGCGATCTGTTGCCAAAGTCCCCCTGAGAGCTGATAACGAAAGAGCAGGAGCTGTCTGTTTTGGCGATACTAAGCAGCCGAGAGCTACGCGGTTTTCCATCGGCAGATCCCAGCTTCAAAGGCATGGCTCGAGCTGCGCCAATATCATCCAGCGACCACGCAACATCTGCGCCGCCATTCACGGACTTCGCGGTGTTACCGATGGTCAGGGTGCGGGCAGTCCCCCAGTTCTGAGTGACGATATTCGCCGTGCCATCAAAGTTGGTGCCGTTGATAGTCCGGGCGGTCAGGAGCTTGGTTGCTGAAACCGCATTGGCATTGACAGGAAGAGCGCCAACATCTGCAGGAGTGGGTTTGAAGCCGGTGTGATACAGCTTGTTCCACTCTGACCAATTGCCATTAATGAGGCTTCTGAATTGAGGCCATGAGCCGTAGCCGAGCTCAAATTGGCCGCCATGAACGCCGTTGCCGTAGGTGATGCCGTAGCCGGACGTTTTCGCCCCAGAGCCATCAGTTGGGCCATTGACGTTGGCAGAGCCGTGCCAGTAGAACTTCAAATCCTGGTCAGTATTTCCGCCATCGTTGAAGTCGTGCTCCGGCGTCGACCAGCGGTAGTTCAGCTTGACCCCTCCGGCATTTACTGCAGTGCCGCCGGAAGCCAGAGCCCCGACATCTGCAGGAGTGGGTTTGAACCCTTGGTGATAGACCTGGAACTCTGTACTGCCGCCCTTGGGCGTGTACGAGAACCCTGCGTCCTTGCCGACTTTAATGTAGCCGTCCCACGCGCCACCAGTCTGAGCGCCAAGAATGGCTCCCCCTGCTGACGTGCGGAAAATCGCCATCATGTCGCCGTTCCTGGCCTCAAATTGCGAGCTAGAGCCATTGGCATCCGTGATGATGAAGCGGCGAGAGTTCACCAAATCACCAGTCATGGTATCGCCGGAGCGATCCACTACATTCAGATCTTTGGCTGTCGGCTTGTTGCCAACGTGGTAATCCTCTTCCGTGGTCACCACGTCGGTGATCGTGTAGGCGGTCGCATCAGGGATAAGCAATGGCAGGGCGGCATTAAAGGCGTGACCTGTTGCAACCACCTCGCCCTCAGACGCCACAGGGCGATACAGCGCGAAATAAACCTCGCTGTTGTAAGTCACTTCAACAATCTTGGCGGCGGCCACAGTAGCGCCGGAACGACGCTGCAGACGGACCAAGTTGCCGCTATAGGCAACAGTGACACTCACATCCACAAAATCGGTGTAGTTAAGCGACGCTGCCGAACCGCGAGAGAACAAGATTCGTCCAACAAAGCCCGTCTTGCTCAGCAGGGTGCCGACATACTTTTTAGCCAGCAGCACCAGGCAGGCTTTCGCATCAGCGCTCGACCCCAAGTGATCGACCAAGCCGAACTGGCGATCACCGGCGGCTCGCCAGAAGTCGCCTGCAATCCCGCCGCCAGCAGCCGGCATAGCGCCGATCTCAGCCAGCGACCAGGACAGGTTTGCGGTGCCATCAAAGGCCTTGCCTGTTCCACCCACGGTCAGGGTTCGAGCGGTAGCCAACTTGGTGGCGCTGACGGCGTTGGCGTTGAGCCCCAGAGCGTCGGTGATGCCGTATCCGGCGAGCGTAGTTGGGTTGGTGCCAGCCGTCACATGGCCTTGAGCGTTGACGGTAACGGAGCGATAGGTGCCGGCTGTGACGCCAGAGTTGTGGTGCTGAGCTCCAATGTTTCCGGCATCCACTACGACACGCCAGTTCATAGCGGTAGTGCCAATGACGCCGTTTCGCTTGAACTCGGTGGTCACGAGCAGCCCGCCGTTCTCGGTGCCCTGGTCGACAGTGACAACCGCTCCTGCAGCCTCAGCAGAGGTGTCGCAGCCCGGGGTTCGAGTCAGCACCCAGGCCTCGGTCGCTGAACCTGCCTTGGTGACGGTGTAGATCCCGTTCTGAGCCGCAGCAGTCTGGTTCTTCACCAGGACACGCATCCCTACAGTGACAGCCACCCCGTCAATTGCTAGAGCGGCCAGTGTCGAGCTGTTGGTCAGAGTCGCGCCGACACCAGAGCTGCCGTTGACATAGGTCCCAGCCAGGTTCGTGGTGGTCGCGCAGTCGCAGCCCTCCTTGTAGGGGGAATCCTTGATGTCTCGCAAGTAGTGGGTGTGGTCTGCAGCCGCAGCGCCAAGCTCCGTCAGAGACGGCTTGTCTTCCGTGGTATAGATTCGAGCCCATGCGCCGGTCGCGGCGGAGTTGATCCCTCTGCGGGTATAAATTTTGGCATCATGGCCGAATGCGATCTGCTGATACCAATTGCCAGAGCCTGGATTACCGCCAGTTGAGATCACCAGGCCGTGGCCGTAGCCGGACATTGGTGCCCCGACCGCGCCCGGGCCGTACTGGAAGAAGCCGGGTTTCGCAGCAGCAGCGACGTTCAAGTCCGTCAACATGCCGGCTGACTTGAACACATCGGCCTTGCTCGACGGCAACGCTGCGACTGCCAGGTCGTAGGCCTTCTTGACTGCTCCGGCTGTGGCGTATTTAGTGTCACTGGCGTCGTTGACAGCGGCGGTCGCTCCCCAGTTGTTCACGTTCGACAGGCCCACATCCGTCGCGGTCGGCTTGTTGCCAGTGTGATACACATCAAAATTGGATCCGTTCTGATGGTATTGGAACTTGTTGTTCCCCAGTCGGATGTAGTGCTGGAAATCACTGGCTGAGGCAGCCATGCCGCCGAAGATATACTCTCCCGCGACAACGCTATTCCCCATTGCGGCGCGATACCCGGCCCGCTCGGCGACAATGGCAACCGCATCATCCACATCGGTCTTAAAAATACCGGAGAATGTGCCGCCGTTAATGTCTCTCAGAGTGGGGCGAGAGCTTGCGGAATAAACACGGTTCCCGGAGTCGAACAGCTCGCCGCCGTCGAAAGCAAGAGCCTTGATAGTGTTGGTGTCGCCATCCCAGGCGTGGTGGCATAGCACTCGCTGGGCACCGGAAATCTGCGCATCACCGTCAACCACAAAAGCCCCCGTCAGCTCCTCCTTCGGTCGCGTCAAAGCTCCGTTAGGCGAGCCAATCACTTGCGCGTGAACGCTCCCCCACATGTGAGCTGATTTGACCCACACGACGGTTTTGTTGTTATCGAAGGTGACGTAGACACACGCCGCCCGCTGATTGCCATGGACGGGAGTCACGACCACATGCAGTCGACCCTGGGGATCCCTCTCGAAGCGAGAAACATTTACGCGAACGCGCCCGGTTGCCCCGGAGTAATTTGTGTCGCCGTGAACATCGATCTCATAGGTCTGGTCAATGCGAGAAGTCGCAAGATCCCACTCACAGACCTTGTACCAGCGGAACTTATATTCCGTATCAACAAGAAGGTGAGTTGAGCCGAGCAGCTTGTAGCCTTCACCTTGGAAAATACTCGCCGGAGCGGCCCCAATATCGGCAGGTGTGGGCTTGAAGCCCTGGTGATACACCTGGTCGCCCTTGATGCGCAGGTTGTCACTCTTGAGGGTCATCAAGTCGGTCGTGGTTGAGCCGTTTACTGACTGCCACTTGAAATACTCGTTGCCGTTGTCGCTGGTTCGGAACCACATAAAAGAGTCGACATCGCTGTCGGCGCTGTTCTTGAAGCCAATCGCTGCGGCGTCGGTATTCCGCGACCACTGCAGAACGGAGTCGTTGGTGAACGTGACCGAACCGGTCAGGCTGCCGCCTGCTTTCGGGAGGGCTGCGTTCGCAATGTCAGTGACACGCTTCACTGCGCCAGCGGTAGCGTAGGTCGTGTCGCTCGGGTCATTGGTGGCGGTGGAGAACGGCCAGTTGTTCACGTTCGACAGGCCTACATCGCCAGGTGTTAACGCTTCCCAGGAGAAGGACCCTGCAGTCGCACCGGCCTTGAGGACCTTGCCGTTGCTCGTGGTGCCGGTAGCCGGGACATGCAGATTGCCGTCACTGGTCGGGTGAGTGTAGTTGTTCGCTCCGACACCGATACCGTCCAGCTTCGCCTTGTCCGCGGCACTCATGAAGCCGCTCATGGACGAAGTGGCGGAGGCGTGAGCTGTGCCGCCTGAGCCAACGTGAGAGCTTGGAGTTGCGTCGGTGATGCCGTAGTCGTTCAGGGTCGTCGGGTTAGATCCGCCAGTAACGTGCCCGTTCGCATCAACAGTCACAGTGCGATAAGAGCCCGCCGCTACCTCTGACGCGGGGTGAACGTATGCGTTAGCGGAGGCTTGCACACTGTCGAGCTTAGCCTTGTCCGCTGCGCTCATGAGACCGTTCGCAGTAGTCGTCGCTGCACTGGTGCTGGCAGCGCCCAGAGTGGCCCTCATCGTCGCAGAGTCGGCGTCGTCAAGAAGTGCGCGCGCAGCCCCTGTCACCGTCATTGCCGCAGCCGTGCCGGCAGCAGTGAAGTAGATGGCTTTGTCCGCGGCCATGGCCAAGCCTTCAATGGCCTTCAATGTCGCGCTGGAGACACCGTACCCGGTCAGATTGGTCGGTTTGCCACTGGTGATCTTGCTCCAGTCCAGAGCTGGGATGTCAGCAGCGGTCTGAGTGGTCGCGGCGGTCACTCGCCCCTTGGCATCCACAGTCACCTTGGTGAAGGTGCCAGCAGTGACGCCGCTGTTGGCCAGGGTCACGGCCATGGATGCGTCAGCAGAGCCGTCGAAGGTCAGAGAGCCGGTCGCGTCGCCAGTCAGTGCCAGAGCTCGGGCGGTAGCCAGCTTGCCGGCTGATACAGCAGAGCCCGCAGCTTCGGTCAGAACCTTCGAGTTCATGGAGTAGAGGCCGTCAGCTCTCATCTCACCAACACAAACGTTGTTTACCACCAAACTCACGATGTTATTGGTGATGGTACCGAATGACAGATCGTTACCAGAAACTGCAATCTCGTTGGGGTCGAACGCGATCCCAGCGGAAGAGCTGCCGATCTTGAGCCACCCATTGTCAAACGAGGTGCCGCCAATGGTCGGCCCGCTGGCAATGTTCACAAGGGTTTGACCGGTGATAGACCCGCCAGCCTTCTGGAAGAGATCTGCGTGAGCATGGCCAGATGCGGCCGCGTCCGTGATTCCATAGCCTGCAAGGGTGGTCGGACGGTTCTTGAGGTTGGCGAAAGTGTGCGCGTGACTGTCGTCAGTAACAGCCAGGGAAATGCTAACGTTGCCGGTGCCGTCGAAGGATGCGGAGCCGGTGCCGTCGCCGGTGATGGAGATCGTCCTGGCGGTCGCCAGTTTTGCTGCGGCAACCGCAGTAGCCCCAGATCCGAGAGCTCCAACGTCGGCGGCTGTCAGACGCACAGCGCCCTTCATGCCGTTCACCGACTGCACGGACTCCGTGTTGTCGATCTTGTAGAACTTTTTCAACGAGCTGGAGTAAACCAGGGTGTCTCCGACTTCATAATCAACGCCGTCCAGGGAGGAGATACCAGCCGTCGTGACCTTCCAGAAGCACGCTAGGTCTTTGTCAGCGGCGCCAGTCAGAGGGGTGGGGTAGACGCCGCTGGACATATTGACCTCACCGGCCTCCATGAGAGCGCCGGTCGACACATACATCGCCTCGCGGGCGATCTGGGCTGACGCAGCCGCGTCTGCCGCCGAAGAAGCTGCTGCCGTTTTGGAGGAGGACGCAGCGGTCGCTGAGTTAGCCGCTGCAGTGGCTGAGTTGGCGGCCGCAGTGGCTGAGTTCCCAGCTGAGGTAGCAGAGCTGGCCGCCGAGGTGGCGGAACTGGCCGCCGCTGTAGCCCTTGCGGTGGCAGTGCTTGCCCCGGCTGCGGCCTCGCTGGCTTTGGTAGTAGCAGTGCTGGCGCTGGTTGACGCGCTTGATGCGTGACCAGATGCCTCGGACGCCTTAGCCAGAGAGGTGCTCGCACTGGCTGCAGCCGCGGTGGCGGACTCGGAGGCCTTGGTTGCGTGGTGCAGGGCAGAGAACTTGCCAGTTATGACGGCTGAGTCCACGGCATTGTCTGCCCATTTCTGAGCGCTAACAGCGCTGGTTGCTGCGGCGGAAGCCTTGGTGTTGGCGTTGGTCTCGCTGGTCTTGGCCGCTGTGGCGCTGTTGGCTGCTGCCGTGGCGCTGTTGGCTGCTGCAGTGGCGCTGCTGGCTGCTGCTGTGGCGCTGGAGGCAGCCTCGCTGGCTTTGGTCGATGCGGTGGAAGCAGACTCGGACGCCTCGCCGGCCTTGGTCGACGCGGTAGATGCGGAGACGGCAGCATCAGCGGCCTTATTTGCTGACGCTGCGGCGGAGGCCTGACTTTCAGACGCCTTGGTGGTCGCGACGCCCTGAGACGCGGCGGCGGCAGTTGCGCTTGATGCGGCAGCAGTCTTGGAGGAGGACGCGGCGGTTGCGGAAGAGGCGGCAGCGGTCGCAGAGGAAGCGGCAGCGGTCGCAGAGGAAGCGGCGGCGGTCTTTGAAGAAGACGCTGCGGTCGCGGAGGAGGCAGCGGCGTTCTTGGACGAGGTCGCGCTATCGACAAGAGCCGTCAGCTCTGCTCTGGATGAGCTAAGAGATGCGGTGATCTCGTCAAAGTTAGCTCTGACCTGGGTAAACTGGGCACCAAGCGCTGCGGGGTTCAGATCGTCGATCTGCTTGACCGCGTCCGCTACAAGCTTCTCCATCTGGGAGGGGGTCATGATCTGGCGCTTGTTGCCGGCGGCATCAAGCATGACGCGATACCCCTTGTTCGCGGGGTTGTTGTCGGGCGGCGAGAGGTCGTTGGCAGAAGAGGGCCCCGCCTGCCAGCCCATTTGCTGGTCAAGGAACCGCTGCCAATTCGCCATCATCGCGCCGATCTGGGCGTAAAGCTCAGTAATGGTCGGTGTGGTCATAATGCCTCCAAGTGAATAATGGAGGCATTATATTTAAACCTCGTTGTGACAGTAAGTGTTTACTGATGATTTGTCCCTTATAACCCCGTCACATCGATCACTGCGAAAGAGGCGTATGACAGACCAAAGCTAACTTCTGCAGGGATAGTCTGAACAACCTGGACGGACACGGAGTTGTCCAGATCAGCAATGAGACCGTACAGGTAGGACATACCGATGCCGTAAGAACGCGCAAACAGAACCTTCGCAGTCACAGCGACCGGCACCGTGTACCTCTTTGGGAGATTGTTGTTCTGCATAGAAGAGACCACGTCGATCACTCGAATGGCCTTGCTGCTGCTCTGGTAGGACAACTTCCCGCTGCTACTGAAAACCTGGACTCCGTATTTTGAAGGGGAGTTTAAGGCGCGAGTGAACAGGTAGACCGTCACGACGCCCTGCGGTCTGTGTCCCCATACGGACACAACCCATCGCCCGGTTTCCGAGCTTACCCCCGCCACACAAATCCCTCTCGCGAACACAAGAGGTGGCGGCTCGCTTCCCGAGATCCCCGTGTCCCATGTTTGGGTACTTGGGCCGGAGGTGAAATCCCTCTTTGCCAGGAAGCAGGGGACGTACTCGTCCCCTTTGATCAGATTAACCCCTTTGGAGTTGGCGATCTGAAACCCGTACATCATCTACTCCTTAGAACAATGATTGAAAAGCCGATATTGGTGAACGCTCTGTGCTCCCCTGGTGCCGGAGCAGTGGCTGGATCAATCGGCCATCTCACAACCCCTCCTACTGCACTCAACACGACAGGGCTGCCAAGAGCAGGGGTGAAGGAGCTGGTCTCAATGATGATCAATCTCTCTCCGCTTTCGACCGAGTAATAGCGAGTGCCAGAGGCACTCACTTCAAACTGGTCGAGCACATTGAACGGGCGATAGGTCTCAGTGAAGTTAGTCCCGTCGTCCTCAATGATCGTGATGCCATATGCCATTACAGAAGCCCGATTCGCACCCGCAGAACGCCGTTCTCGTCTCGAACGTCAATCCGGTTTTGGGTGATGTTGATGCCTGTGGCGCCAGCGTTGGCACCGATGTTAACCGCCCCCAGAGCGTTGAGCTTGCTGGTGTAGACGGAACCGTCAGCGTAGATGATCGTGTTCCATGTCTTACCCCAACCGCCGAATGGCCCGCCGGGGCCGAAGCCTGCAGCGCCGTCCTTGATGTAGCAGTTGCCCATGTCCAAGGTCCCGCCGGAAATGACCGGGGCTGACACGGACACGCCGGCCGACACGTACTTCGCGGTCACGTTGAGGGCGTTGATGTAGCTCGCCGTCACCTTGTCGGCCACCAGGTTCCCGATCACCGCGCTGTCGATGTAGGCGTCGGCCAGGTATGCCTTGCCGTTGACGACCTTGAAAGGTGAACTTCTCAGGACAGAGCCGGTAGAGCTTCTGGAGATCAGCGCAAACACATCTGCGTCGATCAGGAAGCTGGTCTTGGACCCATCGTTGAAGAACCCGACCCCGCCCGTCAGAGAGTCGACCGCAGTCTTCACACCCCATTGAGCGTTGTACTTGCCGTCAATGCCCGAGACGGTAGAGCTCAAGCTGGTGACGCTACTCTTCACACCGTTGATCGAGGTGTTCAGGGTCGTCTCCAGGCTCGCACGGGCGTTCTGCTCCGTGGTGATAGCCGCCTTGCGGTCGGTGATCTCAGTCGTGATCCTGTTCTTCTCGGTCGTGATCTGGCCACTCAGTTTGGTGTCCAGGGCGGTGATAGAGCCGTCTGTTGTTGCCTGGGCGGTCTTCCGGTCGGCGATCTCCGTGTCGATCTTCCCGTTCGCAGTAGTGATCTGCCCGCTCAACTTGCTGTCGAGGGTAGTGATCGACTGATTCACCGCAGCGATGGCCGCTGTTCGGTTGGTGACCTCGGCACTTACCTTGCCGTCCACAGTGGTGATCTGTCCGCTCAGCTTGGTGTCCAGGGTTGTGAGCGCCTTGTCCGTGGTGGCTTGAGCCGCCTTCCGCTCGCTTACCTCCGTGGCCACCGCGGCGTTGGTCGTTGTGATCTGACCACTGAGCTTGGTGTCCAGGGTAGTGATCGCCTTGTCGGTCGTAGCCTGCGCTGCCTTTCTATCACTGACCTCCGTCGCTACGGCAGCGTTGGTTGTGGTGATCTGACCACTGAGCTTGGTGTCCAGGGTGGTGATCGACTGATTCACCGCAGCGATGGCCGCTGTTCGGTTGGTGACCTCGGCACTTACCTTGCCGTCCACAGTGGTGATCTGTCCGCTCAGCTTGGTGTCCAGGGTTGTGAGCGCCTTGTCCGTGGTGGCTTGAGCCGCCTTCCGATCACTGATCTCCGTGGCCACTGCTGCGTTGGTCGTTGTGATCTGACCGCTCAGCTTGGTATCCAGGTCGGTCAGAGCCTTGTCAGCCGTAGCCTGTGCCGCCTTCCGATCACTGATCTCCGTCGCCACGGCGGCGTTGGTTGTGGTGATCTGTCCGCTCAACCTGGTGTCCAGAGCCGAGATGGAGTTATTCACGCCAGTGATGGCGGTCTTTCGATCGGCAATCTCGGTGGTGGCCTTGCTGTCTACGCCTGTGATGGAGCCGGTCAGGCGCAGGTCCAGCGCAGAAATGGTCTTACCCACTTCGACGACCGCCGTCTTCCGATCCGCTACCTCTGCAGCGATGCTGCTGTTCGCGGCAGAGATCTGACCGCTCAGCTTGGTCTCAAGGTCAGTGACGGACTTGTTGACCGCAGTGATAGCGGTGGTTCGGTTCGTGACCTCCGTGTTCACCTTGCCGTCGACAGTCGCAATCGAGCCGCTCAGCTTGGTCTCAAGGTCAGTGACGGACTTAGCCACAGTGGAGAGTGCGCTTTGGCGGTTGGCGACTTCGGCAGTGACACGGCCGTCGGTGGTGCTGATCTGAGAGCTCAGCTTCGAGTCGAGAGCAGCCACGGCCTTGTCCGTAGTAGATACGGCGCTCTTGCGGTCGGCCACTTCCGCGTCGATGAGACCAGTGACAGACGCGATCTGGGTTGCGAGCTTCGAATCCAGAGCTGCTACAGTGCTGTCTGTCGTCGCCGCCGAGCTCTTGCGCTCAGTGATCTCAGCATCGAGCTTGTCGTCTACCCCGTCTACTTTGGCTGTCAGCCTAGTCTCCAGTGCGGATACTGACTTCCCGATCTCGACGTCGGCAGATTTCCGGTCGGCGATTTCAGCGTTGAGGCTCCCGTTCGTGCCGGTGATGGAGGCCGACAGTCGGCTATCCAGAGCGGCCAGGGAGGTGTTTACGGTTGAGATGGCGCTCTGACGGTTCAGGGTCTCAGCCGCAACCTTCCCGTTCACCCCGTCGATCTTGGCGTTCATAGCTGTGGCGCTATCGACAGCCGCCTTCTCGACAGTCGCGACTGCGGCCTTGCGATCCGTGATCTCGGTGTTGACCTTGGTCGTCAGGGTGTTGATGGACCCGGTCAGCTTAGTGTCCAGCGCTGTAACGGCCTTGTCAGTCGTCGCTTGAGCGGTCTTGCGGTCAGCAATCTCTGTGGCGATCTTCCCGTCGTTCACGGCCACAGCCCCGGATAGCCGGGTGTCCAGCTCGGTCAGACTGGTGTTGACGGTCGTGATGGCTGTCTTGCGCTCCAGGATCTCGGTATCCACTCGGCTATTCACGCCGGCGATGGAGCCAGCCAGTCGACTTTCTGCTGCGGCGGTAGCACTCTTGGCGTCAGCTACGGCGACCTTCCGATCCTCAACCTCTGTCAACACCTGACCAGCCACGCCAGCAATGGAGCCGGTCAGTCGAGTCTCCATGCCAGACATCGCAGAGTTGGTGTCTGCCACGGCCTTCTTGCGATCGGACACCTCGGTTGCCACCTGTCCGGCGACACCTGCGATTGACCCGGAAAGACGAGTATCCATAACGGACATAGCAGAGTTGGTATCAGCCACGGCCTTCTTGCGGTCAGTTACCTCTGTCGACACCTGACCAGCCACGCCAGCAATGGAGCCGGCCAGTCGGGTCTCCATGCTGGACATCGCAGAGTTGGTGTCGGCCACGGCCTTCTTGCGGTCAGTCACCTCGGCAGCCAGGTTGGCGTTCGCAGTGGAGACCATACCGGTCAGCTTCGTGTCGAGCTGGGAGAGGGAGTTGTTCACCTCGGAGATGGCCAGGGTGCGGTTCGTAACCTCGGTCGATACCTTGGTGTCGGTGCCCGCGATGGCGGTCTTGAGTGTGCTCTCCATGGCTGCCATGGATGTTTTCAGATCGGTCTCAACCTTGGAACGAGCCACCACTTCCGCATCGACCTTCTTGTCGACGGAGGTGATGGATGACCGCACGGAGCTGATGTCGGAAGCCCGTGCTCCAGCCTCATCGGTGATCGCCTGCTTGCGGTTGGAGATCTCGGACGCGAGCTGGCTATTTACCGCAGTCTTGTTCGCCGCCACGGTGTTGGTCAGATCGGAGATGGCCTTGTTCGCGTCAGCGATGGAGGTCTTCACCTCGGAGATGTTGGCCAGCACCGAGACGTCGACGTCCTCGAACTTGGCGTAAATCTCGTTGATCTTGGTAGCCATGCTGGAGTCGATAAGCGCGATGCTTTCGCTCAGCTCCTTGAGACCGGACGACGCGCCGCCCTGGACCGCGCCAATCATGCCCTCGACACGCTTAATCTCGCCGCCTTCGCCAAGCATACGCTCACGCAACTGATCTACCAGGCCACGGACGCCATACGGCCCATGCCACTCGACGCGACGATCAGTTTCATGGAGGTCGTGCTGCATCAGCAGGCGCAGGCCCACCTCTGCTGCAGTAGTGGACAACTCAATGGACTCGGCCGCCTTCACCTCGCTGGCCTTGGCCACCTCTGCCGCAGTCGTGGACAGCTTCATGGACTCGGCCGCCTTCAACTCGCTGGCCCTGGCCACCTCTACCGACTCTCTCGCGATGGTCAGCGATTCGTCCGTCTTCACGACGATCACGTCGATGGAATCCACCGCCTTCTGAGCGTCGGCAATGGCCTTGTCCAGAACTTCGGTCACGTCGTCGTTCAGGAAGTCGAACTTGATCTGCTTGTCCAGCAGCTTGCTCATTTCCTCCGGTGACAGCTTGACCATGACGAACGAGCCGTTGCTCGTGTGGAACGGGCTCTGGATACCGGCCTTGTTGACGTGCCGAACCCAGACGTAATAGCCGTAGCCGGACGCCGATGGGATGTTCACCATGGAGGATGTCTCCTCCGCAGCCAGCATCTTGCTGGTGTCCAATGCAGGGGCGGCCAGCGGCCTATAGTCGGCATCGACGAGCACGCGCTGGACGAAGACCTGGGTCTTCTCATGGCCCTCGTAGCGCGGCATGTCCCAGGAAACACGGACAGCCCCTAGTGCTGCGGTCACTGCGACGTTCACGGGCTTGATGGAGGGCTCTATGATCTCCGCTTCCATCGGGTCGTAGATGGCCGCCGGCATTGACCACTCGGGATCAGTCAACTCCTCTACGCTACAGAAGCGGCGGGAGGACATGAAGATGGCAGCCTTGGGGTTGACCGCGGCGGTCGGATCCGGGGTCTTCTTCCAGATAGCCTGACTCGGCTGCGGGTTGTCGTAGGTGCCGCCTGTCGGTCGCTCAGGGGTCTCCTGGGAGTAGGTGTAGACGGTCACATCGTTGAATGCGGCGGAGCGAGTAGGACGGCCGCTGCCGATGAACGAGAAGGGGCCCACTGAGTCGGTCAGGTCGATGGTGCGAGCCCAGTAGAAGAACAGCTTCTTTTCGTCATTCCGATCGGTGATGACGTGGCTGAACCGCCCGAAGCTATCAGCATGGCCAACCGTCTTGCCGAACAGCTCCACCCCTGCCTTCGTGATGCCGGCATGGCTCGCGACGTTCTCGATCAGGGTTGATTTTCCTGGAACGCCTGACCCGTAGCCGTCAGGGATCACGGTGCCTTGGCGAATGGCCCAGACCTCAACCTGCTTGACGCGGTACGGGTCGAAGCTCAGGTTGGAGATCAACAGGCCGCCGTTGACAGGAGTCACGGAGCCGCCGGTGACAGGCATGTTGTTCGCGTTGGTCGGGATACCAGACACAACAACCCCTGTGCGGAGAGCCACACCCTTCTTGCCGGAGATGGAGTAGGGGGTGATCATGAAGTCGACCCTGTCCCCAGCCTTCAACATCAGCGAAGCGTGGGTCATCTGACGGCCGAGCCGCTGAACCTGGTTCTCGTTGATAGTCGCAGTGACTTCGGCGTGCTTGTACTGCGGGGAAGAGTGGGTCCAGGTAACGGTGGCCTGAACGTTAAAGCCCCCGCCCTCAAACACTGCGGTCTCGGTAATCTCAACGTTCTCTACCGCCGACAGCACGCGCTCATAGGCGCTATCAGTGACCAGGAAGTCGGTATCAGAGTCGTCAAACACTCGCTCGTCATACTCCAGAGCGGTGATCTGGCGCGTCAGATCGTTACCGGTGAGGCCGATGCTGCGAATGGTGAACAGTCGAGCCTTGAACTCCGGGAACCCGAGCATGAAGTGGTTGAGCTTTTCAGGGTGAATCGCCAGGCCGGTCACGCGAACACGGTCAGTCATGACCCCGTAGGCTGCCGGTGTGGCTGATGCTGACTCGATCACATCGGTGTCGAACAGAGTGACCTTGGCTCCAACCGCAAAAGCATCGAAGTCGCGAACCACGACCCCCTTCTTGCCGTTCGAGTCGGTGAACACATCGAAGACGGGAGTTTCGACGTTAGCAACCTTGGCGCGAGTCACTCGACCGACGGTCTTATCGTTGAAGCCGGTCAGAACGACATAGCCACCCAGGACGGACTCGACGGTGAAGACGCCGCGGTTGACCACGCTGGTCTGGATAGACATCTTCCAGGCCTTGCCGGCCTCGAAGTTGACGGGGTGATCCAGGATCAGGTCGTAGACGCCGGTCGACACCTTCTGGACGCTCTCCAGCTTGCCGGCCTCGCCCCAGGTCATCATGTTGTGCTGAACCTCGACCACGCTGCCGATCGTACAGGCCAGAGCCTCCACTGGGGCGGCGAACGTGACAGTCTCGACCAGCTTGTTGGTGTTCAACATGAAGTTGGCTTCACGAACAGCGTGCTCGTTGGTCACGATGCCCATGATCTTGGTGGAGGTTGTGACCGGCTTGGCTCCGCGTGCCAGGGCCTGCTTGTCGTAGACCTTGATCACCCGTTGCCGGAAGTCGTATTCCTCGTCGTAGTAGGTGAGCTCCACCTCGTTCGCCCGGTCGCTCTGGCCAGCCCAGTTGATGGCGAAGGAGCCCTCTATGATGTTGTCGACACCGAAGGACATGACCGGGGATTTCGGCATCTCGACAGATACGGTGTATCTGGTGCCGGTACGAACAGGCACAGCGCGACCAGCACGGAAGACCGCGGCAATTGCGTCCCACAGAGTTTCCTTGCCGTCCACGATAGCGCGGAAGGTCAGTCGCTTCTCTCGGCAGTAATCCGCCCACTTCTTGAAAGCCCAGAAGTCGAGTCGGTTGGGGTCCAGCCCGCCGCCGAATCGGTCTTCGGTGAGCATGTCCCACGCGATCCAGGCCGGGTTGTCGTGGTCATAGAAGCCGTTGACGTAGAGGCTGTCGCTCGCCCGGGGTAGGGTGTGCGGCGGCATATTCAGGGCCAGGACGTTCGGGATGACCGTCCCCAGCTTCTTCGAGGCCTGCTTGTGCTGTGTCGCCGTGAGCGCCGGATAGTCTGCTCGCTCCTTCTGGGTGATCGGGAACTTGAGCACGTTGATGTCGGCGCTCGACACCCACTTACCCTGATTGGCATCCCACACTCGGATGACCCGACCGTAGTTCTCAAACGTCACCTTCGGGGACGAGCTGATCTGGTCGCTGACCTTCAACTTCACATAGAGAAGCGCCGTGTGGTTGTAGGCCAGGTCGGTGTAGATGATCTCGGCCACTTCGTTCAGAACGACAGAGTCCCCGGTACGCTCATCGGTGGAGTCATCAGTAACGCGCCTGGCACGAATGGAGTACCGCCCCTCTGGCAGCCTTGGCGATTCGAAGGAGTAACGCATCGTCGCGCTGGCGTCATTGCCGGTGAGACGCAGAACGGCGTCGTTGTTTACGTAGCGGGTGACAGCGTCGCCGTTATAGCCGCTGACGATGATGTTGGAGGTGTGGAACTTGTGATAAGTCCCGACAATCCGCCCGTTACTCACCAGGTCGCCGTAATCGTAGGCGGTCAGACCGTCCAGAGAGTACAGAACCTTCTTGGCGATGGTGTTCTCCGGCTTGCTGTACTCCCGGTACGGGTGGCCATAGTAAGTGGTGCTCTTGGCCCCCTTTGGAGTAACGGCATCGCCATGCAGGACGTACTTCTCGTCCTCTAGCGCGTAGTAGTTACGGTACGTGCCGGACTTTTTCTCGAAGATATTGGGCCGGGTCTTGTCGATCAACTGGGACCCGCGCTTCACCTCTACGATTTCACCGACTACCAGGCGTTCGCCGGCGATGTCGATGCGCCAACCTTTATCCGCGTTAGCCTGAGACACACCGGTCGTCAGCGGGCGGAACATAGAGTCAGGTGCGCCGAATGGTTTGATCTCCGCGATCACGTCGACCTGATGAGGCTTCTGGTTGCCCTGGTCGTCCATCTTGTAGATGTTGGACAGAAAGTCCAGGCGAACGCCCTCAACCTCTCTACTCACGCTGGTCGTGAACTCGGTCCAGACGGAGGCCTTCTTCATCTCTCGGTTCACAGTCACCTGGTTAGGGATGATCTGTTGGTCAAAGATGTCGGTGGTATCCTGGCCGTCGTTACCGTTCAGAACGCGGTACTCGACGTCGGTCAGAGAGTCGAGAGGCTGATCGTTGATCAGGATACTGCCCGGCTTCACGCCGGCAATGACACCCTCGCCTGCGTTGATGAGCATGTGCAGGTATTGGGTTTGGCCGCTCATCGTCGTGTAGTTGCCGATGATGTTGCCAGCCTGGCGATGGCGACCGTAAGTGACAGGGACAGGCAGGCCATCTTCGGAGGTGTTCTTCGCCCCGTCGATACCGTATGTCCGGCTCTCTGTCCCGCTCCCGCCTCGCGTCTTGTTGTTCATGCTGGAGTAGGGCAGGAGCGCGTTGATCGCCAGCGTGCCGCCGATCATGACCGCCGCGCCGGCGGCCGCTAGGCCTGCTGAGCCGGCCGCCAAGCCGGTCATGCCTGATAGAGAGTAGGCCCCGGTGCCCATCGTGAAGTAGGTCAGCGCAACCACTGCAACCAGACGAACGATGGTCTTTCCAGTGCTACCGCCGCCACCCATAGGGATAGGGGCGATGGCAATCACGTCGCCAGCGCTGGGGATTTCAAGGTGAAGATCGTCCTGGGGGAGGATCCGCCCGTTGACGGAAAAGGCGTAACGGCCAGACAGCTCACCGATGTATCCAGAGAGCGGCTGGCCGGGGATCAGTTCCCTTTCTTCAATGTGCTTGGCATCAGGGACCAGAGGGTTCCTGATGATCACAAACCGGATGGTCTGTGGAATTTTGTGCGGCATACCGGTAAAGCCCCTCGATGCGATTGATCCAATTCGAAAGGCGCTCTCTGCAGACACCACCCGTAACTTCGCTGGTATGAATAAACTCGTCGTCGCCGAGGTACATGGCGACGTGAGTAAAGCGCCCAAGGCGCATGAATAAAACGACCCCTGGCTCGACATCATCGACCGGTCGCCACAGGTGCAACTGGCCGCGCATCAGAGCTGATATTTCCGCTGCACTGGTTGGGGATGAGTAGTCAGGCAGGTTTATTCCGTAGGCTCTTCGGTAGAGCTCCATCAGTAGTCCGTAACAGTCGAGCGCAACCCCCGGGGTGCGCCCGCCGTATTCGAACCTTGTCCCGATCAGATCGTCGCAATCAACCACTAGATCTGCGCCACTGTGATCGACGGATACCCGCCGAATCGTGATTCGTTCTTATGCACCCGACAGCCGTTATCCCCAGTCAGAGACAGATCGCAGGACGTCAGCGTTCCCGTGTACCCACAGAAGCGAGACTTGTAGCGGAAGCTGCACCGGTCTCGCATCTGAGTTCGACCAGGGAACATCCGAGTCAGGGGGTTCTCTGCCCCAAGCTCGAGATTCACGGCGTAGTCAGGGGACGAGCTACCCACGACCTCGAAGATTTCCGAGAAGTCGACGAGCGACGTTCTGTCTTCGGGGTCGACGGTGAGCAGCATCATCGTGACTTTGCTCCCTACTGCGCCCCGATAGGTCTGCAGGTAGGGGCGAACCAGGCCGATAGAGTCCTGAATCGACAGGTTGACGTTCTGGATCTCGTTCGCGTCGTCCTGCAGGGACAGGTCGAAGCTGATCTTCGTGTAGAGGTGCCCGTCGATGGTCAGGTCGGTGTCGTAGTTCACGATCCGAAGAGTCATGACGTAGGCCGAGGTCACGGGGTCAACCAGGTCGATGTCCAAAGCGATGACCATGGCGTTCTCAGAACTGACCCTGTTCTTCTCCAGAACACTAGCTATGCTCAGGTTGCTCATTATTCACCATCCTCGTTAAGCATTTACTGATTTTACACTTCCGTCATTTCCACGTCAGTAATGTCGTAGCGATGATTTCCGCCGACCCCCACGTAGTTGGACGTCGGGGCGGATCCGGTCAGCCGCACAGAGATGATCTCGCCAGTTGTCGGCACCTGGTAGGCGAACTCGGTGTGCTTGCCGACCGTCTGGAAGAAGCGCATCAACTGGTCCTCTTGCTGGGCGGTGAGCGCGGAGAAGCCGGTCTTGAAGATGCGCCGCGGACGTCTTGCGCTCCTGGGTCTGGTGTACGAGTACCCGCTCTCCGTCTTGGACTCGACCGTGTTGTCCTTGAATGTCTTCTTGAAGAAACGGGAGTCCTCGCGGACCCCCTCTGGCGGGAAGATGGATGAAACTGCCATCACTTGGCTCCTTGCATTGCGGTTCTCAGTCGGCCCGGGCGGGACATGGCGCTCAGCACGACGTCGATGATGTACTTCTCACCGTCGAAGCGCTGTCCACGCCCTTCCGCCTCTACAGGTGCGCCGCTCTGGTTGATCAGGTTGAAGTGGATTGCCGGGGCCGCCCCAGCGTTGGCTGGTCCGGTCATGGTCACGGGGATGGTTCGGCCATCCGGTAGCGGAACATATGCCTCGTTGTGAGACCCCTCGCCGAAGAGGGCCAACTGCGGGCTGGTAGCGATGCCGCCCTTGGCGTACTTCCGCAGGGGCACGCTGCCGTGCTCTGACATGATGCCGCCGTTGGCGTGAGGTACGATGTTGCCAAAGCCCATTGCAGACGCTCCGGCTTCGAAGGCTTTCATCAGAGCCATCTTCACCAGGAACTTCTCCAGATCCTTGGTGATGGACTGAATCATGTCGCCGAAGCTGGCCTTACCCTCGAGGATGCCGGCTGTCATCGCGTCGAACACCCCATCGAAGGCGCCGGCCAGCTTGTCAGTGACGGAGTCCTCCATCTCGGCCAGGTTGCGCTTCCAGATGCCGAATACTGAGGTGTTCTGAGCCTTCTGCTCCTCAACCTGGGCACGCTGCTTCTTGACCAGCTCGATGTTCTGCTCGATGAGATCGGCCTCTTCCTTCGCAGCGTCGCCGCGTTCGCGGGCATACTTGAGTCGTTCCTTCTCCTGCGCCAGCAGCTCGTCCAGTTGCCGGATCTGGCGGTCATACTCGGCTCTGGCTCGGGCCATCGAGGGCATCATGGCCTCGGTGGTCTCGGTGATGGACTTCTGCATCTGTGCGCTGATGTTGAACTGGTCCGTCATGCGCTGCTTCTGCAGGATCTCGTCGATCTTCGCCGCATCCTCTTTGAGCACCCCGGAAGCCTTGTTCAGGTTCCTCTCGATCTCCTTCACTGCCTCGTTGGTCTGCTCGAAGCCTCGCTCCCATTCCAGGAACGGGTTGTCGCTGCGACCGATGGCGGAGCCCATTTTCTTCGAGATGGAGATGGACAGGTCATCGAGACGGTCGACGGTGGTCCGGCGCAGACGGGCACGCTCGTTGAGGCTTCGGGCCTCCTCGTTGGCTGCGTCCTTGGCCATTGCCGCGATCCGCATCTGCTCGACCTGGTAGTCCTTGAGCCCCTTGTACTTGCCGGCGGCCATCATTGCTTCCAGCTTGGCCAGCTCCTTGCCCTTGACGGCCTGCTCATCCATCAAGCCGAGCGAGACCTTCTGCATCTTGATCTCTTCCAGCTTGCCGGCTGTGAAGGCATTGGCTGACTGCAGGTAGGAGGTGGATGGGTCGATCTTGCCGGTCTTGGCAACCTGGCTGGCCAGGCGGTCAAGGCCCTCGTGAGACACGTTGACGGCCTCATTGAAGGTATTCCAGTCCTTCGTTACTCGATCCAGGCGACCCTGCAGGCTGGAGAGCTGCTTGTCCTGCTCGATGGTGTAGGCCTTCTCGCCGTTCCCCTTGTCCGGGGCTGCGGCCTGGATCGTCTTGATCTGAGCCTCAAGGGACTTAGCCTCCTCGCGGAAGATGGAGTTGAAGTCCTCCATCGCCTTCTGGCGAGCCGGCAGGAGCTCGCTGTTCAGCGTCTTCTGGTACGCCTCGTTGGCCGCCTTCGCGTCGTCCTTGAACTTGGACGCCTCCTCCTTGGCCTTGAGCTCGGCCTGCTTCGCGGCCTTCTCGTAGCTCATGGAGACCTCGCGCAGGGGCTTGGCCATCAGGTTCGCCGCAACAGAGCTACCCTGGTTACGCAGGGTCTCGTTGACATGCTCACGGGCAGACTTGATTGCCTCTGCAGCCTTGACCAGGCGTGCCTCAGACGCCTTGATCTCCGACTCCATTCGCTTCACGTCGTCGAAGGTGCTGAACAGGCGGGCAGACTTCGCTCCGGACAGCCCGAGCTGCTGGCCGAGGCTGAGCTTCTGAGCGCTGGTCCCGTTCTTCAAGATCTCGACCTGCTCGTTGGTCAGCTTGTACTGAGCGGTCAGGTCAGCGACAGCAGCCTTCGTCTCGATGAGCGCCTGCTTTCTGTCCTTCAACTTGACCTCGTCCTCGCCCATCTGGGTCGTGGCGTACTTGAGATCGTCGAAGGTGGCAACCAGGCCGCCGGTCTCGATCACCTGGTCGGCGATCCGACGCTGCTTGAGGTAGAACTCGTCCAGGGCGTACAGGGCGACACCGATCGCAGCCACGATCACGTTCGTCCAGCCGCCGAACATGTTGGCCACGGACGAGGAGATTGCGGACAGGCGAGACTGGCCGGACTGGAGCATGGTCAGACGGCCCTGCATGGCTGCGCGCTCAATGTCGAACTGGCGCTTGTTGGCGTCCATCGCTGCCAAGATCTGACGGTCCTGGGCCCTGCTCATTGACGCCCGGTATTCGGCCTCCAGAGTCAGGCAGCGGCGACGGAAGTCACGCTGGTGCTCCAGCATCTGCGCCTGTACGGCTCGGGTTGACTCCGGCCACTTGGCTGACTCTTTCCGATAGGCCTCTGTCAGAGAGGACACCCCGGACATGATCTTGCTGGCCCAAGACGCCCCGAACATGATGGCAATGGCGACGCCGAGTTCTTTGGCACGGTCGTAGATGAAGCTTGCCGTAGCGCCGAAGGCGTCGGTCAGGTCAGTCAGCATCAATCCCAGGCGGTTGGCGTCGGCGTAAGCCTTGTCGGACTGCAGGAAGGTGTTGAAGGCGTTGGCCAGCTCGACCGCGTTGTCATAGAACCCGGTATCGCCGGTCGCGACAGCAAGCTCCGTCAGCGAGGTGGAGATGCGGTTAAGCGCCCCCTCCCATGTCTTCGACATCTCGTGGGCGGCACCGACTGATGACAGGTACATTTCGCGGGACAGCAGGGACAGCGCCTGCTTGGCCTCGACAGTACCGGTGGACACCTGCTTGACCAGGTCCCCCATGGAGATGCCGGCGGCCCGAGCCATCATACCCATGGCGTCAGGAACGGCTTCACCGAATTGCTGGCGAAGTTCTTCCATGGAGATGACGCCCTTGCCAGCCATCTGCTGGATTGCCACGGATGCCCGCTTGAGCTCTTCGGAGCTCTTACCGAACTTGCCCGCCGTGTTGACCAGGCCCGCCAGGAACCCGTCAGGGCTGGCGAGATCTGCGGCCTTCAACTTGGTGTAGGAGTCGACCAGGGCGTTCAGCTTGTACGGGGAGGCCGAGGCCACGCTCATGAGGTTGCGAACCTCTACGGCGGCTTTCTGTTGGGCTTCCGCGAATGTCGCGGTTTCGACGTTGAGACCGGCCAGCAGCAGGGTGGTCTTGTCGAAGAACGACGCCTGCTCAAGGATGGCTCGGGGCAGGGCGGTCAGGCCCAGGGTGAGGTTTGTGATGGTGAGGCGAGCCAGCTCCATGTTGAAAGCCATCGCGCGGAAGCTGCTGCCGAGAGCCCAGGTGTCACGCTGAGCTCGCTGGGAGGCTCGGCCAAGGCCGTCCATCTTGCTTGAAATCTTGTCCAGTGAATCGGCCGCGCGAGTCACCTGGACCTTAAACTCATCAGCCCCGTCAAGGACGAGGCTGACCTTTACATCTCCAACTGCAGACATTCAGTCCTCCGCTAAAACAAAGCCTTGAGCTTGTCGAGGGCACCATCTTCACCGGCTACCAGTGACGAACGGGCAACGACGTACACCTCTCCTTGTTCAGCGATAAGAACTTGATGGATCCTCTGGGCGGCCTCGCCACTCATGGTCGAGGTTCCGACTGCCAGGGATCTCAAATCCCCCTCAGCCATGATCCGAACGATCTGCCGCTCCATCAGGAAGAACATCCGTGCCGGCATGGCTAGCACGTAGTCGGGGGTCAGCGAGTAGAAATGACAAAAACGTGAAAACAGGAATGGGAAGTCCACCCCTTCGAGCACGGCGCTGGTTACTTTCCCTCTTCGGCACTCTCAGAGGTCTTGGCGTCCGGCAGTTGCTCGTCGCTGGCAGCGGCGAACTGAACGACTGCGGTCAGTTGGCGAATGCTCAGCGTGCGCAGCACTTCTGCAGGGGCCTCGGGGATCAGGGCGCTGGCAGAGACCAACATGCTTTCAAACACGGCGACCTGGTCGTTGCGGTCGATGTCGCGTTCCTGCTTGAGGGCCTGAATCAGGGAGCCCAGAGATTGCTCGACGATGGGGTACTCGACGCCCTTGATGCGGACAAAGCGCTGGTTCGGGAACAGGTCATCTAGGTTCAGAAGCTTCACTTTTTTCTCCTTATGAAAAGGCCCTGCTACTGGGCAGGGCCATATTACCATAAATCAGTCAGTGCTTACTGATTAATGTGGGGATGCTATTTCCCTACAAAATCGGGGTTGCCAAAGCTCAACAGCAGACCGGTGGTCGGGTCCGGGTAGGCCTTGTACTCGACGTTGTAGACACGCTCCTGATCGTTCTTGTAGGCGAACTTCAAAGCGCCAGCGGTGCCAGCCTTCGGAATGATCACGTCCTCTGACTTGTTGGTGTCAGGCAGAGCGACTGGATGCAGACGCAGCGACTTCGCGGTGGACAGCAGGCTCTGACCGGCCGCCACAGACACGTCGACGCGCTTCTTGGCCGGGTCGGTGGCGTCGGTGATCAGCTTGGCGCCTGGCATGATTCGCACCATGTTCTCCAGGGTGGTCTCGCCCATCGGCACGGTCACTTTCACGCTGCGACCAGTGATAATCTCTTCCACTACCGTCTCGCCAAACTGGTCAACCTTGGTCTCGTGGGTAGAGGTAGTCACCTCGAGCTCCACGCCGCCGATGGTCAGGCCTAGATCTTGGTCGCCGAAGTACACCTTGCAGGTGCCCAGACGAATGTTCTTGGTATCAGACACGCAGGTCTCCTTATTCGATTGTTAGTGCCAATTCGTAGCTCGACAGCCACTCTGTAAACCCACTCTCGTCCCGACCGAACGGGCTCGGGAGCGCTTCTGGCTGGCAGATCAGGATTCTCATGCCATTGGCTGCCAGCCCTTCGAAGTCCATGACGTCGAAAACGGCCTTGGCGATGTCTGCCGCTCGCTGATACCCGTTGGCCCGAGTCGCTACGAACACGGTCCCCCGGAAGTACCGGCTGACGTCGGTATGACGCATCAGGCCTTCCCCTGTGGTGAACAGAAGAATCCCTTCGGTTGCGTTCGGCATCTCACTGACGAAGATGCTCTTGCCTACCTTTCCGACCCCTCGAGACTCCAGGTAGCCGGCCAGTGCAGTGAGTACGTCCATCAGGTAAGCGCCTCCCTAATCGCTCGCTTGAGCTGGAACTCAATGGCCCCTCTGCGATGGTTCGCAGCGCGAGCCAGGAAGAGGCGGCCGACGTATTTGCCGCTCGATGTTGGGTTTGGCGAGAGACCAAGACGGGCTGCCTTCTCGACAGTTCCCTTACCTGGCTTCCACATCTTGCCGTTCCTCGAGTAGCCCGAGTGGATGACGTCGGCATACTGGGCCAGAGTGACCCGGCGCTTGCCGACCATCTTCCACTTCCGCATGTTGAGTTCGATCGAGATCTCCTTCCGGCCGCGGACGCCGGCCCGTTCAATGATCACGAATGACGGCGTCGCCCCTGTAGATCCGTCCAACAGGCCGGTCTTGAACGGGGCGTACATTGCCGCCAACTGCGCAATCTTGCGGGATTCTGTTCGGAGGGCACGAAGAGCAGCGTTGCTCGACCTGTCCGCCGTGTTCTTGAGGTTCACCTTGACCTTGGCTATGTCCCGGCGTACCTGGAGCAGTGTGGCGCGGCTGTTATGCTGCGACACAATCAACCTCCCAGTGGTGCAGGCGACCGCGAATGTCCACTCGCCGTTGCACCCCCACCACCTTCATCTTCTCGCCGGTCCCCAGCCTGATCAGATCGCCGTTGACCGGGTTGACCTTCTTCTCGATGACGAGCCGGTAATCGATCGTGTCGGTCTCCGCTCTGCTCTTCGAGGCTGACTTGTCAGCTCGAACCTCGGTGCGCTCTCTCGCCTGACGCATTTGGAGAGGCCCCCAGCCGAACGGGACACCCCGCTGGCTGTAGGACGGCTCGTTATATGCGTTCCGGCCGGTCTCTCGGAAGAGAAGGCCATCTCTCCTGATCGGGATGAACATCCTTACCTCGCAGCCACTACTCTCGCCCCGCTCTGGGGGTGGAGAATGTCGAACGGAATTGATGACGGACGGAAGGCCCGGCCATCCCCTTCTTTGCCTGGTCGGTCGATCACGAACGTCGCCGCCCCGCCCCGGGTCGCCTCGATGATGTAGGCGTTGACCATAGCCTCCTGAATGACCGCTGCGGTCGCCAGGAAGACGCGATGCTGGACGGAATGCCCAATGCCTACCTTGCCGTCAGTCCATCGAGAGAACCGCCCGTTCACGCTGGCTCTGGCCATGGCCGTTGCTCTGGTGATCTGGACGCCGGCCGATGTGTTGACCGCCGTCTGAGAGACGAAGGCGTTCAGGATCCGAATCCCTTCCGCCGCGTAGACTCTCAGCTCTGCTTCGACGCGATCTTGCAGTGAAGACAGCGACGGGAAGCGCTCTGTTTGCGCGTAAGAGAGCGCCGCAGATGTGTCTTGCTGTGCTCGCTTGATCTCGCTGTCGAGCGCTTCCAGAAGCGCAGGCGTGAGCTCTCTGGAGAGCGATGCCGTAGCGTCGACACACATGGCGGTCAGCTGCACCTGCAGCTCGCTAACTTGGCGTCTGGTAGGTGGCACTCCCTGGCTTATAGCCTGAGAGACGACCCCGACAATAGCCTTGCAGGCGAGCAGTACCGGCTGGACCGACGTGGCGGCGACGATCTGGACCTTATGCACGGCCAATTCTCCGGCTCAGGTCCAGGTAGCGACCGATCTTGCGCATCGCTGCCGGGCACAGCCCCACTGACAGGGGGCGCTGCGAGCCGACGAACTGCTTCACCTCCCCGACGGTGTAGGACAGCACGCCGGCCTCACGCATGGCCCCCAGCTCGGGGGAGACCAGACTGTCGTTCGCCTCGATCATCTGGGCGATACGAAGGTCTTCCACGAATTGAGCGCTGCAGGCGTGCCAGGCCTCTTCGGTGAGCTGTCGAAGCGACGTCACCTTCTCACCCCCGATCACCTGGTACTCCCTCGGGAACACGCTGGTGTTGAACTTCATGGCGCACAGCGATCTGTAAGCAAACAGCAGCGCGGCCTTTTGTTCGTCACGGCTGGCGGCGGCGAACTCGCTCATGTTGGGAATCTCACGCATCATCGACAGCGCACGGAGCGGGGTGATGAGGGTGTTCCTCCACTCCTTAACGGCACCCTCTGCCTCCACCTGGTAGATGATGGAGCCCGGGATCTCCTTGCTGCCTGTTACGAGCCGATACGCCACCTCGTAGGTGGTGTAGGTCTCGTTCAGGGGCTCGTTGAGGTGGCCATCAACGTAGACGACGACCTCCGAGCTCCCAGCGTCGGGAGCCGAGGAGCCGGCCAGAATTGAATAGCCCTGCTCGTCACGAACGCTCCACTCGACCGTGATGACGTCGGTGACGGGATACCCGTCATGCTCGAACGGGATCGCGATGGATGCCGGCGTAAACCCGGGAATGGTGAGAAACATGGCGATTAGCCTCGCTTCTCAAGGATTTTGTCGATCAGGGTGGGGATGCTCTTGGCACGAATGCCCAGGTCGTCGGCGATAGCACGCAGACCCGCCATCCCTTCCTTGTCGGCGATCTCTTCGAGACCGGCGCGGTCGGGGATGAGGCTGGCGCTGACCAGCTTAACCACGGACTCGCCGTTGAGTGCCGGCACGCTGACCTCGATCTTGTCCGGGTCCACTTCCTCGCGGAACACGACCTGCTTCTCGCTGGGCTCGGGGGTGGCCATGGGCATAGCCCCAGTCACAACCTTGCCGATCTCGTTGCCCTCGTCGTCCAGCATCGAAAGGCCGCGGGCCTCGGAAGCGAGCAACTGGGCATCCAGGAAGTGAAGCTTGTCGGTGGACACGCCGTCCTTGAAAGAGAATCGGCCGAACATCAAGCCAGTGTGACCCGCATAGGGGCCGGTCAGCTTGACCTTGAAATGAGTCTTCATTGCCTTGTTCCTCTTCACGGATCAGGGGGCCGTGGCCCCCTGTGTGTTACCTATCAGCCGCCGATCGGAGCCGGAGCTGCAGGCAGCTTGACGCCGGACAGTTTGGCAAGCGCGTGAGTGGACTTGAGCGCCATGCCCACGTACATCTTGATGCGGGTGCGGGTCGCGTCCTTGTTCTGCACGGTGCCGATGTCTTCGATGGAGAAGCCGGCGGGGTGCTGGGAAGCGAACAGACCGTGCAGGCCGGCGTGCTCGTCCAGGTGGAAGGCGTAGATGTCGGCCTTGCCGTCAACCTTCTTGATGAAGTCGTTCGCGATGATCGGAACGCCGTCATGGGCCAGGATGGGACGGTCGAAGTTCGGCAGCTGGATCAGCCCGCCGGTGTTGCCACCCATCAGACGCAGCATCGCCTTGTACGCGCGGATGTGCTCGGAGCGCATCATCACGCAGTTTGCGCCCAGACGAATCGCGTCAGTCAGCTCGTCGAACATGGAGAAAGCCATGTCGTGGCCGCCGACATTGATCACCTGATTGACGTGTACCAGAGCGTCCAGGCCGTCGAACTGCTTATTGGCCTGCTTGCCGTTGATCAGAGCGTCGCGGAACTGGGTACGCATACCCTTCACCTTGGAAACGATCTGAATCGCCTTCTGGCTGTTCACGTCGGACATGGTGCCGTCGATGAACTTGTCCACATCCACGTCACCGATCAGGATGCGCAGACGGGTCGTCACTTCATCGAAGGTGGATGCGCCTTCACGAACTTCATCGTTCGGATCCAGCCAGTCACCGGTCGCCAGGGTTTTCTCTCGGTTGTAAACGAGAGCCTTACCTGTGGTCGGGCTGAAAGGCAGGATGCCGAACAGATCATCCTTGTCGGCGAACTCTTCGATAATACCGCGCACCATGTCGTCTTGAGACAGCTTGGCGGCTTCATCACGCAGCAATGGCATGTTTCTTCTCTCCTTACGGGTGAACTACAGTAAACATTTACTGATCATGCCTCGCCGAAAAAAGCGCTCTACTGGCCCTTGTTGAGGGCGGCAGCAATGCGATTCACACCGGTGCCGATCTTCTTAGCCGGATCGGTGGCCTTATCATCGCGAGTGCCGGACCCTGCACCAGGCTTCACGCTGGAGCGAATCAGGGTTTCGTAGTCACTCTGCGAGGACAGAACTCGCTTGAACGCTTCATCGAACGAGACGGGTTGGCCGTCTTTATCAACGAGAGGGACGCGACCGTCCTGGCCTCTCGGTTTGTCGTAACCAACGACCTTGCCTTCCACGATGTCGAAGTGATCGCCATACAGACGACGACTGCGCTCAGGGTTCATGGCCTGAACGAGCTCCTCACGAATGAAAGCGGAGTTGCCGAAGGCCGCACCAACAGTCAGATCTTCGATCTGCGCCTGGTAGGCACTCAGCTGCGCCCTCAACTGCTCGCGCTCTTGGTTGGCGGCCTGCAGCTCGGCAGAGGATTGGGTGCGCACTTGGTTCAGAACGCCTTCGTGCTCGGCACGCATAGCGGCCAGGGCCTCGTCGAAACGACCCTGCTCTACCAGCTTGGCGTTTACCTGATCTCGCTCCTTCTGGTCGAAAGCCTGCAGGCGCTCCTGCATCTCGCGGAAAGCCTTCGGGTCAATGCCCTCGAACTCAGCCAGGCGAGCTTCAAGTTGGCCGATCTTTTCCTTTCGACTCATGGACTCCTTGAGCAACTGCGCTTCACGGTCAGAGGGTTTGCCCTTGCCGTCTTCGCCTTCACCCTTGTCGTCGTTGTTGCCTTCACCACCACCGCCAGCAGCACCATCGTCACCGGCAGGGGTCATGTATTTCAGGTATTGGTTACGGAACTTCATTGATATGCCTCTCTCTTGGCTATCGGCGGCCAGTCTCTCGGCCAGTCTTTACTGCTGGGAACCTTCGGATTCTTCGACCTTTTCATCTCGGTCGCTTTCTTCCTTGGTTGTTTGGTTGCTTGGTTTAAAGCCAGAAATCAAGGAATCAACCGAGTCATCCATCTTGTCGATGGCGGTCTCGATTTCCTCCCGCTCCTTCTCCGTAATGAACGGGTAGAGCTTGGAGATCACCTGCTTGAGCTGGTATCTCTTCAACTCAATCGGGGCGGTCAAGGCCTCGATTCTGGCCGAAATGTCGAGCTCGTCGTAAAGGGTTCGGGTATCGAAGTTGCGGGGGTAATGGACGAGCTTATCCTTGCCCTCCATCGCCACCTCGTAGTTCTCACCCGCCCACTTCGTAACGAGCTTGATCATCTGCAACTCGGCCAACTCCAGGGAGGCGGCCTTGTTGACTAGCAGGGAGTTCACACGCTCAAAGTCATAGGCTTTCGCCACGCCAGAGCTGTTGTCGATCCCAGAGCTGTTGTCCTGCTTCGTGCGCTCACCGGCGACACCTACCGAGTGGTAGATCTCGTTGATGATCTGCTTGATGCTGGTGATGATGAGCTCTGCCTGCTTCGGATCCGGTGACAGGAAGAACGGCTTCCCGCCGTCTGCCCCGTCGAAGGTGAAGATGCGTTTTGTCCCAGCTTCCATGATCTTCGAGTGGCCTTCTTCGCCGGGCAGAAGACTCTGCGCCGGGATGGCCAACTGCGAGAAGGTCTGGTCCTGGATGATGGCGTCCAGGTTGCTCAAGTAGTTGGCGCAAGCGCGGTCCAGGTAGGCAATGTCACCGATCAGACTGGGGGCGGTGTAGGTGCCCTCGCTGATCATGTGGTCTACCCAGAAGACCGGCACGATACCCAGATCATGCACGCCTGTTTCCATGTCGAACTCGACGTTCGCCAGCTCGAACCCGCCCTTGGAGTCCTTGAATCGGACTTTGAACAGGGTCCAATCACTACTTGTCCACAGTCGGTACTGGTAGCCCACTTCACCGGTACTGGTGAAGGGGTCAACGTCATCGCGCACCCGTTCGCGGATCAGGATCCAGCGAAGGTCGCCATCTTCATCCACTGACAGATCGAGGATGTCCTGGGGAGGGACTTCATAGGAGTAGATCTGGGACCGGGTCTCGGCCACAGATTCCCCCACGCTCTCCACCACGTTATCCACGACGACCCAAATCCGGCCGTACACGCTGGCCAGCTTCGAGATGTAGCGCATGTAGGTGTCTATCGAGACGCGCTTCCGAGTGGAGGACAGCCAGAACTTCTTGACGCTGGGTGGAGCGTCGTCGGTGTTCCGGCGGATCTCACCTTTGAAGGTGTACTTGTTCACCAGGTCAACCACCTCGCGAGAGTGGTTGAACCGGTAGGCACGCTTCACGCGCTCCTTGAACTCGGTATCACCTTCCTTCATGTAGGGGAAAATGTTCTTCTCGAACCAATCCCGGCCGCCCTCGTAGGTGGCTCTCAGAAAGTCCCAATGGCCAATCATCCCTTTGTATTCAGGATGTCGGCGAGAGAGCATTTCGAAGAGGATCTTCTTTTCCAAGTTACATATCTCCTACATTAGGCAGCCATTTTAGTAAGTATTTACTGACCGCGCAATCACAATGAAACCCCAGCAATGAAGATTTTGCGAACAGGGAACTCCATCTCCAGGCAGTAGCCGGCGGCGTCTGTGACGTGCTCGACGGACATTTCCTTGTTGATGTCGCGGGAACCTTCCTTATACATCGTCTGCTCGAAGGAGATGATGGTCTGGTTGCAGTGCGGAGCGACGAAGAGGCCGATATTGCCCTCGGCGCTCAGTAGCTTCCGGTTCACCGCGTTCACCCGATCGTCAATGGCGGGGTGCTTGCGGCGGAACTTGATCCTTTTGAACCCGTGATCCCGAAGGATGTCCAGGGAGGATTCGCCCCGGGCGTGCTGCCTGGCGTTGCCGGCAGGGTCAGGGTAAATGGTGATCTGGTCCATGTGTCGCCAGTATCGGCGGGCCAGCTCACTCGCGGCCTCGTCCACGTTCGATGAGAACTGGACGATCTCGTCGACCACCCAGATATTCCCGTCATGCTGTGGCTGCATGATCACCATCGACATGGGGTCGATGTTGAAGTCCATGCCCACCCAGATAGGCAGCTTCGGGTTGAACTTGATGTCGGAACGGACGTGCGTCCGACGGTCGAACGGGTAGTAGACCCGACCCGACACGCTCTCGAAGGATGCCTCGAACTCCTGACGGAAGGTCCGGGGATCCATGTCTCGCTTCGCCTGCTCGATCTCGTGCGCCGGGATGAACGGGGAGGTGATCGTGGGGAACTGCCAGCTCTCCCACATCGCCAGCGACTCGTCCTGACCCTTGATGTAGGCGTCGTAGAGCAGGTTGAACGACTTCGGGGTGCCGATGAACACGGCCCGACCGTTGGTACTGGCCAGGGTCGGGCGAATACACTCCTCCCACACCTCGGTTCGCATGTCCTGGTACTCGTCCAGAACGACGAAATCCAGGCCTACGCCTCGCAGCGAGTCTGGGTTATCCGCGCCTTTGCAACTGATCTCCGTCCCGTTGCGCAGGAACAGAGTCAGCTCCGTCTCGTTCGGCTTCCTGGCGAGCCAGGACTTTGGGATCACCGAGACCAGATCCCGCCACATGATCTGCTTGGCCATGCGGAAGGACGGGGCGATGTACCAGATGCGCTGCTTCGGCCGGCGGGCGGCCTCGCGGATCATCAGCCCGCGACAGAGGTGCGTCTTACCGAAACGACGACCGGCCACCACGACACGGAAACGCGCTTTTGAGCGTGCAACCTGCCCCTGAGCCGGATGGAAGGACAAGGAAAAGCTCACTACTCGATGACCTCGTCATCATCTTCGTTATGAACCATCCCCATCTCTGCTGCCTGGAGACGCTGCTGCTCGCGGATCGCCTCGATCTCCTCCTCCATCATGTCGCGAACTTCCAGAGTCGGCAGCTCGTCATCCAGGACATCGTTGTCGATGATCCCAAGGACGGTGTATCGGTTCTCGCGAGTGATTTTGAGGGTTTCGGCCACAGTCTTGAGGGCCTTGAATACGCCAAGAGAGGTGGCGACAGAGCGGCCTTCCGACTCGACACCCACCATCTCGCGCACGATGCGCTTGTCGATGGCCTGATTGAGGCGGTAGTGCTCTTCTTTCGTTTCCCGGATCCGCTGAGCGATGATAGAGGCGTCCTCTTCGGCCGCGTCCTTCATTCTCTCGGTCACTTTCTCCTTGATCTCAGCGGCTTTTGCGCCCTTCTCGATACCGTGGGTCTTCATGTGACGCTGGACGGTTATGGGATGGACGCCGAACTCGGTCGCGATTTGATCAAGGTTGAACTCGCCGGATTCGTATAGGGATTCTGCTTTCGCCCACTCCTTCGGGGTGAGCCTGCGCTTGGGATCGGCCATTTGCTCCACATCCTGAATAGGAAAAAATGGGGCGGGCGTGGGGTGCCTCTGGTGAGGAATAGCCCGCCCCGAGCTGAACAGGGAGTTTCAGGAACTCCGACGCCAGTTTAGATCGATCCGCAGAGATAAGTAAACACTTACTGATCCTCACGATAAGCAAAACTACTCGATAATCACTTCCGAAGGTTTGCAGGCAGGAGGGCTCCGATTCCGAGGTGAGGAAGAAGATCAGGTTCCGAGGTGAGGAAGAAGATCAGGTTCCGAGGTGAGGAAGAAGATCAGGTTCCGAGGTGAGGAAGAAGATCAGGTTCCGAGGTGAGGAAGAAGATCAGGTTCCGAGGTGAGGAAGAAGATCAGGTTCCGAGGTGAGGAAGAAGATCAGGTTCCGAGGTGTAGAAATCATCAACCTCGGAATGGGCCGCGCAGCGGGGGCCAAGCCGAAGGCGCAGGCCGAAGCGCGAGCGAAGCGAGTGCTTGGGTTTAAAGTAAAAAAAAACTTACCTTAACGTGGACTTAAACTAACTTGGACGATAATCACTTTTTCTCGCTTCTACTATTTATAGACTCTTAAAAGAAATAATTATTTAAGAACTACCGCGCGCGCGTGCGCGAATACACGAATCTGAAACCACAGTCAACACTTACTGAATGGCGACGTTAAAAAGCCTCATGGAAAATTCAGCTACACCCGGGACGTCGTTAAAGCTCTTTAAACGCGATTAGAGAGCTCCTGAGTCTTCTGCGCTCTCTCTGCTCACCCGCATACGAAAAGAGCGCTGTAAAGCGCTCTCGTTTCGTCAGGTTGCGCTACCAAGCGCAATCTCACTTCTCACTGTCGTCATCTGATAGCCCAGCTTCGTGATCTTGTAGAGGATGCGACTTCGACCGCGACGAGACTCTCGGCCAGCCTTCTCGATGACCCCCTTCTCTACCATGTACCGCAGGGTGTGCTGAATGGCCTGCTTGGTGACGTCGTAGCCGACCCGCTCGATCAGCTGGTCCAAGTCGATCAGAGAGCCGTCTGGGTTTCGTTTCTTGACTTCCTCGATGATGAGGAACATGCGCATTGTCAGGAGCATAGGCGTTCCAGTGGTTGGTCAGGGGCTTGCTCGTCAAAGGCGAGCAGGGGCAGTTGTTTGGGGACGTTCCGACCCAGGTCCGGGTTCTCATAGAGCGCGTAGACCGTGTAGCCGAAGATGAGCTGCTGGAGCTCGCGGATCAGCTCCAGGTCGCTCATGCTGGCCAAGTCATCGACGGTCTTCCCGAGGTTCTGGCCTGTCTTCTCGCGAGAGCTGTGACGGTAGTAGAACTCGGCCACCTGACGGCGCAGGCGCTCATAGACAGGCTTCGGCTGGGAGATCAGCTCTTGGTGAACCGCGACACGATCGGCTGGGTGGCATTCGAAGGTCTCGGCCATGAACTTCAAGCCGGCTTCATAGGCCGCCGCCCTTCGCAGAGGCGCACGGACGAACCCGGCCTTCGTGTCGAACGGGTTGTACTTGGCCATGGAGCTCACGATCTCGACGTAGCGCTTCCCCTCCATCCGGCAGATCAGGTTCATCATCCGGTAGGAGACGCCGGTGCCCCGGTACATGGTCGAGGTGACGATTCGCCCGATCCGACGCATGTTTGCATTCAGCCAGGCCGGTCGGTGCTTGTTGGTCAGGGTGGTGTCGTTCCCAGGCTTGAGCTTCGGGAGCATGTCGTGCCGCGGGCCCAGCAGCAGAGCCACCGACGAGGTGACGCAGACGGCCACGATGTCGTTGGTGGTGGTCAGCCTGCAGCGCCAGAACTTAGGAGCCGGCGGCAGATTCTCTGCCTTGTAGTGCAGGTGATGCAGCTTGTCCCAGTCTTCCTTGGTGCCAGGCTCGACGACCATGTCGGCCAGCAGGCTGAACCGGACATTGCTGTCCGGTTCGTGGCGGGTGATGATCAGGTCGCTCATCGTTTCAGGCCCTCGCCGGCAGACATGGCCGCCGCCCTGGTTCGAAAGATCTCGACCCCGCGGTCAGCCAGCTTCTCGGCGGTACGCCCGCCGATGTAGCCGCCCAGGCCAATCTGCACGATGTCCAGGATCTTCAAGATGACCGGCTGGTCGAGCTCCTGGTGCGTCCAGCCCATCCAGTAGATACAGACCATGGTGGACAGGGCCATCATGATGATCGGACGCCAGTTTCGCTGCAGCCAGGATTCGCCCTGGGCCTCAGCCACGATGACGCTCTTCTGGGCATCCAGCTCGCGCCCCATGAGCTCGACGACGGAGGTCGTGAGCTGGGCGGTCAGCGCGGTCTCGAGCTCCTTCGCCTTGTCTTTGTCCTCGATGAACTTGCCCACGGTGCCGGAGACCACATTGCTGACGGTCTCGAACACGCTGGAGAGAATGGGGATCATGCTGTTGCCTCCTGGCTGATTCGATGTGAACTGCAAACCTTGCCGCTGCCCTGCGCGACGCCGGCGGCCGGCTCCTCGCCCGGGGCCTTGTCCTTGTACCGGTACTTGGCCGCGACCTTCCTGGCACCCCTGACGATTTCACCCTGCAGGTAGGCGATGGCCTCCTGGTTGTTGCCGTCGGCAGGCACGCCAACGCGCTTGAGGATGTTGAACCCGCAGTGCAGGGCCTCGTGGAACAGCACGATGCTGTCCTCCATGTCGGGCACCCACAGCAGGTTCTCCACGCCATCCTTGACCGTGTACGCCAGGCTGTAGCCGCCGCACTCATCGAGGTCCCGGCACACGCTTTCGTAGCTGCAGGGGAGCAGCCGCGGCTCCAGGAAGTCCTTCACGCGCTGGCTGGGGCCGGTGAAGAGGTAGAACCCGGCGTTGAACACCGGGATCCTGTAGTAGGGCTGCTTCATCAGTACCTCGCCATCGTCTCGCGGTCGGCCACCTTGATAGTGATCTCGTCGGCGAACCGCTTGTCGATCGTCAGGGTCGGGCGCAGGTCCCACAGCAGATCCTTGTGGGTGGTAGCCACCATCAGGGTGATGCCAGCCTTCTCGCACATGGCGCGAACTGAGTAGGCGACGACCCGGGCGGTGGTGCGGTCGAGGATGGCCCCGAACTCGTCGGCAACGATGACGTCGACGCCGGCGGCCAGCAGCTTCGCGATGACCAGGCGGTAGCGCTGGCCGTCAGACAGCTCGGACGGGCGACGGATGAACAGGTAGGCGTCGTTCAGGCCGGCTTTCGACAGGATCTTGCAGGCCTCCTCGGTGGAGCTCCCGATCTGGTCGATCAGCGGCACGTCTTCCAGCACCACGTCATCGAGAGTCGCGACCTTGAGGCCGAAGAGCTCGCGGTACTGGCGGGTCAGCTCGCGCAGCATGATCGACTTGCCGGATCCGGACTGACCGGTGATGTAGATACAGTCGCCCTGCTGGGTCTGGAAGCGGAGGTTGTCATAGACGACGAACTCCTTGTCGGAGACGCCCAGGCCGAAGGCCTCGGCCACTTCCATGACGCGCTTGGAGCGCTTCACGCCGGTCTGGAACCGGACGTCAACTGTGTGGTTGTAGATCTTCTTGGTCACTGTCGGACTCCTGTAGAGCGTACCGCCTGGCGATCCGATGGCTTTCGAGCAGGGCCAGGTGGCGAAGAGCATCGGCGTAGGCCATCTCCTCCCCTTCCTGATCCATCAAGAAGCCGCCGACAGGCGGGTTGATGTTTCCGACGACGTTGATTCCATCTTTGAGCGTTAGGATGCAGATCGTTGTTGGCCCGACCTTGGCGAACTCGACGTGATCAATGTGATCCTCGAGTGCCTCGATGTGGGCGAGTGGGTCAATCACCTCGTAGCGCTCTGCAAACGCCGCGGGTGTCAGGAGTTGGTTATCTACCAGGACGTCACCGACCGCGGGTGCGCGGCCGGTTTGGTTGTCCAGTTGTGACGCCCGGAGGACGCGCAGGTCTTGGGTTTGGAAGAACCCCTCGCTCGCGCCCAGGGCAACGACGATCTGGTACTCGACGCCGCGCTCTCTTGGGAGGCACTTAGGCATCGGACAGAGCTCCTTCTGCATAGCGCGTCAGCGCGGCGACAGGAGTGCTGCCGTCGGCGATCAGAGCCAGGAACCGTGACAGAGTTCGCGCCTGAGAGGCAGTCATATCCTTGGCCTCGAAGACCTTGGCCAGCGGCACTCTGGGCTCTACCAGGTCGGCCACGTCCGGCTCGCTGGAGGGCGCTTCCGGCAGCTCGTCAGGCAGCTCTGCGTCTTCCAGGAGCAGGCTTGGGGTCAACTCGCCGATGTCCTCCATCAGGAAGCTCAGCTCCCGATCGTCAAAGCCCAGGTCGCCCAGGTCGATGGATTCGGACGCCAGCCAGCGCAGCTCCTCCTGCAGGATGTTGGTGTCGTAGTCACCCTCACCGACCTTGTTGTCGGCCAGGCGGGCGGCGGCAGCCTCGGCTTTGGACAGGTCATAGCGCACGAACACCGGAACCGTCTTCCAGCCCAGCTCCTTGAGCCCCAGCAGACGGCCGTGGCCAGTGATCAGCGTCCCGTCCGGCTCGACGTTCGGCGGGTTGATCAGGCCGTGCTCACGAATAGAGCGGGCGATCTTGGAGACCTGCTCCTTCGGGTGCTTCTTGGCGTTCTTGGTGTAGGGGATCAGCCGGTCGATGCTCCACTCTTCGAGAGCCTTGGTGTGTTTCTCCATCAGTCGCCCATCCCAAAGTCGGCCAGCAGATCCAGTTCCTCGTTGCTCAGGTGCAGCTCAGGCTCCCGGGCGGCAGGGGTAACGTCAGCGTGCTGACGGCACAGCCACAGCAGAGCCTCACCAGCACGGATGGAGGAGTCGGAGTCCTCGATACCCTGCTCTTTGATCACCTGCTCGATGGTTTCCTTGATGAACTCGTGATCCTCCACGGGCACCTTGAACTTCATCGGGTGATGGGTTTTCAGCTCCCGAGTCGCCGGCGGCAGAGGCTCGTCGTCGATGGATTCCAGGTCGTCCAGAGCGCCCAGCAGGTCTACTTCGTCCGGCGTCTCGGATGCGCCCAGAAGAGCGCCCAGCTCGTCTACGCCCATGTTCATCCACTCGGCCAGCTCGTCGGCGGTCCCCAGGCCAGTCAGCAACTCGCTCAGCAGGCCGGCGTCGTCGTGGCCATAGCGGGAGTTGTCGATCATCAGGGCACGCTTGGCGTCCTCGTCCGAGATCTTGCCCAGGTTGATCACCGGCACCTCGGTCATCCCCAGGTCGATGGACACCTCAACGCGGTGCTCGCCGCCCACGATCTCCATGGTGCCGTCTTCCAGGGTGCGCACCAGGATCGGGCGAACGTGGCCATGCTTCTGCAGGCTGTTGCGCAGCTTGGCCTCGTCCTCGGGGGACATCTTGTTGGGGTTCCACTTGTTCTTGACCAGCAGCCGCGGGTCTTCGAAGGTGAACTTCAGTTTTTCCTTGCTCATTGTGATACTCTCAGTGTGTGTTTGATGAGCACTTACAGCCTTTTTACGGTCAGTAATTACTTACTGAATAGGGTAAGCAAAGTATAAGAGCTAGGCAATCCGATGATCACAAAAATGGTATCCAACGCGGTTCACGCAAAGCTTGTCGACCCGACGAAGGAGGTGAGACTCCTTGTCTCCGACATCCTGAGCTATTCGGTCGATGGGTTTGAGCACATGACGAAGCGGCCCGGGTGGGATGGGCGCTCGACATTCTTTTCATTCAAGACGAACAGCTTCCCCGCGGGCTTCTGCTACCTGGTGAAGCGCAAGCTGCGCGAGGCGGGCTACCTGGTCCAGCACGTCACCAAGCCTCTACCCGAGCTTCTGGGCCCGGAGAACCCGGTCGTCGATGCCTTCGGCGATGATCCCCGCTACGGCTACCAGATGGAGACCGTCCGGAAGCTGGAGAAGTTCGGCATGATGATTGCCCAGCTCGCTACCGGCGGCGGCAAGTCTCGGGTCGCCCGCCTGGCCTACGCCCGGGTTCGGCGCAAGACCCTGTTCCTGACCACCCGTTCGGCCCTGATGTACCAGTTCGCCGACGCCTGTCGCGAGTCGTTCGGTGACAACGAGGTCGGGATCGTAGGTGACTCCGTCTGGCAGGCCGACCGTCCCCTGGTGTGCGGCATGGTGCAGACCTTGGCCAGCCGGCTGGCCAACTACAGCGCCGACGAGTTGATCGAGCGGCACCTGAACGCCCAGCTCGAACGCGAGAAGAAGGAGATCAGCAACCTCACCGCTCGTCTCGCTCGCAAGAAAGCCCCGACTGACGAGCGCACCAAGGCGCTGGCCCAGTTGAAGCGTGAGCTCGCCAAGAAGCGCATGTCTGATGCTGATCTGGCCCAGCACATCGAGCGCAAATTAGAGACGCAAGCGAAGAACAGGGCCGAAACCCTGGAACTGCTCAAGAGCTTCGAGTTCGTGATCGCGGAAGAGGCGCACGAGGCTGGCGGCAACAGCTACTTCGACCTGATGCAGGCCTGCACGAACGCCAACTACCGCCTGGCACTCACCGCCACCCCGTTCATGCGGGCCGACGCCGAGTCGAACATGCGCCTGATGGGTGTCTCCGGCGGCGTGGGGATCCGGGTCTCCGAGAAGCAACTGATCGACCTGGGCATTCTGGCCACCCCCGTCTTCCAGATCGCCCGCACCCAGAAGCCGCCCAAGCTGTTCCGCAGTACCGCGTACCAGCGTGCCTATGAAACGGGGATCGTGGGTCACGACTGGCGGAACAAGCGCATCGTGGCTGAGTGCATTCGCATGAGCCGGTACGGCCTGACGACGATGGTGCTGGTACAGCGCAGGGCCCACGGAGACCGCATCGCGGAGCTGCTGGCCAAGGTCAACATGCGCGGCGAGTTCATCAACGGAGACGACGATTCAGACGGTCGCAAGCGTGCCCTGGCGCGTCTTGGCACCGGTGAGACCCAGGTGCTTATCGGGACCAACATCCTCGACGTTGGCGTCGACGTGCCGTCCGTGGGCTGCATCATCCTGGCCGGCGGCGGCAAGGCGGAAGTAGCGAACCGGCAGCGCATCGGCCGTGGCCTGCGGGCCAAGAAGATCGGCCCCAACATCTGCTTCATCCTCGACTTCATGGATGAGCACAACCAACACCTTCAAGAGCACGCCCTGCAGCGGCGGGCGATCATCACCGGCACCGACGGGTTCCGTGAAAACCTGCTGCCAATGGACGTGGACTGGAGCATTTCTGACTATGGATTTGTGAAATTAGGAGCAACCGCGTGACCATTCAAGTTAAGCTCGTGACCCTGGAGGTTACGCCCGCTCAGCATCGCAAACTGCGCGATGCCAGCGCCAAATTCGACACCACTCAAGCCGAGCTCTTGGGCTACCTGATCGACATCACCCTGACCAACACCGACGTCGTGAAGACTGCCGTGGAGGCTCAGGTTCGCAAGCGCAAGCTGGAGGAAGAGCGTGCTCGCCAAACCGAGGAGCAGGCCAAGCAACTGATCTCCACCCTGTCACCGGAGGCGCTTGCCAGACTGCTGTCCGGTGAAGCGGATCTCTCGAAGCTGTGAACACCTTTGCCGTCATAGGGAACCGGCTGCCGGCCGGCTACGAACCTCTCCTGGCCAAGCTGCTGACCGCTCTCCACGCTCGCGGGATGATCATGCGCACCCACAAGGGGGAGCTGGGCGATCTGGCCATGGAGCTCTTCCCGGGCGGCAAGTTCTCGTTCTGGCCGTCACTCGATCAGACGGGAACGATCTACCACGTCGACCCGCGCAGCGCCGACCTCTCCAAGTCGCTGATCCGGACGGTCCCGGGCTTCACCAAGGCCCCCGCCGACACCAAGGCTCTGGCTATGGCCGTTGGAGCGGCCGTCATGGGGTTGGACGGAAAGACAGAATCGAGATTCGTGGTAACATTGGAAGACGGCGACCTTTCAAAAAAGGTTCCTTGGTTCGTTGCTTCAAAGCTTGGTTTCAAGGTTCACAACGTCATAGATAGAAACCAGCTTTCAGAGCTGCTTTGCAAACTAAAGTCGTAAGTTGTTGCCAACCTTTTTACTGATGGAGGTTGGAATGAAAGAAACTCAGAAGGCAATTTTGAACGTAGCCAGCAAGGAAGTTGGCAAGCAGGAAATCCCCAAAGGTTCGAACTGGGGTGTCCATGTGCAAGGCTACTTGAAGTCGGTCGGCATCACCTTCCCGGCTGCCTGGTGCGCGGCGTTCGTGTACTGGGTCTTGAAGCAGGCAGAGCTGCATAAGCCGGTGCCCCGTACCGGCGGGGTTCTGCGCATGTGGCGAGAGGCCCCGGCCATTCACCGCGTCGTCGACCCGCAGCCGGGTGACGTCTTCATCATGGACTACGGCAAGGGCCTGGGGCACACGGGCTTCATCGAGAGGGTGGAGGGCACCAAGCTATTCACCATCGAGGGGAACACCAATAGCGAAGGCTCTCGGGAGGGTTACGAGGTGGCCAGGCGGGTTCGAGAGCGTTCGAAGTGCGTGGGATTCCTGAGATTCTGGTGATCTGAGGCAATGACAAGGGGCGTGAGCGGGGACGCGAAGAAGGAGAGTTTGGTGGAGTACACCATCTTGCCAAATGGCGATAAAACCACGCTTATCGGCAGGCATTATGTTCGTGTCAGCAACGCTTTTGGTCAGTCCAAAAAGATACTCATGAGCGACAAAAACCCAAGCAATCAATCGCTGGTTGAGAGCATGAAAAGAGTGAAAAATCAGGCAGAAAATAAGGCCTAAAGGCCAACAAAAACACGCAGATTTGTAAGAAAAAAGGCCGCATTGCGGCCTTTGTTTTGCCAAAAATCGGCAAATGGAATTACAGTGATATGAAAAGAGGGCAAGCATCACTCGCTGCAATCCATGGGGCTGGACACTGCGGAGAGAGAAGGTTCGATCTGCGTGAACGCTACCAGGTGAAGGGCTGAACTGACTCGCCGTCTCTCCAACCCCCTCCGCAGTCACAACAAGTAAATGCTTACTGAGCGGCATGATACCACATTGCGGATCCGAATCCATACAGAGTGAAACCGATTCGTGTAAGTATTTTATATAGTTACATGAATTGAGGTAAGTGCATGTTTTGTAAGGGGGAACGAAGAGCGTCCGAGCTCGTCGTGATACAAGATCATGTAAGTTTCTGCGAAGTTACACCTCGCGAGATTTTCAGCTCGGTGGCGGTGATTGGTCGTCAAATCTCGCGATTTCACCTGCGAGCTAAAATAGCCTGTAGGGGTGTTTACCCTCTACCCCGCATCCCATAGGATCCACAAAAATTTCACCTGGACTGATCATGACTGAACAGAACCTCCCGCCCTCCTTTAAGAACTTCATCGGGCAGAACAACACGATGCACTACGGCGTCCTCGAGAACGGCGACACCTACGCGATCACCCGGCTCATGTTCCACGTCGCGCTCTATGTGAACCCAACGGCTGACGGGCTGTACGTCGCCTACGACGCCCGCTACTGCTACTGCGACATGATGGTCGCCATGCAGGCCGTGACCAGATTCAACGAGACTCAGGAATGGTGGTGGTATCAGAAGGACCACAAGCGCAACCGCTCCGTCGATGGCCGGTTCCTGGTCAACCCGGCCGGCGCCCTGGAGCGGATCCTGCCCTGGGACGCTCACCTGGTAAGCAGGGGAGATCTGACCGAGCTGCCTTGTGATGACGAAGCGGCGATTCTGGCCACCATGCCGTTCTACATCACCCTGGAGGCCCAGCAGTGACAGAGCGACAGGTGGTGTGTGCCAAATGCGGCAAGACGAAGAGCGACATGGACTACGCTGATGATGGCCAGCCCTGCCGGTCGCCGGTGATCGTGTCGCCAGCCGTCGGGGACTGGTTCTGCCAGGAAAAGCCAGTTGAAGGCGAAGAGTGAGAGGCTGTCCCAGAGCCAGGTCTATGCGTAAATACGCCAAAAATGAGAGAATTGCTTTTTCTGTAACCGTTTCGGGGAGGGATGATGAAAATACTGAGGTACATCGCAATAGGGATCATCGCGCTGCTTATCATCGGCAACGCAATGAGGCCAAGCAAGGAAGAGCTTATAGCGCGAGGGGACTGGTTATTCACCACCTGTATCAACGAAGCCAAAGCGCATGACCGGCTCGACCAGACTCAACGAGAGATTTGTGGCACAGCTGCAGCCCGGATCAGGAATGGCGAGGCGACTCTTAGCAAAGATGCAATCGACAGCTTCGAAAAGGGCCTGGATTGGGACAGGAAACCGCTGAAGGAATGAGTGAGGGGCTACGGCCCCTTTTTTATTGCCTCACCGTCCAGGCGGAAACTTCTCGACCTTGGCTCGCCATGTGTCGTATTTTTGTCTGACGAAAGCGAGCGAAAACGTGCTCTGGGGACGTCGAAAATAGCGCTCAGACGCGCTGTAGAAGCGCTCCGAGAGCATCGAGAGCTGCGACGATACGTCTGCTCTGTGGGAATCGCTCTAATCGCTTTCTGTGAGACAACTAAACTTGCTTCCAAGGAAGCTTTCTTCGTTGCTGGAGTCATTATGTCGGTAGGTCGCAAGCCGGGCACCCCTGGTAAACAGGGTCGAGCGCCTGTCCCCACTCGAAAGCAGTTCAACATCGCCCTGCAGCGCTGCGAGGGCTACCCGCACGCACTCAGGAACAAGGCTCTGCTGGCCATGCTGTTCGGTCTTGGCCTGCGCCCCAAGGAGGCATCGAGCCTCTGCCTGTCCGACGTTTACGACTTCAAGGCCGAAGCCCTGCTGCCGGAGCTGACTCTTCTCAAGGCCTACACCAAGCGGGGGAAGGTGCGCATGTTGCCGCTGAACAACGAGCTGGTGACGGAGCACATGGCGCGGTACATCGAGTTCAGGAAGGAGAACCCTCGCCACTACCGGCCGGAGGCTCCGCTGATCTTGTCCCAGCGTGGCGGTCCCTTCACGGCGAACAGCCTGGGGAACCTGGCGAACGAGCTGCTGCAGGTGAGGGCGAGCATCAGCAAGGCCTGCACCTACTCGGGCCGGCGGTTCTTCGCTACTACCCTGGTGCGCAACCGAGTCGACTTGCGGACGATACAGCGGCTGATGGGGCATTCCTCTCTGGCGACGACGCAGATCTACATCGAGAGCGACCCCGTGATGATGGCCGATGCTACGAAAGGGATTCTCTAAAGAGTGATTGCCTTTCAGCAAACACTTACTTATCATCCATCGCACTCGTTATGACTGACGAGAAAATCCTTTCCTTCGCATACAGGCTCAATGCCTCCCGCCGATGACAAGGATTCCAGCGATACCCGCCTCTGTCATATCCCACAGGCGGGTTTTTTTTGCCCGAAATTCCCCAAGCCATCCATTATTCAGTGTTGACTGTCAGCGCCCGCTGAAATATCCTGCCGTCAGTCGCTTCTGTGACTGCCCGTACAAGCTGCGACCCGGTTGATACCTCCCGGGTCATTTTTTACGGACAGGAAGGAAGTGCGCTTTGGTTACAACGACTGGCAACAACGTCTACGACATGGTGAGCGCCTCCTGGATGGCGCTCTTTTTTTTTGCCTGTTTTCCAGCCCAGACCCCGCGCCGACGGCAACAAAAAGGGCCAGCGCAATGCTGACCCTGGTGAAGCGGGGAGGGGTTAGGCGGCCTTTTTCTTCTTCTCGGTCGGCTTCAAGTTCTTCTCCTTGAACTCGCGCATCAGCTTGAGCATCTGCGCCTCTGCCGCCTTGCTCGGCGTGAACATGTTGGAGTTCTCGTCGCGGGGGTCACACAGCAGGATCAGGTCACGCTCGGGGTCATAAGCGCACAGCAGACGCATACCTCGCTCGTGCCCCCACCACATCGGGCAGACCAAAGCCAAGCGGTTGCCGGTCTCGGAGGCAATCACGATCTCGTCGTGGTAGGGGAAAATCTTCTCGGAACCCAAAGCCCACACCGGAGTGTTGAGAGCCTCCATCTTGCGACGCAGCTCCTCGTTTCGACGATTCAGTCGGCCATTGTTGTCGGTCAGGCGGGCGTTCTCGGCCTTGAGCTCTTCATTGCGAGCCTTCGCGGCGTCCAGTCGCTTCTTCATGCTCTTGGGGTCCAGTTCGCGCAACTGCTTGAGCTCGACAGCGGCGGAGGCGTGCTCGGTCTCCAGCTTGCGATGGCGGGAGGCGAGTTCGTCATAGCGCCTGGTCGAAGCACTGGCCACCTCAGACAGACGGATGATCTCGGCATTGGCCAGAGTCACGGATTCGTTGTGCTTCTCCAACAGGGCCTTGCGGTCGTTGTGAACGTGAAGCAGCAGGTCTTCCTTCTTCGCCAGTTCGGCTTTCAGACGGGCGACTTCGGCCTCCAGGGCGTCGTTGTCCTTCACCAGGGCGTTGAAGTCCTGGGTCTCCTCGTTATAGGCATGGATGGCGAGATTCACGGCCTCTTGAAGAGCCTGGATAGGGTGTTGCTGCATGACTTTTGGGACTCCTAAGCGATAGTGATACAGGCAGGCGACAGTCGATTCGCGCTGCTCAACTTCGATGACGAGATTGTATTTTCGCAGTGCAGGTATCACAACTCGTTTAGTAAGTAATTACTGAAAAAAGTCTTGCGGCTCTAGGGCGAATGACGGACGGATTTCGTCACACTAGGGGGAAAAATGGCTGTGCGATTCCATCTCTAGTCGCCTAGAGTGACGTCTGTCAAAGGCACTCAAGCAGCAGGAGACCAACCATGGGGCACCACGACCAGGAACACAATTTTGACGAAGAGGACATCTTCGACGAGGGCAATGGCGCGGGCGGAGTCGGCGGAGACGACTACGACAGCGACGACGATTTCGATGAGGATGACGAGCTGTACGGCTTCACCTTCGGCGACGATGGCGACGCGGATTTCGACACAGAAGGGCGTGCCCTCGATGTGAACCCCTACGGCGACCCCGACGACTAGACCCCTCTACCCCGTCACCCTTCAACCCCCAGACACCCAGGCCCCCTCGACCCGTTCACCCGTTCGGACGTCAGGGGGCCTTAATATAAGGGTCGTTATCGCGTGCGCGGCGCGGGCTAGTATAAGGGTGCCGGAGTTCGACGCTGATTTTGTAGGGTGGGGATAGGGGCAACTCGATTTTTTCTAGGACTTCGATCTTCTCGCGTCTCACATGTCGGGGGCGGTGGTCGCCCCCTTTGTGGTCGCCGTCTCTCGCTACTTGCGCCCCTGCATTATGAGGCGGTGGCGGTGGCTATCACGATCTCGATCTTGCGCATCACTGCCCGCTCAATGGCTGCGAATAGTTCGCCCTGCTTTTGCATAGCGTGGGCGGTGGCGAGAACCTGACGCATAGCGTTTTCGTTTGTGGTGGCGATAGCCAGTGACAGGCCGGACAGGTGGCAACGGATCATAAGGCCAAACATTGCGCCGGACTGGATAAGGGAAACGGTTGTTGATTCAAACATGGTAATGGCTCCAAAGGCTGAGGATGAAGGGGGCTGGCCGCCCCCTTGTGACTGCTTAGGCTATGGCTTTGAGGGCCATTACAACCGGATGGTCGGCCTTAATCAGGCACTCCCGCGCTTCTTTGCTCCCGCGCTCGGTGGCCATGCCCAGCTTCACCAACAAACCTATGATGTAGCTCGCTTGGGTCGCGCCGTTGCACTCTGCCGACCAATATCCCGCCGTGAAACGCTCTTTCACTTTCACGGTGTCGATCAGGTGGGCAATGGTATTGTGGCCGGTGCGCTTGGTTGCTGCGGTCGGATCCAGAGCCTTTAGTGCGTCGTTTGCCTTTGTCAGGTCGATGGAGTCAGGGCGCTTGTTTTGTGCGATACAGGCAACGATGGTTGCAAGCTGCAATTTGTGCTCCCGAGAGAACCCGCCAGCTTTGGGATCCCGTGCAAGGCGGGCCGCATCTACGGACAGGGATTTAAGGATCTTCATTTCCTTGTCAGTCATACCGGAGATCAGGCCGTTACAGCGGGCATGAGTCTCGGCGGCCATACCCACGGCGCCCAGCTTGGCGCGGCGGCTTGCCTTTTCCAGATCCAGATCTGGATTGTTCACAAGGGCGCTTTTCAGTGACTCTTCTTTGATGCTGAGGAAATCCATTGCGGAGCCGGACATATAAAGGCGGATCTCTGCATTGGTGGTCGGGGCTTTTTGTTCGGTGGCGGCGGCTACAGTGGCGGCGGCGGTGGTGATCTCTTTGGTCATGATAGGATTCCTTATTAGCGATAATTTAGAGTTAGTTTTTAGTTTCATCGTCGCGCTGTATTGCGTTTCGATGTAGTCATCTTAAGTAAACGCTGAACGCATAGCAAGCTTAAAGTGCGATTTTTTTTAGTTTATTTTCGAAAAGTGCGAAAAATGAGACATTAACCTCAATTTCATGATTTTTTCGCTTATGAGTCGCGATCTGTGCGATTTTGCTATTGCGACTCCTTAAGCAATGTGATAGCGACTCAAATGAGAATGACCCTCAAATGAGAATGACCCGCAAATGAGGACTTCCCGCAAATGAGGACTTCCCGCAAATGAGGACTTCCCTCAAATGAGGACTTCCCTCAAATGAGGGCTTCCCGCAAATGAGGGCTTCCCGCAAATGAGGGCTTCCCGCACCCGCCCGTTCCCGAGCAGTTCCCCGCTCCCATCCAGGCTGTGAAGACCGGGCCCTCATCCCATAGGCGTTCCTAGTAAGCCCGTGGCGGCCCGCGGGGAACCTCGACAGCATAGAAAGCCCGTGGCGAACCATGGAGGCCCGCGGTGCCCTGGTGAATCGGGGAGGGTCGGGGTGCCTCTTGCAGGCTGCCCGTTCCTGGGAAGACTTCGGTGAGGGTCAGGCCTGGCGACCCGGGTGATGGAGAGAAGGCTGAGACTGCGCCATGGGGACCCATGGGCTGAGATGCAGGCAAAAAAAAGACGGGCTTCAAAGATGAGCCCGCCATGAAATCGCTAATGTCAGCGTCCCTATCAGTAACGCTGATGACGCTACTTTAGCGACATCGTTCAGGTCGTACAACTGAGGCACGGTGCTGCAACAGTCCTCCCGTCATTCCCGACTGTTTTGTCTCAATGTCAGTTGAGCTCGCTTTGGGAATAGCGAGGGAAGCGCTCTGATTCGCTCTCAGCTCGATTTTGAGCATATGAGACGAATCGACGTAGCGACTCGACAGGTCGAACTCTCATAGAGCGTTGTAGAGCGTCCCCGAGGCGATGGGCATTCCTCGGGGGTCCTGAATATTGTACGAAGCTCACACACGCACCACAGCCGGGGAGAGGAAGACCCTCGCCAGCCTACCTGCCTGCTAACCAGAGACCCGTGGCTACCCATGGTGGCCTGGCCTGCAAAAAGGCCAGCGAGAAGGGAGAGACTCGCTGGCAAAAGGCACATATGGAAACTTGGTGGGATTACTCTGCCGGCAGGTAAGCCAGGTGTTCGACCTGGAGCGAGAACACGCTCCGCTCGACGTCTATCCCGAGCTCGTACATAGAGGCCGCGTCGATAACATCAAGAGCGACCGCCTGGAGAAGGCCCTTGGTTTTATCAGACCCCCATGTCTCAAGCGTAAGTTTCGCCCGGCGGTCGTGATGGGGGCCGAGTCTGGAGTTCGGCCTCAGAACGGTCAGATGCTCCTGCGTGTTCATGTCAAACAGGGAGCAGTCGTGCCTCCGCAAGCTGACAATCTTGGTGTCGAACTGGGAAATCAGAGTAAGCACCAGATCGGTCAGGTAGATCTCGTCACGCCAGTACGACCGGACAAGGGATTCGACAGTTTTATGTTTCATGGTGTTCTCACTCGTGCTCGTAATTGGGGAAACGGTCGTACAGCTCCCCGTCCTGGTCAAATTCGACGGCTTTGATGCCCAGGGCGTTGGCTTCGGTCAGCACATGCTGCAAGTCGGCCGGCAACTGGAGGAAGTCCTCCCGGGAGCCCTCGTCGCCTTCCTCGAACCAGCAGCTCCGGCAGATGACCAGGTAGCCGTAGTCGCGGGGGATGAAGTTGTTCCGTTCCTCCCCCTCGGTCAGGTGTTCCAGGTGGCGGAGTGTGGCCGGGGTGAGGTGCCCGGTGCTCAGCACCAGGGTCTTGTAGATTTCCAGCTCCATTACCGGCTCTCCTCGATGTAGACGGTCATTTCGGTGACGACGTTGCCCAGCGATGTCTCCACGACTTGCACAAGACGAACGGCGTCACGCTCAAGACGCTGCACCTGGTAGCTGGTCTCAGAGTAGATCCGGGTGATCAGCTCGTGGGCCGTCATCAAGCTGGCGTTGTAAGCGCCCAGCATGGCCCGGATGTCTTTCAGCAATAGAGCCTGGTCTCCGGTGGCCACTTCGAAAGAGAGGTCAGCTTTGGGGCGAACCATCTCGGTCACTGCAATGTTTTTATCCATGACGTTCTCCAAAGGGGGCAGCGCATGGCTGCCCCTGGGGTCTGTTACTTGATGAACCACATCGGGTCGATTTCGCGCTTGGCCGGCTCAACTGCTCTCTTCGGGGCCCGGGCGTGCTCATGCAGGAACTCGCTCTCGGAGATGGTGGTTTGCTCCAGGCCGAAGCGAACGGCGAGCTCATAGGCGTCGAACTTCATGGACTGCTTGATTCCGCGCTCTTGCAGGCGCTGTCCTACTTCTTTCTGCGTGCGATATGATTTACGAGGCTTCGTCAGGCCGAGCATCTTGCGCTCACGGGGAGACAAAGCAGATTCAGATACGGGTTCGTCAGAAAACAGGGATGAGACATTAGCGAAACGTTGGGTCATTATTATATTCCTCTTTGTGCTACAGGTTCACTGCTCGTTAGCAGATGTCGCTATAGTAGACGCACTTTAGAGGTGAATAACGCTATCCCCCTGCGAGCCCAAGGGGTGAATCGTGCTAAGCCGCAGCACGGGACAGCGCGGAGTATCCTGGGATAGGCAGGCTGGCAACCCCCAGCTCGCCCCGCGGCACGCCACGGTAGCGATACCCGGTCATCCCTGTCTCCCCGCAGCCGTTCCTCCTGCAGGTTCCCAGGCAGCCTCATCCCATAGGGATTCCTAGTAAGCCCTGCCCGCGGCGTACCATGGCTCACACACGAGAAAGAAAAAGCCGCTGGCCGGCACCAAAAGAAAGGCCCCATCGTAGGGCCCATCTCAAGCACACAAGTCAGCGGCTCAATGGTAGTCAGACAGCGTTGCCTCCAAATGCGTCACCCAAGGGCCGGCGGGAGCTTTCCCCTCGCTTTGACGCCATCTGTGAGCCCCTCTCGTGAACACCTCGCAATCTCTAACCAGCGCCTGGGGGAAGTTCAACAGAACCGGCTCGCCCAGCGCCTTCAACAACTCCATGGTATCGACAGCCGTCGCTCCCATCTCAAGGCCTTCGCCCTGCTCCGGGTCAATCAAGCTGGTCTTCACCATCCCAAGAACATGAGCCCAGGCGAAATCGAGGTCGTCCGGAGCCCACACTTGATTCGTCTCTTCCTGAGAGGCAATGCGCTGCACCAGGGGTGTCGCATCGTCGCTCCAGCCCGTCATGATGTAAACTGGTACACCATTCTGGGCGCAAACCAACACGTTGAGAGTGCCTGTTTCTGGGGTAAAACACACGCTAATCATTCGTTCCGCCTGTCTACACAGCCGGGCATAGAAAGACCCTCTTCGAGCCCCTATCGCCGGCGTTTGATATAAGAACAGCCGAAGCGGTTGATTACACTGTCTCGCGTTTAGAACGCACCTTACACATACAACACGCCCCGATTTGTCCCGTCGGGGTTTTGAGAGAGCCCTTCTTCCCGTCAACTCTCTCCTACGCGACATCAGGTGACACTCTCCATTCCCCTATCCAGTCGTCTACTGAGGGATGGAGGTGCTTTATGACTCAATCACCCCGGACCCACCCCAAGCCCGGGTACAGCAAGGCATTCATTGTGTCTTCCGTTTGCGAGGTTGTTCCCCATTCTCCGGATTATTGCTCTTGTCCTGCTTCCACTAGGGATTGCGAATTGCGCCAGTTTTTCTTCTCTGATGGTCACGCATTTCCATGTGTGCGCTCTGGGCTGTTCGCACCGGGAGTTCGTCCGTCTCTCTCAAAAGGATGGACGTTCTCCCGGGTCAGCTCAACACTGTAGTATCGTTGCCATAGTGTTCCTTCTGGGCGTTTCACATCGGCTTTAGCGCACCAGGTTATCCTGTCGCTAAGAATGCGCCGACGTCTGCCCTTATTCTCACTATGGGGGTTGGAACGTTGGGGACCATTCGATACAGTCTTCTCCGAGTCCGAGAGTTTGGGGTGCGGCTTAGTTTTTGAAGGCTGCCGCATCCTGAACTCTCGATACCTCTGACGTTCTCCCCGAGTCAGCTATCACGCTGCTCGCCCGCTTGAGCTTGGTTTGCTCGTACTTCGTTTGATGCTCGTCTCTCCGCAGAGCGAGCGTCACCTCCTACCGATAATTGAACATCTGGGGAATGACCACGCCGTCATCCTCGACGGGGTCGTTCGTTTCGCCGAAGAATACGCTCAGGAGCGCTGACAGGAATCGGCGGTTCCGGTCGTTAAACTGTTCCATAGTCTCTTCACCGAGCGGGTGCTGGTCGCGGTTGGCCTCGTAGAAGGCCTGAACCTCTTCCTCACTTGCCAACTGGTCGACCAGATTGGTTACATTCTTTCCCCTGACCATAATTTTCATGATGCCTCCTTGTAGGGCAGAAGTAGCTGCAGGCAGTGTCCCGAGATCAGATTGACCACCTTCTCGTGACCGAGCTCCGCTTGTTGGTGAGTTGAGTACCGCCAGGTGGTGCCATTCAGCGCACCACCGAGGATCATTGTCTCGAACAAAACGGGCTCCCCGTCTAGCGCATGGTCCACCCCCAGGAATACCGTGCTAACAAGCATTCTGCGAGCTCGGTTGTCGAGGACGTAGGTAGCCTTGACCAGGGTCGCCAAAGCTTCACCTGAGCGTGCTGAGCGCTCCAGGAACGCGGTGATGGATAGAGGACGAGCGACCTGCTGTTCATCGAGTCGATAGAACATTGGGCGCTCCGGCATAGGGAGCACGTTGGTCATCAGATCTTCTCTTCCAGAGCGTTCAGGATGATGTCGTAGACGAACTGGGAGCCAACCTCTCGACCGTCTTTCAGGAAGATCAGGGAGTGCGGACCTTCGGGAACCACGTCAATCTTGTCGACGACGGCGGTGACCTCCCGGGATTTCAGTCTGTCATTGATGCGATTCATGAGGTTGCCGTAGCCGATGAACCGGACAGTGGTGAGCTGGTCATCGCTGAGAGCCTCTTCGGAGAGCACCAGGCGCATACGGGATATGCCCCCGACGTAACCATCAGCGCACTGATACTCATGCTCACTGAGCTTGGCCTGGTCGACAGAGCAAGCCAGCACTCGGCCATCCTCGTCACGAACGGCGTACTTGCCGGTTCTGACCAGACTGACAGCAGCGCGGCGAGTGACTTCGAGCTCCAGATTGGGCTCGGCTTGCACCCGGGCGAGGAACTGGGCGGCGCTCAGCGGGCCATCCACCTCAATTTCTTGGATAGACGGAGTTCTGATGCGTCGGCGAGAGCCGTCATCAAGGTTCGTGAAGAGGTCCCCGAAGATGGACAGCTCGCCGAGCTCCTTGAGATAGGTCAGGAAGGTGACGAGACGGATCTGTCCGCCGCCTTTCTCGACCCGGATGATGGTGGCGGGAGTAAGGCCCGCACTCTCGGCAATATCCGACTGGCGGAAGCCAGATTCTTTGCGGCGTGCGGCTATGTAGTTCCCCATTGTCTTGAGGATCATGGCCACTTCCGGATCGACGTCGGTCTTTTCTGTTGTGCGAGTCATGTTAATTCCAGCGTTAAGTAACTACTTATTTACGGATCAGGATAGCGATGTTAATCGAGCTCGGCAACTTGTTACGAATGACTGCCTGGTGAACTCCCGACATGGCCGGCTCGAGTGGACGCTGCTACCCCAAATACGCTTTTAACGCGCCCAGGGGGTCAAGATGAGATAACCCCTGGGGTAACGTCTTCGGCGCTCTCTACGACGATTAGGGGAGCTCTCCTGCGAGATTCTAACGCTAAGTCGCTCGTCTGAATAACGATGCTGCGAGCATAGCGTTGTGTAAGCGGTTGAATAACAAACTAACCTTGTGCCCCATTTAACATAAAAAGCCAAGTCACGCAGTCAGGTGTCGATGCCTGGAATAACGAGCGTCCCGGGCAGCCTGGATATTAAGGGGCGAGCGGGCTATAGGCGAATAGGGCCTGCAGAGGTTCCGAGGATATACTCCAGGGGCCGGCCTTGGGTGCTCAGCAGGTTCCGAGCATCATCACTTTAGGATGCGTTTCCTTCTTTAAATATTATTTCTATTGTTTATTTGAGTGTTATTTATAGAAGAAGACGCGGAAAGTGATTATAGGCTGCGGAGATTCCTGGTATCACCCTCTCTCGGAACCGGATCGAGAGCGCTGGTTATAATTTAACCCCCTCCCTAATATCTTTAAGATCTTTTTAGATCTCTTTTTAGATCTATTTTTTAGACCTCGCCAGCCCAGGCGTGGCGCGGCTCTCAGAGGAGCAAAGTGGACAAACTGATCTCTGAGAGTGGACAAACTGATCTCTAAAAGTGGACAAACTGATCTCTCGCCGAAATTAAAGAGCACAGGATACCAACATATTACAAACAGCATTTGCACAGGCTTATCAACAGAGCCGGTGTTGCCTGTCGGACATATATGGTCATAATGGTGGACAACCAAAAAAACTGTCTACCGTCATGAACCAGCCTATTCAGAAAAAGCGCGGCCGGAGAGTCGTTCAGTCCAACCAACTGACGGAGGCCTCATACTCCCTCACCCGGGATCAGAAGCGAATCCTCTACCTCTGCATGTCCAAGATGCCCAACGTGCCGGAAGGTGAGCCGATCACCCACGACGGCAAGTTCACCATCGCTGTTGCCGACTATGCCGAGGCCTATGACCTGCCCTCCAGCGCGGCCAGCCAGGACATCCGAACAGCACTGAACCGGTTCCGCGGCAAAGAGGTGACCATCTACCGGCCGGAGTTCGACGAGGGCGATGACAAGGGCTATGACGCCTATCCCTGGCTGGTGAAGCGCAGCGTCCGGCCGAACATCGGGCTCTACGAGATCCATATCAACCAAGAGCTGATGCCTCTGATGGCCGGCTTGCGCCGAAACTTCACCACCTACGACATGATTGAGGTGAACGGGATCACGAACCCCCTGGTCATGCGGCTGTACGAATCACTCTGCCAGTTCCGCGGGAACCGGAGCGAAGGCACCGTAACCCTGTCGGTGGAGTGGATCCGAGCCAGGTACATGCTGCCGGCCAGCTACAACAGGATGCCTGACTTCCGGAAGCGGTTCCTGGACGTGGCGGTACAGGAGATCAACCAGAAGTCCCAGCTCCGCATCGAGGTGAAGGAGAAGAAGACCGGACGCTCCATCACGCACCTGGAGTTCAAGTTCGTGGACATCGAGCGGAAGAAGATGGAGGGGATTAAGCGCATCGGCGAGAGCCAGCCGCCCGGTGAAGGTGGACAAATTGACCTTGAGGCTCCGAACAAAGGTGGACAAATTGACCCCTCGCCGGCTGACCAGGAGATCGACGACGACATGGCCATCAAGGAGGGCTCTCCCTGGTAAAGGTGGACAAACTGATCTCTGCCTCCTCGTGAGGCCAGCAAAATAGCGCCCTTTGGCGCTATTTTTGTATGCGCTCTCTCTGCTCTGTAGCGCGTACAGCAGCAAAACGCAGTGCTGATGACGCAGAACACACGGGAACGTCACACAGCGCGTCTCATTGCGCGAGAGCACGCGATTAGAATCGTCTGTCAGCAGCAGCTCGCAGCTCAAAGGTAGACAAACTGATCTCTGCGACGCCGGCGCACGGCAAGACTCCCGCCTGAAAGGGAACAAACCTTGACCGTGATCTCCAAAACAGAGATCAGTTTGTCTACCTATAGGCTAGGCAGAGATCAGTTTGTCCACCTTTCGCAGGATGAGAGATAACAGGCGCTCAAGGTTTATCCACAAAATAGGTGGACAACCCTGTGCAAACCCGTGAATTACCTGGGAGAGATCAAATTGTCGTGGCTAGTGGAACCGGCGGGTGAACTTGTGCTGTTCAATCTCGTCCTGGCGGTCGCCGTAGGCCAGCCACATGTTGAGGCGGTTCGTCTTGCAGGTAAGGGAGTCCCAAAGGCGCTCGGCCATGTGGGTCAGGGTCTCTTCACACTTCGCCTTGCGGAAATGGATCAGCCACTCGAGGCGGCTCTTCGATTCGGACGGTCGTGTGGCATTGTTTCGCTGGGGGAATGTCATATCCATAGCGTTCAGCTCAAGTGTTAGCGGCAGCGTTAGAACACAAACTATAAGGGATCCTGTTCAGTAAGCAATAGCTGAACGGAGAAAATAGCGGAACCATGGCCTTTCTTGCTGGGAGAACGAAAAAAGGCCCATCACTCGGATGGGCCGTACTGAACTCCCCGAGGTCGGGGATGGAGATAACAACGAGCACCGTTGTTCAGATGTGAGATGGCATACGATTGGCCATCTTCAATGTCACTGCAGGCGAGGATCACCCGCGGCTGATTGTATTCTCTAGGCCAAGCACCGACTCGATGAAGGGGTGTCGATCCAGGTCCTGGCAGAGGGAGAGCTCCACGTTCCTAAGCTCCGAGCCGCCCGCGAGAGACCGATGCTTCACCTGCATCATGTCGATGGCCATGTTGATGTCGGTCGCAACGGCGAACACCTGCACATACACAGGCTGGCCAGTTGGACCCGTGAACACCACCTTTCCCTGGTACAGCCAATAGCCGGGAAAAAGAACTCGGGACATGCAGCCTCCCATCACAAGTTGTCCACATAGGCCCCGCATCGCAGGGCCTGGTCAGTGTCAGGGTCAGGCCGCAGACTTCATAGCCTCGCGGATCGCGTTGGCCATTGGGCTATCCTTGACGAGCGTCAGAGAGCCGGTCGTTGGGCGCTCGGCGATACCCATAGCGGGGAGCAACTGCATAAGCTGGCCGCACTGGGAGCGACTGGTGCCCTCGCTGTACGGGCGAGCCTTGTAGCGGTCGTAGAGAGTCTTGCTGCTCAACTCACCGGTCTCCAGCAGTATCTCCAGAGCGATCTCGGTGTAACAGGATAGCTTGGCGTTGCCCGCCAGGTGTGCGATGAGGTTCACAGCCTTCTCCCCGACCTTCTTCGGCAGCGTGTCCAGGCTGGCCATGCGCTCCTTGAGCAGCTCTGTCAGGTCCTTGGTACTCAGCTCGCTGTCGCCCGCTTCGATGCGCAGGTGCGTCTCTACGGCTTCAACGCTGCCCAGGCGGGCTATCAACGCAGCAGAGGGCTTGCTGGCACCATGGGCTCGGGACTTCATCTTCACTGGCTTAGCCGGCTTGGCCTCACCCTTCGGGGCGTCTGCGGCGGTCAGGTCTACCGCTCCGACTGCATCAGGGGCAGTGTCTTCATAGAGCTCTTCGCGGGTCTCAGCAAGGTGAAGCTCCTGTTCGACGGCTTCGAGAGTGACAGCATCAGCTTCGGTCACGCTCGGGATGTCTTCACCCAGCAGCGCTTCGAGAGCGTCCAGATCGCTGTTGATGGTATCCACAGGGGCTTCTGCGGGAGCTTCTACAGGAGCTTCTGCAGGGGCGTCAACAGCAGCAGCGACGACAGCCTCTGGGACAGCGTCAGCGTCGATACCGAGCATCGCTTCCAGGTCGGCCAGCTCGTCAACCGGAGTAGAGGCCGCTGGCTCTTCTACGGTGGCAACTTCGGGGGCTTCCGCAACCTCAACCACAGGAGTGGTTTCAATCACATCAGCGTCGGCAACTGCAGCGTCGGAAACTGCAGCGGTGAAATCAAGCTCGGATTCGAGTTCGGCAAGAGCCTGGTCGAGTGCATTCATGGTGTTCTCCTTGTTCAGCGTTAGCGTTAGTTAGTCTTCATCGACTGAGCGCATTTTCGCTGTTACAGATAGGGCTGTATCGAGCTCGCCCATCCTCGCCACAAGGAACATGAAGGGCGCCCGAAAGCGCCCTGGAGAGACTATGCGGCGACCTCGCCGAGATCTGGGGAGACGGGATCCTGAGTCGCCGGCGAGAGCTCGCTGGCCACGGCATCCAGATCGGATTCACCGGTCGGCTGAACCACAGGCTCCACGAGCTCGACAGGCGGCAGGAAGGCCTCAAGGTCGCCAGCGACGTCTGCTTTGCGCAGCACGACAGCACAGAAGGTCTGCGGTTTGATGATCCGGACGCGGGGGAACACGCCCTGGATGTAGGAGCAGATTTCCGGGTTGTCCTCGATGAGGACGAACTCGACGTTGAGCGGGTCATCGCTGACGGTAGAGAGCTGACGAGTGATCATTTCGGCCTTGTAGAGGTGGCTCGGCCTGGGGTCCAAGTCGTCGCGCATCATCAAGGGGACGTTGAGAGTCGGAGCTCCATTGTGATACAGCCAGTTCGTGGTCATCGACCGCACGCTCTCCGGGCGGTGGGTCAGATAGACGAATCGAACGGCGGGGATGCTGCTGAAAGCCTGGGCGATCTCCACGATTAACGGCACCGGCAGGTCGGTTCGACAGGCATCATGGAAGGGCTTCCATTCCTGGGCAGACTCGCTGCCGATAGGTGGCAGAAGGTAGGAACGGGAGCGGTTGTCCGCCATAGTTCCGTCCAGACCGCAGAAGACGAAGAACATCTGGTACTCCTTGTGGGTAAAAGCCGCGATCTCTCGCGGCATGAGGGGGTGAATAAGGGTGAGGGTTAGGCGGCTTTAGCCAGGCGCTGCTGGATGACCTTCTCGAGGACGGGCTTGAAGTCGAAGTACCCTTTCGCGATACCGACGCTGACGGCCTCCATCATGCGGTCGACGTCATAGATGGCCCGGTGAGCATCCTCTGCGACGAAGGGCACGCCCAGGGCCCAGCACAGTTCGACCAGTCTCGGAGGCTTGCCCAGGGGAGTAGCGAACCTGCCGGCTTGCATGGTGCAGAACACCTCCATGTCCTGGTTGACCGGCTGGCCAAGACGCAGCAGCTCATACGCCAGGAACGGGGCGTCGAACGCGGCGTTGTGAGCGATCATGATGTCCGTGACCTTGAGGATCTTACCGACCTCTGCGGACACCAAGTCCCAGCCAGGGGCGTCTTTGACCGTTGCCGGCGTGATGTTGGTGAGGAGCTGGACCTCTTCCGGAATGGAGCGCCCCGGGTTGACCAACTTGCTGTAGGTCAGAACCTTGGTGAACTCCAGGGTCTCGGGATTCACCTTGTAGGTGATAGCCCCGACCTCGGTGATACGGTGGCCATCTTCCGGCTTGAACCCCGTGGTCTCGATGTCGAGGCCCGTGACGATGATTGGCTTCATGACTGTCTCCGTCCAATGCGATAGCCCGCTTTCAGAAGCTCGTTGTGTTTGTGGTTGGCCATTCGGAACGCCTCCGACGGGACAGCGAACTCCAGCTCGTAGTCTGAGCCGGACTTCTCGCCGATCTGGGCGAACTTGAGGGTGCAGTTAGAGATAACGAGGCGATGAAGGGTCCCAGCCGGCGAGCGGTAGACCCGGCTAAAGACGCACTGCCAGTCGGGAGTGCCGGCAACGGACACGCTCAGCTCGGTGAGCAGGCTGCCGTAGTCCAACTTGGCGGTGGTGATGCCATTGAAGCCGGTCTGCAGCACGCCCAGCAGCGCGTCAGCCTGCGCCCTGTTCAGACCACCATCAAAGATGATGGCCATCGCAGCCTCCATCGCTTCAAGAGCCTTTCTGTCGATCTCGTCGTGAATGTCGATGTGCATCAGAGACTCACCCCTCTGGGGTCGAGCTCGAACTTGTCGCGAGCCTTGGCCAGGTCATAAGCAACCTGGTTGGAGACCGGCCCGCACTTGGCCAACTCGGCGAGAATCTCCTTGGGAGTGTTCTTGCCGGACAGATCACAGTTCACGATGGCGTGTATCTCACCGCGGAACTCTTGGCCAAGGTCGCAACGGTCCCGCTCTCGGATGTGTTCCTGAATTGCAGCTCCGTGCTCACTGGAAGCCATCAACTCAAAACTGTCGAAGCCGATCGGGAACGGAAGCGCTTCGCGAAGCCGAAGGGTGAGGCAGTAGCGCCCGTCGATATTGTTAGGGAGATATGAGTCGAGCAGCGAGACGCGAACGGTCGTGCTCATCATGAAGTTGCCGTTCTTGGCCATCTCCTCGAGGTCGCTCGGGGAAAACTGGCTGCAATACAGCTCAGATGCGAGCATGTTCCCGAGTACCTGGGAGCGCTCAGAGCGCAACTGACCCATGACTTTCGTGACTTCATCCATGAAGAAGTTTCGGACCGAAGCCCGTGGGTTAGGAAGGGTGCTCATTTCTGGTTCTTGTTGTGGTTGATAGGCATTAGTCATAGCGATCTCCAGTGTTTGCGTTCAGCAATTACATTTTAGAGAAGATTCAGCGGATACGTCAGTAAATACCCGCTGAACGCTTTGGGCCTATTTTTTCGGCTTGAGAGCCTTGAACTGGAACCGGTACTGCAGCATTCCCTCGACCCACTCCCTGCGCATGTCCAGGTCGGTGTACGAGGTGGGCAAGTAGTCGTGCGCTACGCCGCTGTCAGAAAGAGCGCCTCGCATCAACCAGTGAACACCACGGATGTAGCCAGGATCGACAAGCCCCCTCCCCTCTGCCATCTCCAGGGGGATCCCCGGGGAGACGAAGATGACGAAGCTCATGGTCTGCCGAGCAGCCTCAAGACACCGCTCGATGTACTCCGCAACCCACTGGCTCGCACCCTCTTCCCGGTAGTGGTCCTGGTTCAGGTCTGCCAGCAAGTAGCCGATGAAGTCGATCGGTGTCCGGTCGATGACCACGTTCTCCGCGCCGGCCATCAGGTTGAGGTACTTGGCCAGGATCGCATCCTGAACCCTCATCCGGTCGGAGAAGCTTAGCGTGCGGGACGGCTCCAGCCCCAACTCGCGGAAGACAGCAGAGACACCGGCGTCCATCAAGGTCAGCCCAGTGCTCTCAGCCAGAGCCCTCGCGAGAGTCGTTTTACCGGTGCGGTGAGCGCCGCAGATCCCGATCCTCATTACGCAGCCGCCGTCTCGTCAACCTGAGCCGGCTCGAGCAAGGCCTGCTGTTCGGCCTGGGCCTGCTGGGCCGCAGTAACCAGAGCGATCTGATCCAGAACAGAGTTGAATTGCCACAGAGTCTCGCCGCGAGCGCCAATCTGTTCGGCAACCTTGCGCAGACCATCGAACGGGTCAGCCTGACGGCCATTAGGATACACGACGTCTTCCAGAACCGGCTCGAAGAAGCCAGGGCCTTTCAGAGTCTTGCCGGAGTCAGCGTCGAACACGACGAACTTGCCCTCGATGGCAGACTGACGGTACACGGCGTTGATCGGGGAGGTCTTGCCGTGGAAGCCGTTACCCTGACGATACTGCTCAACAGCGAAGATGGCGTCCTGCTCGTTGTCGCACAGCTTGCTCATGTTGGACTGGTGAATGCGCTCCATGATGGCGTCAGCATCCAGACCGCAGTCGTTCGCCGCGCCGTACAGAGTGACCAGGCCGTCGCCGATGGCGTCAGCCACCTGGATCAGGTTGCGGCTGTCGAATGCCTTGGTCAGCTCTACCTGAGCTTCCTCGTTGATCAGCTTGAGGCGCAGGCGGCACTGGTCCAAAGTCGGCATCAGCGGCATGGCGGCGACACCCTGGCCCAGAACAGCGTTGAACTCAGTGGTCAGTTGGAAGTTAGTTGGCTTGGTCATTACTTATCTCCGAATGTACTTGACGATCTTGAATGAATGCTCGTTTTCTTTATTCCTCTCAACCTTGCTTTCAAGGAAGCAAGGAACGAACGAAGAAAAGAAGCTTGATGGGAAGAAGTGAACCTTCCGTTTATCCCTCGAAGTTACACAGGCATCTACGAAGGTGATTACCATTTCATCTACCAGACCACCTTGAAGGTAATGTTGGTAGATTTGTGCGCCACCGATGATGTCGGCGTCGGCCAGCAGCGGCGGAGCCTTGACGAAGGTGAGGTTGTCACCGTTCGCCCTGGGCTTCCGGGTGATGACGATGTTGTGGCGCCCAGGCAGCGGGCCGCCGATGCTGTCAAAGGTCTTGGAGCCCATGACGACGGTTCGCCCCATCGTCAAGGCCTGGAAGTGCTTGAGGTCATCTTTCAGGGACCAAGGCAGGTCGTTTCCGAGGCCGATAATCCCCTCAGAGGACATGGCTGCGATGAGGCGAACGGTCATACTGCGACGGCTCCTTTGATGTGAGCGTGAGCGCGGTAGTCGATGATCTCAACGTCCTCAAACACGTAGTCGTCGATGCTGTCACGGTCGGCAAGAACGAGGCGGGCGGTGTTTTCTTTCGGCTCGCGGGACAACTGCAGGCGCACCTGCTCGATGTGGTTCTCGTAGATGTGAACGTCGCCGCCGATATGGATCAGCTCATGCGCCTTGTGCCCGGTCTGGGCGGCCAGCATGTGGGTCAGCACGCTGTAGAAAAGGAGGTTGAAAGGGAGGCCCAAGAAGTAGTCGACCGAGCGTTGGTAAACCTGCATCGAGAGCAGACGCTCGCCGGTCGCCGGGTCCACATCGGAGAAGCACTGGAACATCATGTGGCATGGAGCCAGGCGCATTTCGTGCAGGCGGCCAACGTTCCAGGCACTCACGATCATCCGGCGGTCGGATGGGTTGGTGCGCAGGGTGCGGATCAGATTGGCGATCTGGTCGATGCTGCGAACGGACAGCCCGACGCCCAGCTCCTCAACCACACGCCAGGCACGCCATTGGGCACCGTACAGAGGGCCAAGGTCGCCTTTCTCGTCAGCCCACTCGTCCCAGATAGTGATGCCGTTCTCGCGCAGATAGCGAACGTTGGTGTCACCGGACAGCATCCAGATCAGCTCATGGATGACGCTCTTCAAGTGCAGCTTCTTGGTCGTAATGATGGCCAGCTTGTTGTCAGACAGATCGAATCGCATCTGACTGCCGAAGATGGCACGAGAGGGCGTATCAGTGCGGTTTTCACGCGGCTGAGCGGACCCAAGAATTTGAGATCCCAGCTCCAGGTATTGCAGCATGTGAGGGCTCCTGTTGGTTGAGTGCTTATAGTAAGTATTTACTGATCATGAGGCAACACTAAAGGAACATAGGGCTCGATGCAGAGGCGAGAATCGAGGCCATGTCCCAAAAGAAAGAGGGGGCCAAGCCCCCCTCAATCTCACCGTCAGACCGGTGCCAGGACGTCCCAGCCCCACTCCCCGCCGAACGCTACCGTGCTGTAGTCGGTCACGCGCTTCTCGAAGAAGTTGGACATCTGGTCGCCCAGTACCTCGGCCACCCAGGGCAGCGGGTTCTCGACGTGCTCCAGCCAGTTCTCCTTGAAGCCGATCCCCAGCAGCCGGCGGTTCGCGATGTAGCGCACGTAGTCCTTGGTCTCCTGAGCAGTCAGCCCAGGGGCGTCGCCTTGAGCGAAGGCCAGGTCGATGAACTTGTCCTCCAGGGAAACAGCGTCACGGAACATCTGGTAGACCTCGAACTTGAACTGGTCATCCAAGATCTCCGGGTTCTCACGGATGTACTCGATGAACAGAGCGCTGATCCCTTCGACGTGCTCGGTCTCGTCCCGGATGGACCACTCGACGACAGTGGTCATGCCCATCATGTAGCCGAACCGGCAGTAGGTCAGCAGCATGATGAAGGCCGAGAACAGCGCCACACCCTCGTTCACGACGGACTTGGCCAGCGCCAGAGCGATGTCGCGAGGGGTGTCGGACTTGTTGTCGGTCATGAAGGTCGACTTCTGCGCCATCTCGTCGTATTCAAGGAACGCGGTGAACTCGGACTCCGGCAGGCCCAGGGTGTCGTTCAGCAGGGCATAGGCACGCTGATGGATACCCTCACGAGCGGCGAAGGCCAGCAACATGCAGCGGATCTCGTTGTTCTTGAAGATCGGGATGAAGTAGTCGCAGTAGTTGCCGGCCACGTTCGCGTCGGTCTGGGTGAACAGACGCAAGATCTGGGTGATGTGATTCTTGTGGTGAGGGGCCAGGGAGCCGTCCTGCCACTGGTTGACGTCGGCCTGCAGGTCGAGCTCGTCCTCATGCCAGTGGATCAGCTCGTGCCGGTTGGCCGCCTGCATTGCCCAGGGGTAGTGGAACGGTTTGTAAGTGCGGCTTGGGGTAGTTACGGACATCTCGGACTCCTTATGCGTGGCAGGCCAGGCATTCTTCTGTGTTCAGCTCAACTCGGGTAATTCGGACGCCAACCTTGTCAGCAGCAGCGGCAGACTTGGTTCGCAGGTAATACAGGCCCTTGAGGCCGTTCTTCCAGGCGCGAAGGTGAACGGAGTTCACGTAGGCACGGTCAGCCTTGGACAGGAAGAACAGGTTCACGCTCTGGCCTTGGCAGATGAAGATCTGACGGTCGGCAGCGTGCTGGACGACCCAGTGCTGATCGATCTCGAAGGCGGTCTTGAAGACATCCCGGGTGTACTCGTCCATGAACTCCAGGTGAGCAACAGAGCCGTTGTGCGCGACGATGCTGTTCCAAACCTCAGTCGTGTTCTGGCCCAGCTTCTCCAGCACCAGCTCCAGGTACGGGTTGCGGATCATGTGAGCGCCGGCACGGGTGCGGTGCATGTAGGCGTTGCTGTTGATCGGCTCGATAGACGGGGTGCAGCCGCAGATGATGGAGCTGTTCGCGTTCGGGGCGATGGCCAGCAGGTGAGCGTTGCGCTCGGCAACCAGGTCAGGAGCCGGGCCACGCTCGACGGCCAGCTTGCGAGTGGCAGCCTTGGCCTGTTCCCAGATATGGGAGAACACGCGGCGGTTCAGGGAGGCAGCCAAGCCGGATTCGAAGGGGATGCCCTTCTGCATCAGCAAGCCGTGGAAGCCCATCGCGCCCAGACCAATGTCACGGCTGCGCTCTGCACTGTAGCGAGCGCGAGACAGCTCATCCGGCGCGTTCTCGATGAACACGTCCAGCACGTTGTCCAGCAGACGAATCAGGTCTTCGATGAACAGAGGGTCATCCTTGAACTCGTCCCACTTCTCCAGGTTCAGAGAAGACAGGCAGCAGACTGCGGTGCGATCCTTGTCGGTCGGGAGGTGGATCTCGTTGCACAGGTTGGAGCCGCGGATCTTGAGGCCCTTGGCGGCAAGCTGTGGGTGCAGGAAACGGTTCGCTGTGTCGATGAAGTTCAGGAACGGCTCACCGGTGCGGCCGCGGATCTCGAGGATGCGCTCCCACAGTTGACGAGCAGGCAGAGTGTCGCGAACTTCCTTCGTCTGCGGGCAAACCAGATCCCAGGGCTGGTCAGCAAACACGGCCTTCATGAAGTCGTCGGTGATGTTCAGGGCGTTGTGAATGTTCAGGAACTTGCGATTGATGTCGCCGCCGGTCGGCACACGCACGTTGATGAACTCAGAAACGTCCGGGTGGGAGATGTCCAGGTACGCCGCATAGGCGCCCTTGCGAGTCTCGCCCTGCTTGTAGGCCAGCATTGCCCGATCGACTACACCGATGAAGGGCAGAGGGCCAGGGGCCTTCTTGGACACCGCACGAACGTCGCTCCAGTGACCACCCACGCCGCCGCCCATCAGAGTCAGCCAGGCAAGCTCGCTCTGGTGTTCGACCAGGCCGGCTCGGGTGTCGGGTACGTAGGATAGGAAGCAACTGATCGGGAGAGAGTCAGCCTTCTGTCCTTCGGGGTAAGCGTTGCTCAGCACAGGGGAGGCGAACATGAACCACTGGCGGCTCACGTAGTCATAGATGCGCTGCGCGAAAGCCTCATCGCCCTTGCTGTAGCACTCTGCCGCCCGGGCGAATGCCTGCTGGGGAGAGGTCTCGCCGTTCCGGACGTAGTATTTGGCCAGCGCAAGCGCCTGATCAGAAAACAGAGCGTCACGCTCCAGGTTAATTTTGACTCCCATGGATCCTCGATTCAGTAAGTATTTACTTATGGAGCGAGAAGGTTAGCCAAAATTCAGTGAAAGCTGAACAGGGGAGAGGGGATTTTGTCTGATTTTTTGCAGCTCGTTTTTAAACGCTCTGTATCGCGTTTTGAGAGCTCGGGGGGAGAAAGACTAGCGCTGATACTCGTGACACTCGGGATGCGATCAGAGAGCGTGGGGCGCAGCATATCGAGCGCTCGCGAATAGCGAGAGATGTTAGCGAGAGCGAGACGGGCAGAGACGCCCGGGAAGTCAGAAAAGCCCCAGCGTGAATTGACCCACCGCACTGGGGCTTCGATTATCGAACCTTGAGGCGAACGAGAAGAGGCAGCCTAAACGGCGGGTGCTTGTCGGTCCCGACAATGTAGACGTGGTGCCCTTTGCCATCCTTCAAAAGCTGGTAGTGAAGAATGACGGCAGACGTCATGCCGCCGAAGCGAGCCTTCTCGTATCTGGGGAAGCCGATGTGGTAGTGATGAAGGTTGTGAGCCTTAGCGTGGTCGAGGTCTTCCTGGGACACATCTGCCCCGCGAGGGACGATCCAGGAAGGCTTGTTTCGGCCCTTGAGATTGTCGAACCCGGTGGTTCGAAGCTCATGGATGAAGTCTGCGACGGCTACAGCGAGGGCTTTTCGGCCCTTTTTCAACTCTTCAGTCAGGTCGGGACCAACGGTGACGTTAGCTATCGGCCCTTTGGGATAGGGGTGTATATGCGTGACGATCTCTCCAAGTGATTGACAATGCAGTTATTGTGCAAGCAACCACTCGAGGATGTCATTAGAAGAATTGAGCTCTTGGGGGACCAGTTTGCCTTCGCGCTTGGTGCGACGCAGGCGAGCGTCCATAGTAGGCCGGTCGTAGTAAAACGGAACCGCTTTACGAGACTCTTGAACCGCTTTGACCTTGAGGCCTGCTTTGGTTCTTTCGGCAACTTGCATATTAACGATTTCCTCAGAGGGATAGGGGTATGGCGCACGCCATATTGGTAAATTATTGCGCAATGCGGCGAAGGGGTCAACGAGTGGTTATTTATAAGGCCCAATGGGAAAAGACAGGGCCCCACTGTAGAGGCCCTGGGTCTGCTTACTCGCAGCGGAGGGTTTTCTTCTCGCAATCGTCGCTGAACGAGGTAGCCGGCCGGACGATCGGCCTGGTCGTAGAGAGCGACTTGTCAGCCTTGCTGGCCTTGCTCGAAGAGGACTTGGCGACCAGTACCGGCTTCGGGGTCGGAGCCGATACAACTGCAGGGCGGGCAGTAACGACAGGCCTGGCCACGACAACAGCACCTTTGGCTTCGACAACAGGGGCAGACAGGAGCAGGGCCAGGATCAGGGGCAGGGCTGCCAGGGCGATCTTCTTCATGCGCGTTCCTCTTGTAGGTGTTCTTCTTTGCAGTAAACGGGGTTGGCGTCCGGCTCGTAGCCGTCAGCATCGACATTGGGGCAGTGAAGGACGACAGAGTAGCCGTCGCCTTCCAGGCGCTCAGAGCAAACAGGACAGATCATCGTCACCTCACGCAGCTACAGAGCGGAGACGGAAGACGGCAGCCAGGCGGGCGAACTCCTCCGTCAGCACGCCGGCATGAACAGCGCCGATGGCGTCAGCCAAGTGCTCGTTCTTGTCAGCCAGGCCGCTCTTGCCTTGATGCCAGGGCAGGTCCGGGTAGAGCTCGCTGGCCCAGGCGATCATCTCCCGCTTCGAGGCGGTCTTATTGCCGACAGCGGACAGCTTCACTTCGGCCGGGGTGACTTCGATGATCGGGATGTCAGAGAGGGATGCGATCAGCCCGATACAGATGCCATAGGACGCCATAGAGCGAGCGCTCTGCGAGCCGACAGGCACCTCGACAAACATGATGGACGCGCCGGCAGCCAGACGGCGTGCGCCCCGGTACAGCGCTCGAGCCCGCTCCAGATCCTCACTGTTACGGCGAACCACCTTGCGAGAGCTCTTGTCCGTCTCGGTCGAGACGAGCTCGATGTGGGTCATGTTGATCGGCAGCGTCTCGTCAGCCAGGTCAATAGTCCCAGTGCCAATGCCGAAGTTGCGCAAGGAAGGGTCAATGGTTACGAATTTCAGAAGTGTGCTCATTTGATCTCCGGTGTCAGTTTGATGTTCAGGCGAATGCTCCCCAGCGGCTGCCGTAGCTGTCAGCAACGCGCTCTTCTTCGATTCGCGCCTCTTCCTGGGCCAGCTCCGCACCGTTCACAGTAAGGAAATCAGCAAGCGGGAGACCAAATGCTGTTTCGAAACTTTCTTCCAAGTTGGCAATCTTGCTTGCTTGTTTCGCAGGTAGTTCGAGGAATTGGAACTCGCTGGTTGGCGTCATCGGCTTCATCACGAAAATGAGGTCGCTCTTGCCGGCGTAAACGCTCATAACTCGGAATCGCTCGCCCCCGATGAAGGCTGTGTTGCGAAACTCTCCGGCCTTGAAGCGCCCCTTGACGACAAACATCCCGCTCGCCGCGATAGCGCACTCCCTGGCCTGCAGCTCCTTGAATGCCTCACTGCTGCTGATGCGCTCAGCGAGGATTTGCAGAACGTCCTGCCCGAGCTTGACTGAACTGGCCGCCGGGGCTGGCTCTGGTGAAGCGGTCTTCTTCTTTGCGCCGCCTCTGGTTGGTTTTGAAGTCATATATGTCTCCATAAAGCCCCCGAAGGGGCTCAGTCTCTTACTCGCCGACCGTGTCTCGTTCAACACAGAGGACGCCTTCCATCTCCGCCAGGCCGTCCTTCTTGCGGACGATGACATGCTGGCGAACCCAATCGCGGATAGGGTTGTGACTGATGATCAGCACGGTCCCTTTCTCCTTCGCCTTCTCCTCGAGGACCGTCATCAGTCGCTCCAGGCCGGCGTCATCCACTGCGTCGTCGATCTCGTCGCCGATCCAGAGACGAATAGGCTTCGCTGCCCGGGAGCTCACCAGATCTTGCAGGGCGAGGGCCGTAGCCAGGCGCACCTTCCGCTTCTCCCCGCCGGACAGAGAGCGGTAGCTGGAGCCGCCGGTCGCGCTCGTCACACCGATCTCGAACTTCTCGCGCAGCTCGCCCTTTGCAGTCGTGCTGATCGTGTTCCAGGCTGCCCGGATGTTGCCGTCGGACAGGATCCCCAGGTAGCGAGAGGTCCGGTCGTTCAAGAACGGGGTAACGGTGTCGAGAATGTGAGCGCGGATACCGGCAGGGCTGAACACGTCGACCACCCTTTCGGCGACCTCCAGTTCCTTGATCGCCTCTCGCAGGTTGGCGGTGAGGACGGCGACAAGCTCCTCCGTGTCTTTGATCTGCGCCTGGGCCTTCTCGATGCTGGATAGATGAGGGTTCGCCTCGCTCTCGATGCTCTCTGCTCTCGCCTTGTGCGACTTCGCGGAGTCGACGAGGGACTGCAGGTTCATCTTGAGGGTGTTTAGACGGGCCTGGCTGGCGTCCAGCTCGCTCAGGCGGGCGGTCTCTGCGGTCAGGTCAGTCATGGACGCCTTGAACTTCTCCAGGGCGTCCTTCGTCGCCGTGAACTCCGCCTCTGCCTCTGCGATCTCAGCAGCGATGCTTTTGGCACTGTGAATGTGGCGAACAGCCATGCCCTTCACGCTCTCGATGCGACCGGCGACGTCCTCGGTCCCCAGGGTGTGGCCACAGCTATCGCACTTCGTCCCGACCTCGGCTTCTGCGTTGGCGATGATCTCTTTGCAGCGAGTAGCGGCCGCCTTCGCTTCGCCCAGACGAGACTGCGCGGTGGTCAGCTTGAGCCGGGCAGCCCCCGATTCAGTGATGAGGCGAGACAGCTCCGTTCGTTCGCCGTCGACAGACGCCAGGCGCTCAGTCACAGCCGCTCGCTCAGCAATCATGCCGGCTTCGTCGAGAGCCGCGATCTCCACCTGGACGGTCTTGGCTTTGGCGACCGCTTCACCCATGGCCGTGCGCTCGGCTGCCGCCTTCGCAAGGCGAGACTCTTCGTAGCGGTCACGCTCTCCAGTCAGATGCGCGACACTGCGGAGGCTCGACTCGATCACCGACTTGTGGGAGGCGATGGTGTTCTCAAGGGTGGTAACAGCCGCCTTCTTCTCGGTCATGCGACCCCGGGCTATCGTGTGAGCCTCCTGCATCTTGTCGATGCCGGCGGCCTCCTCCACGATGGTCTTGAGGCTCTTGTCGGTCAGGCTGGGGAGGTCGATGTGCGCTTCCTGACCGGAGTAGATCGCAGCGCGGAACACTTCGCTGGTGCAGCCCACGAGCTTGATGATGACGTCCTGGGTGGCCTTGTCGGTCCCCTGGGTCATGTCGACCGGGTCTTCCGAGTTGGTCACATCGATCAGCAGCACGCGGTTCTTGTGGACGGGGTGCTTGCGATGGCGAATGACGTTGTAGGTGCGCGGGCCGTCGACCAGCTGCACCATGACGCGAGTCCCCTTCTTGAGCTTGCGGTTGACTATGTCGTCCCCGCCGTCGCCCCTGGCTGTCTCGTTGTAGAGGGCCCAGCAGAGCGCTTCGGCAACCGTCGACTTGCCGGAGCCGTTGCTGTTCTGGGAGGTGTCGTCTTCGTTCTCGCCCTGGATCAGAACAAGGCCTTTGCTGTCCAGGTCGACCGTGATCTGGCCGATGGCCATGAAGGCGTCGATTTCTAAGCGGTTGATCTTCATACGTACAATTCCAGATCAAGTGCGTCCCAAGAAGCTCCATCATCGCTGGTGATTAATTCCGAGAGCTTGGTGTCATTGAAGAGCATGGGGGTCGGCTCCAAAGAAAGGTTTCGCTCGTCATCCACGTAGGCGACAGCGAAAATCTTGCGGTTGTTGCTGTCGTGGATGGAGGTGTCCACCAGATTTTCCAGTTCGTAACAGTCATCGAGATCCATTGATACTTCCCGCATCAACTCCCCGAAAAACCCAAATAAGTCGATACCGATCTTGGCGCAGTTCGCAAAATAAGACCCGAATTGACCAGGCGTCGCACAAAACTCGGACGGGTCGATAGGGATGTAAGGCAGCGGTAGAACCAAGAAGCTGCTGTATTCAATACCATGAATAGGGGGGAGGGCGTCTCTAGGCCACGCAGCCGCCTTAAGGCCCCCGTCGATCTCTGCTGTGGCGATAAGCAAATCTGCCCAACGCTGAACCTCTTGGGGAGAAAGTTTTGCCACGGGCAAGCAGAAAACCTCATTTCTGCAAAACCCATGGACGTAGTGAAGAAATCGCCCGTACTTTTGTTCTTTGCGCTCACGCACAGTCTTTGCCTTACGGGGGTCACCCTTGGTCTGTTTGCGCTTCTTGCTCATACCTTACCTCTCTCAGAAAACCGTACTTCGTGAGCAGTAAAAGCGTGATGCTGCTCAACCAACTCTCTCAGCTCCGGCGTGTCGCCGAGCCCCTGCAGGACGTAATGGTTGGGAACCGTCGCGCTCTTCACGACAGCTCGCACCACGGCCGCGTAATCCTCTCGCTCGTGCAGACGGAACACGGTGCCGATGACGAAGTGAGAACTCCCATTAATCAGCGCCTTGTACTCTCGCCCGAGCTGATAGCAGCACTCGGGCAGGTCGCTCAGCCTCATACCTTCGCCTCCACTTCATCCATGATCTTCTGGGACTCGACACCCACCGCCTCATCGAACCCACGCGCTCGGCACCAGTCGTGCAAGCTGACGCGAATGGAGGCCCCGGCCTCGATGGTGCTGGCCCCCTCACGGGTGACTTCTACCTTCGGTACGTGGATCACCTGGACAGATGCAGCGCCTTGCTCGTTGAGATACTTGCGAACCTCCTCCACCTCTTCATTGGTGGCAGACTCCAGGCGAACACGGACAAAGTGGCCGTTCACCTGCTCCAGGGTCTCCATCTCGTCCCACTCAGGGTCGAAGTCGACAAAGCGAGGGGCGTTGGTGGTGAAGTGAGTCACCTCGTCCTTGTCGCCGTCGTAGAGCAGGAACCCGGCCTTGCTGCCGACGTCGCTAAAGGTCTGGTGCGTCAGTGCGCCGACGGAGACAACCCCGTCGAAGACCTTGTGGTTGTGGTAGTGGCCGCAGAACACACGCTTGAAGCCGTAGGCCTGCAGCTCTTCCGGCGAGAAGCCGTGATCGGGGATCCCCGCCAGCACGCCGTTGAGCGGTACGTGCATGTAGAGGGTCCACTGCGCCACCTCGTCGCTATCCTTGCCACTGACGAAGGCCGCGATGTGCTCACGCACCTTGTCGCACTTGTCGAAGTAGGGGATGAAGAAGCGCTTGTTCTTCTCGTCGGCGAACACGTTCGAGATAACCCACACACCGGCCCCCGCCAGAGCCTCACCAGCGTTCCCCAGCGTCGAAGAGTTGTTACCCTCGAGGTCGTGGTTGCCGGCCAGCAGGTAGATGTTCAGCCCCAGGTCGTTATAGATGCGGCCGTAGAGCTCCACCGTCGGGTTGAGAACGGAGGGGGCGACGCTGCCGCGAACGTGGAAGATGTCGCCGGTGTGGATGATGGTGTCGCCACCGCGCTCCTTGACCGTGACAGCAGCACGCCAGGTTTCATCCAGGATGTGCTGCAGGCGGCTATTGACCCCGCTTGGCAGTGTGTTGGAAAACACCGACCAGTTGTGGTTGTGGGTGTCAGAGATCAGACCTTCGATGCTCATGCTGTCGGCTCCTTGGGGGACACCTTGAAGTGCCTGTTGAAGTCGGACACGCCGCAGGTTTCGTAGTAGTCAGGCCACTCGCCGGAGGGGAACATGCGGTAGTAGGGCTTGCCGTGCTTGTCGTGAGACATGCGCTGGAATTGGTACTTCTCACCCTCGACGTAGCCCTCAAGGCCTGCTGTTCCGGCCGGAGCCAGCGTGCAGAGGCATTCGCCTTGTTCTTCGATGTGATTCTCGGTCGTCATAAATGCTCCATAGTTCAGCTCAATTACAAGCGCATTATAGTAAGCATTTACTGATCAAACGACAATAAGCCCTAAACGACAAGGCTTTTGACAGGCCATTTAGAGGGAGACCCTGTCGAGATCTCGGACGAGGTGGATGCCAATACCTGGAGAGAAGCGTTGATTATGGCCCGGGTGTTCTAACGAAGAGTGGCGACTGAGGAAGGATTCTCGGATAATTTCAAGCCGTGCCTGGAAGCCATTCAGAGGCACGTTGAACATGCCTCGGCGCAAATAGACTTACTGCCTTAGACCTGGAGAACCAACAATGCCAATTCACCATCATCAGTGCCGAAAGTGCTACTGCACCGTTCGAATTGACCTTCATAGCCTCACCAGAGAGGAGGAGAAGGTTTTCGAGCATGGCGGAGAGGTGGAGACGATCTGGCTGGATGAAGAAATCTGTGACATGTGCCAGAGGGAAGAGGAGCGTCAGAGCTGCTGACGCCCGTTTCGACCTATACGGCAGGGCTCAGGTACAGGACGGACAGTCCGAACGACTTGGCATAGAAGCCCTTGCCGTAACAGTTGGCCAGCACGCCGGCAAGATCGTCAGCCGGGTTGTCGAGAGTCATGCCGATATGATTGCGGCCGGCGTGCGCGGCCAGCACCAACTGCTTGTCCTGCCCCCAGTAGTTCTCCCTCACGACCGAGAAGGAGAGTTCTCGCTTCACATCGTCCCAGACGCCAACCCGGGTGCCGATCGGCAGACGATCGCTCCAGGCCTTGCCGATCCGGATGGTGTTGTAGAGGGGGAGATCGAGGTTTGCATTCACAGCGAACCGGAGAACCGGCACGAACTGAGCACAACGCTTGCGTTCGTTGCGCATGGGGCACTCGCTAGACGCAGCACAAGCGTCACAGAGCGCGTTCCCGTTGCTCGCGCTTGTCAGCGTATAGTGATTGTCGGGATAGCGTCTGAGCGCGTTTGTCTTGACGGTGAGGAAGGTGTGCATTGAAGTCTCCTGTTCTGTTTGAGACAGATTACAGGAGACTTTTCAGTGGGGTCAGCCCGCGAGTGAGGCAGTTGGTCGGCAGTGTCAGACCTTGGGTTCTTCGTAGCGGAGAATAGGACGCTCCGTCATGCCGAACCATGTCACTTCGTCATCGGCTCCGTAGCGGCGCATGTGGGCGACGATCGCCTCGTTCAGCTCCTCCATGAAGCGCTCTCTGGCTCTGTCTCGCATCTGGGCTGCTGCGCGGTTGATGCCGGCCTGCGCCATCGGGTCAAAGACTATGGCCATCAGCCCACCAAGCCTTTCATGTGAAGTTGCCCCAGCATCGCGACAGCCTGGCTTTCTTCCACAATAACTTCTTCATCCTCGCCGTTCGGCGACTCGGCGATCTTCTCGTCCAGGAACTGGACCGCCTTAGAATCCTCTCCGAACACAGCGACGGCCATCTTCCGGTAGCTGCCAAGAGTCGAGTCCTGGCCGGTGCTTAGTTTGCGCATTTTGCCTCCATTGGCTGGTGTCTTTTCGATTTCATAGAGCTCCCTACGCTTCTTCTGAGGTGGGAGGTGAGTTGCTTGGCCACGTCCATGACGATCAGATTCTCCGGGATCCGGAGCAGAGCTTCGGGCGACATGGCCAAGGATGAGCAGTGGTCTGAGAAATGTACTTTCCAGACATGCTGGTGTGGGTATTTCGCATAGGTCACAACCAGCGGCTCGAGAAGAGTGGTCATCATCAAATCGGATGTGCAGCCAGCCAAAACGGACGGCCCCAGCTCGGCAAGAGCTCGACGAGGTTCACGGCGCTCGAATTGAGCCCGAACCACAGGGCGCGGCATGAAGCTGAAAGCCACTGACTTGATGTGATCCAGAGAGCGGATCAGGTCGTCATCGTCGAAGGTATTGGCCAGCAACTCGAACAGTTTCGGGGCGTAGCTCCTGATGCCAGAGATCTCGCGCCGAAGGCTTTCTACCTGAGCTCGCAACTCTTCGACCTGCCCTGTCAACAGAGCCTCCCGCCTGCGGGCCCGGGTGAGTTTCCTGGTCTTACTCATCGCCGTCACTCATAGGGTCAGTGGTCTCGCAGATGTAGATGTCAGCCTGACTCAGCTCGTCGCAAATGAGGTCGTACATCGAGGCGACGAGGGAGTTCTCCTCCCAGCGCTTGTTCAGCATCTCCATGGCCTCTGCCTGGGGCACCGCCTTAACCAGAACGGTTGTGCAGTCCTTGCCGTTCGCGTCGGTGAAGTCGATCCGGATGTCGTGTGTGCTCATGCTGCCTCCTGGTTCACAATGCCGGCGGCGAGACGGCAGCCTTCGGCCATATCAGAAGCTCTGGTTCCGATCCCCGCTGCAACCTTGCCCTCTGCATACGGATCACTGCCTGCGCGAGTCCAGATGCCGTTAACGAACTCATGATCCTCTCTGAGCAGCAGCGCCCTGCGAGAGGCATCAGCGTTCGGCAGAGCAACCGCGGCGAACTTGACGGGGCTGAATTTCAGCCCGGACTGAGCGGCAGTCAGCCTGAACGAATCGACCTGTTCAATCACCAGATATTCGCGAGCCGTCACGTTGGCAGATCCCCACCACGGTTCGTCGAATGCAGGGGGCAGCTCATTGATAAGCATCGCGGATTGTTCGAATATCACGTTCAGTTCAGCCTGTTTCATATCTTCCTCTCGGGATCTTTCAGTAAGTATTTACGTTAAACTGGAGTCAAAAAAATTAGCTGTCGCTCGGCTCTACGTTCAGGTTGGGCATAACGGTGTGGTGCTCCACGCACGATTTCTTGCTGTCGAACACAAGCTCGCGGCCAGACAAATCAAGCTCCATGCCGAGCCGACCCGCCAACTGCACAAAAGTGTTCTCTTCTCCTTTAAGCAGCATGTGGCCGGCGCATTGGAGATGCCGCTTCTTGTGGCAAGTGAACGAGTCAGACGCCAAGATCTGCTCCATTCGCTCCTTGCCCAGCCACCCCTTCATTGAGTCCTTACGGAATGGACAGTCGCGACAAGGGCGAGTAACATTCGGCAGCTTTGACATACAACCTCCCAGCTCACAGAGCGCCTATCGACGCTTCTGATCCATGACAGCCTTAACCTCGACCCCGTCGAAGAACATCACGCGGCTACCGGTGACTGCGCTTACCCTCGGACAGGTTCGGCCGTCAGGCAGAGTGCCGGTCGCTATGCCTACCTTGAGGGCGCTCATAGTGACATTCAGAAGGACGCTCACCTCTTTCAAACTGAGCTTGCGATCCCAGTAGTCCTTGGCCATGCGATTGGTGGCACCAACAGCGCCGATACCCTGGTTCTGCTTTCCGTCTGTGGCTGCCTGGGCGCGGGCCTTGGCAATAACTTCGTCATGTTTCATGGTCAGCTCTCTTCGTTCAGCGATGACTGATTTTTTCAGATTGTCAGCGGCAGTTGAACAGCAAATCCGTAAAAACGTTGATTTCGTGCGGTTTTGAGATCGGCGTCCGGTCTGGAGGCCGATCTTTTCACCCGTCAGCGCTCGAAGTGAGAGGTGGTTTCGTAGAGGGCAAGCAGTCTCGCCATCTCCTGAGCTGCTTCCTCCTGGGTATCGTGGTCAGAGACCCACAGCAGACGGCCGTCCTTCTGGCCAGCGTAGACACCCCAGTACGCGGCAGACTCAGGCGTCGTCTCGCTCACATGAACCTTGCCATCGACCAGACGCTCTTCACACGGGCGAATCACGAACTCGCCGGATAGGCTCTCAGAATTGGCGAAGAACTCCGCCTCTTCTGCCAGAGCCACCGGATCCAGTTCGTGAGGGTCTGTCATGTAGCCGGCGAGGTAGCGATGCTTCAAGCCCTCGTGAGCGCGGCCGGCAAGAAGCGTCAGCGAGTCGCGGAACTGATCCGACAGCGACTCGATGGATTGAACGAGCTGCTCGGCATCGAGGCCATCAAACGGAGCCCAGGCGGTGACCTCGGAGAGATCCAGATTGCGGGCGAGCGTCTGGTATCGCTCGAACCCATCCATGACGCTGTTCAGGTCGCAGAGGTGGTGCATCGCGGCGGACCCCAGAGCCAGTTTGTCGATAAAAGTGTGTGCCATGATGTTCTCTCTTCGTTGTTGATGCTTAATTCTCTCGCGATGAAGTAGGGGGCTGAACAAAGCCCCCTACGCCCCATCCACTTACCCAGCCAACCGCTCTTCCAGCAGCATGACGGGCTCGAACTCCCGGGCCTCCAGGGCGTCGGGGAAGAACTCGATACCGCAGCCGGCTTGAGCCTTCGTTATCGCGGCGTCGATCTTCTCGCGAACCTGGTCGGTGTCCTCCCGAAGGATGTCCCACTCTCGCAATCCCTCGAACTTGAGAGTCTTCCCGACCTTCTCGGCCGCCTCGAACTGTTCCCAGAACCCGGCTGGTGCTGCGCTGTCGTCATGCGGCAGCCAGTTGCGGTGGCGACCGACGAAGCGGTTCAGCTTGTCGACCAGGTCGCTGCGGCGGGGGAATAGGTGGTAAGTACCGGCGTCGTAGAACACCCTCACATCGAAGTAGTCGGTCTGGAAGCGCTCGCCGGCCGGCAGCTTTGCCGCGCCGGAGAAGAGAGCTGCCAGCCCTTTGACGTCCTCGAACCGCTTCATATCCATCATGGCGAACGCCTTGTCGATGTCAGCGAAGCGACCCTGGTCCGAATAGCTGGCCCTTCGCCAGTCCTTCATCTCCCGGGCGCTGCAGCCGGGCAGGACAATCCTGGTCATCTTCAACCTGAATGCGTTCTGTCTGTGCTTGGCGTTACTCTTCCAGCCTTTGAAGTAGCAGCGGTTCCCAAGGTAGTACCGGCTGAACAGGTCGAAGACCTCCAGCATCATCTCCGTCTGGATGGAGCCCTGCTGCTGGACCAGCCCGAGCACGAAGTCCTCGAGGTTCTGGCGCGTGAAGTCCATCTTCCGGATCTCCTCGAACTGACTCTCAAGGATCTTCTGAGCCTGGCTGGACAACCGGGAGCGAACGTCCACGCTGCGAATCACGGAGGACCAGGCGGCGTCCTTGATAAGCTGATAGTCGCGGTGCATGTTTTCGATCAGGGTGTTCTCCAGGCCCGCCGTGCATTCGTCAGTCGGGGTAGGGGCGTTGAGAGCGACACCAAGCCGGCTGCGGAAGTAGGCAGCTCGAAGCGCAGCGTGACGGTGAATCTTCATGGTCTTGACCGCGCACTGGTAGTCGATCAGACGGTTTTCGATCTCGGACTCCGGCAGCATCACCTCCAGGGGGCGGGAGAACCGCTCCTCACCCAGCGTCTTGTCGAGCTCTTCCTTGCGGAGACGACCCACGAAGTCGAAATTCACCTGGCTGGGCTTGAGAAGGTGGATGAGAGCCACTTCAACATTGGTCTTGCGCTTGGTGTCAGGGTTGGTGAAGGCTCCCTGGATGAACTCGACCGGGGTCGCGGAGTAGTCCTGAATCAGCCTCAACAACTGCTCTCGCGCCGCGGTGCAGGGGTTCCTGACGGTCTCGGCGTTGAGGATGGCCACGAGCTCGCCGGAGAAGAGCAGACTCCATGCGTGAAGGGTGTGCTCAGCGCCGACCTTGAACGGGGGATTCATCAGCACATGACTGTAGATAGCGCCCGGGTCGAAGGCCAGGAAGTCGGTGCCCACGACGTTGTAGCCCTTCTCCTTCAAGATGGCGCGGTTGTCGGGGTCGAGCTCCACGCAGTCGACGGTGTCGCGTCTGTAACGCCAGGAAGAGGTGGGTTCCAGAAGGTCTGCCCGACCGGCTGACGGCTCCAGCAGTCGAACGACTTTGGTTTTGAAGAGGCTGGCGGCCTTATCCGCCAGAGCCTTGTCAGTTGGGAAGAATTGCAGATCTGCCATGCTCACCTCACGCCGAGAAGTATCGCTGGCCGAACTTGCGACGCAGCATGGAGGGGATGACTTCGAGCCCACACTTGGCAGCAACGCTGTCGGGGCTGATCTGATCGAACTGCCCATCACGGTAGATGGCGTTCAGCTCGTGCAGTACCGGCTGGTCGGGGCCGATGATTTCCTCCACCCCGGGCGGGACGATGAAGAGGTTCAGACCGTCGGTGAACCAGTGGCCGTTATCCAGGATCGGGTCGCCCATATCAGATGCCCTCCAAGATGGTGCGCACGTCTACAGCGCACTCGCCAGGGAAGGTGAGAGTGTCACCATCGAAGTGCTCGCCCTCAATGGCGACGATAATCTCGGCGTCAGCGCCGGTCTCAGCAACGGCAGCGGCGGAAGCCTGAATGGCCTGCTCGCCGTTCTCGGCTTCTTCGGTGTTGGCGAACACCTGGCCGTTGTCCGTATACACCCCAATAACAGTGAATTTCTTCATATCAGCTCCAGTTCAGTCAGTATTTACTTAACACCAATGGCAAAAAAAGGGGGGCCTCAGCCCCAGTTTTTACAGACGATTCGTTAGAGCCTCTTCAACCGCTTGATGTCGCTCCAGAAGGTCGATGCTGCAAGAGCGGGAGAGCTCGATGGCTTGCTCCAGACGGTCTTTCAGCTTCAACAGGTTGTCGGTGGTCATCGTTTCAAAGAGGTTGCTCATGTCCACTCCTTCGTCGTTTATCTCAGTTTCATTCTAGTAATCATTTACTGAATTATGAATTTAACAGCCTTCACTGCCGAAAGGAATCGCGACGGTCAGTGTGTTCTTGACGGTGTCGACCTGGAACCAGCACTTCACGCGCCGGAATCGAGGCATGTCGAATCGCAGCGCCGACCCCGGGATCCGCACCTCGCGCTTACCGGACCTCAATATCGGAGATAACGACAGGCCCGATGACCCGATGCAGAACCGGAGGGCAGCGAACTTCTCGTTCCTGACGGCGCTGTAGAGTGACAGTTTGGCGTCTTGTTCGTAGCCGGCAGCCTGCAGAAGGAAGGCGTCCAGGTACAAGCGAAGGCGCGGGCCGTTCTTCTGAAAAATGCTGCCGTCCTCTTTCGTCTTGAGGTTCGCAGGGGAGAGGGTGGCCAGAATCCTCTCGTCGGTGAAGTTGAGATCGATCACGGCTGCCCCCTCATCTTGAGAGGCTGGAAGGCCAGCTCAAGGATCTCCTGTTCACTCATGGCCGACCTCCTTCTTGAGGCTGCTGAACGGCCAGATGCCGCCCTTCTCGTCAACGAACAGCCGGCCACCGGATACATCGGTGTCGGAACGCTGGTTGTCCCACTCTACTTCGGTGGTCCCCTCGTACTCCGGCTCTCCGTCGTCGCTGATGCCGTTGATGATGGCTACGCCGGTCAGGATCTCTCTGGTCCCGATAATCAGTACGCCCGTTGGGCTGTAATAGTTCGACATGGTGTTCTCCTTTCGTGTGTCAGTAGATGCAGCGAGAGATCTTCCAGTTCGCTACCATCTCCATAACTCCACCCCCGTGTAGGGGCACTGGCTTCTGATGACGACCGAGGTTCGCTCCTTCTCGATGGACGGCGCTCGGGTGAGAGACCTGGGCTTCGCCTCGTTGGCCGAAATAAGAGCCAACTGCTCCGGCGTTCGCTCGCTCAACCACTTCCGGCGCAACTCCTGGTACTGAGCCTCTGCCTGCTGGATGGCGAGCGCCTTTCGATCTTCCATCGTGAGAGTGAGTGCGGCTGTCATACGTCCCCCATCAAAAGCCAGAATTGAAGAAGGCCGGGGTTGCCGGCCTTCTGGTTAATCGCTGCTGCAAGAGCCGCCAGAGTCGCTGCTGCTGCTGCTGTAATCGCTGTCGCTGCTGCTGTGTCTGCTGCTGCTGTGATAGCTGCTGTCGCTGTCGCTGTCGCTGCTGC